AAAGCTCCTGATGAGCAAAGCGTGCAGTTAGCACTTAGATACTTAGATAAACCTTTTTTCCAAGATCTTTATGATAAATCTATACTCGAAGCTGCCAATACAATGTCTGGTAAAGGGAAAAACAATACTTGGACCAGCTATATAAAAAATATATCTATGCCGCAATACAATACATTAACTTGGAAAGATGGTGATTGTGGTAATAGCTCTGCTCTTCTACCTGCTATTGGTACAGTAGACAATTCTGATGAAGTCAAAAAGATGTACAAAACTAATAAGAGAACTGTTATTTCAGCTCTAGGATATGATCCATTTGAATCTGCAGCTGATATAGACAAACCACTAATGTATGGAAAATTAGTTGGTTTCCTCGATGAGAGCACACAAGATGATGAGTTGAAACTTGGTGCTTGTGTAGAAATTGTACATAGTCTTAATCAATCTGAAAAAATCAATACTGTAATTAACGCTCTACAGAAAACTCCTGAATCTATTATTAAAAATTCTGCTACTATTAAAGCTCTTGAGGCCACTAAGAAAGATATTATGAAAACTACACTTGATCTGGCCCGTGATAACGGAATCAGTATCAAACATAGTAATCATAATACTAAAGGTGCTAATACTTGGACCGGAAAAGTAAAAGAGCTAAAAGAAATGAAGCTACGTGAACAGGAAGTAAATGCTTTTGATATAGGAACTTCTCAAGGTATGCTGCAAGTTGCAGAAGCCAGTACTGCTGCCATCATGAAACAGTTGGCATTAGATGAGAATGACTATACTGAAATGATAGCTACTCAGCGTCAGAGACTGGTGGAATTAGAGAATAAATGTGATGCTGCTGTTGAAGAAGCTCGTATTCTTCGCAGAGAAAATGATGATCTAAAAGATTTTCTCAGGAAGAAAAAACTGATTGATCAAAATGATGAGGTGATTTTGGAATGAAACAGACAGAATCTGGTATCTGGGTTCCTGATACACCTACTATTTTCGTTAAACCTACAGAAGAAATCATTTCTCAGCGTAAATTGGAAGGAATGCAAAAGCTTGCCGAGATTAGACAATGGGGACTCCGGAACCCAACTAAATTTATGGAGCGCTTCATTGGTGTTGATCTTTTAGATGTTCAGAATTATACATTTATGAATTCTTGGGACAAAATGTATGCTTTATGGCTATGCACGAGAAATTACGGCAAGTCCACCATCTTGGCTTTGTATTATATGACAAGAGGAATGCTACTTAATAACTGTAGATGCTACATATGTGCCGGTACCAGTGATCAGTCTATAGAAACATTTGAAAAGATTGTATCTATAGCTAAAAATGAAATTGAGTCATTCACTGGTTTGACAGATGTATTTAGAAATGAAGTTGTTATTAATATGACCAATAATGATGGTTTTATAAGAAATCCTGCAGGTTTCACTTATAGATTATATAATGGTAGCTTCGTTAAAACACTTAACAGTAACGTCAACGCAAAAAGAGGTAAAAAATACAATACGGTTTTATATAAATAAATCTTAGGAGGAACGTATAATGCCAAACAAAAACTGGGACACTGCTGAAGTGTCTTTTTTAATTGCAAATTATAATACACTTTCAAATGAAGAAATAGGTATTTACTTAAACAGAAGTACAGGTGCCATAACAGCTAAATGCTGCCAACTTGGATTAAAAAAGAAACAGACCTGGTCAGACAGCGAAATTTCTTATTTAAAAAGTAATTATAATTTTCTTACGCAAGAACAAATAGCTAATTACTTAGGACGCACTAAAAGTGCTGTAAATATAAAGGCTAGTAAATTAGGATTAAAAAAAAGATATGAATATAACCATGATTATTTTGAATGTATAGATTCTGAAGATAAAGCTTATTGGTTAGGTTTTATTTGGGCTGATGGGGCTTTATTTAAAAATGAAAAAGCTAACTCAGGAGAACTGTCTATTGAATTGCAATTACAAGATAAAGAACATTTAAAAAAATTCAATAAAAGTATAGACGGAAATTTACAAGTAAAAGAGAGAACACGATCAAATTGTTTCAGTGGGAAATACAAAGATAATGTATATACTACTTGTTTTATTCGTGTACATAGCATCAAGATCGTCAATGACTTAATTAAATTAGGATGTACTCCAAATAAATCAGCAACTATTGGATTACCAGATTTGCCTGAAAATTTAATGTGGCATTTCATTAGAGGCTACTTCGATGGTGACGGCTGTGTAGTTTATCAAGATCACAAAACCAATGTAAGATGTGACTTCACTTCTATCTCTTCTTCTTTAGTCAACCAACTCAGAACATGGTTATACCAACATGGAATCAATTCATATATTACACATGATAAAAATAAATTAAGATTGTGCATCGCTGGCAGAGACTATAATCTTCTATTCTTATCTAAAATCTATGACAATTCTACAATCTATTTATCTAGGAAATATCAAAAACAACTTCAAATCAGAAATCATATCACTCAACAAAAATCAGCTTAATTGCCTCGTTTATTGGTAACAATAAATTACGAAAGTCAAATGGGAAAGAAAACTGGAAGTGCTGAAATGCGAACCAGACTGGAAGGCTGTATTTAAAAGTACAGTCACAGGCAGAGCATAGAGAATGAACCTGTGAAAACAGAATATAATTTCTCCAAGAGTCCCCATCTCCTTACTAAGGATGAAAAGGTATGCCGAACTTATAAGAAATACAATTATAAGAATTAGAAGATAAAAAGCTTCTAAGATAACATATGAAAAGAGCTGAAGCAGTTTGTTTTGATGAATCTGGTTTCCTGGATGAAGAAGTATTTCAGGTTATTGAACCATATACAGCTCAGGATAAGAACTTTAAAATGGGTGGAAATATAAATGTTACTACTCTGCCTAAAGAATTACCTAATCAATTACTCTATACATCAAGTGCCAGCACTACTGATTCATATTTTTATAAAAAGTACAAAGAATACAGTAAAGCTATGATTTGGGGCTCTAAAGATCATTTTGTAGCAGATATAAATTGTGAAGTTATGTTTAATGCTACATATAGAGGTAAAATTTATCCAGCCTCATTGTTGACTAAAGAAAAAGTTGACAATGCGATGCGTGAGAATAAAGAAAAAGCTCTCCGTGAGTATTACAATATATTCACATCTGATGGTGGCGCTGACGCTATCTTCAAACGTTCTATGATTGTTAAAAACTCTTCTATTCGTCCCCCAATTATGTTTAATGATACAAAAGATAGATTATTTGCTCTGGCTTATGACCCTGCCAGATCAATGGATAACTCTTTTGTTTTAGTTGGTGAATACTACAAAGATTCTTCAGACAACTGGCGAATGCGTATAGCAAATGGTATCAACTTTATGGACCTTAGTAAAAAAGATAAGACTCCTATGCGTACACCAGAACAGGTCAAAAAATTGAAACAACTGATTCTTGACTATAACGGTGATGGAGTTGATGACTATACAAACATAAGTAATATCTTTATAGATGCTGGTTCTGGTGGTGCTGGTGTTAATATTGCAGATTATCTTATGGAAGATTGGTACGAAGATGGTCATGAAGGAGATCCTAAATATTTACATAGAGGGCTTATAGATAGAGAACAGTCTGCAGATTATGTAAAGAAGTTTCCTAATGCCGTAGATAAAATCAGACTACTACCCCCTGCCATGTATAAGTCTATTATCTATGAAGCAGCAATTGAAATGATGCGATTAGATTTAATAGATTTTACTGCTGAATATGACAATAAGGGGTATCTGACTATGATTGACATAGATGAAAAAGAAATGGAAAAAGCAAAGAAGGAACTACTTTCTCAGTATAAAGATAAATCTATGTCTAAGGCAGAATTGGAACGTTTAGTTGAAGAAGAGCTTCAGGAAAGGAATCTTGCTTCAACTAAAATTTATAAATTATCTCCTGATGAGGAACTCGGTCTTGTGCAGATAGATAGTTTAAAAGAGGAACTTGTGAATATGGTTAGAAAGAAAAGAGAGTCTGGAAAAGATGGCTTTGAGCTGTCTACAGAAAAAGCCAATAAATTACATGATGATAGAGCCTACTGCTTCGCTCTATTAGCATTCGGCCTCTCAGAACTTCGTAGAGAACATATCAAAAATAAAAAACGACCTAAAAAAGAAAATATAGCTGCTGCTATGCCAATCCGTAAAGGTATAGTAAGAAAAATGTTTAGTTAGGAGGTGGGACATTGGCTATTAAAGAGGGAAAAACAACTCAAGAGATAAAAAATTATGCTCTTAAGCAACAGGCATTACAAGAAAAATTTGCTCAAGTGAAACAGGCTGTGCAGCTTATTGACTTAACAAAAACAGAAACAAGAACATTTACTGTATTTAGTAAAGATAAACTGCGTCAGTATATGCAGAACCCTAAGACCAATGAATCTAACCTTCGTAATTTGAGTAGATTCTTATATAGGGTTTCTCATAACTATAGAAGGCTTATCTCCTATCAGGCAGAAATGGTAGATTTAACAGCTCTCAATGTTATTCCTCAGATTGATTTTACTGAGGATACACATGATGATGAAAAAATAAAGACAAGCTATTTCAATACTTTAGTACAGCTTGATAAGATGAACATGCAGTCAGAAATTCTAAAGTGTCTATTGATTGCATGGCGTGAAGATACATTTTATGGTTATACATATGAAGATGACTCTGGTTTCTTCATTTATCCTCTTGACGGAGATTACTGTAAAGTATCTTCTGTCAACTATGATGGCACTCTTAATTGTGCTTTTGATTTTAGTTATTTCAGAAGTCATACTGCCGACTTAGAATACTGGGACTCTGAATTCAATTCTAAATATAATTCTTTCCAAAATGATAACACTCTTCGTTGGCAAGAGCTGGATCCAGAAAGAACTTTTGTAATAAAAGTTAATATTGATGATCCAACACTTAACATGCCACCTCTTTCTGGTTTGTTCGAACCACTTATAGATCTTATTGATCTCCAAAGTATTCAGTCGGTAAAAGATGACCTATCAATCTATAAACTTCTGGTTGCAAGATTGGAAACACTTACTAATTCTGATGAGCCAGATGATTTCTCAGTAGATATTGATACAGCTATTGAATATTACAATAGACTGGTCGAATCTCTCCCAGACTGCGTATCTGCAGCTATTTCTCCTCTTAAAATTGAGCCTATAGAGTTCCAAGGTGATCAAACTCAGGATGTTAACAGAATTGCTACCGCCACTTCGAATCTATTTAAAAATTCTGGTGGTGCACAGATTCTTGATAACGATAAAATCTCAGGTACAACTGCTTTTACTGCTGCTATCCTTTGCGACACAATGATGGCTATTAAAACTGTTCTTCCACAAATAGAAGAACGAGTTAACAGATATCTTACTTTTGCTATTGGAGATGACCATGCCAAAGTAAAATATTTTGAAGTATCACCTTATACAAAGGCTTCTAAAAAGGAAGAACTTATGAAATCTGGAGATCGAGGGGTGCCAGTAAAATTAGCAGTTGCTGCTCTTGATGGTATCTCACCTCTTGATGCTCTTTCTATGGATTATTTGGAAAATACTATTCTAAGACTTCATGAAACTTGGATCCCTTTCAGTACTTCTTATACTCAAAGTGGTTCTGCTTCACAGCAAGTAATTGATGGTGAAACAGATGCCACAAAAGGCGGAAGGCCCCAATCTGATAACCTTACGGATGAAGGTGAAAAAAGTAGAGAATCAGAGAAATCCAGTGAACAGGAGGGATGATAGGTGAATAAACACTTTATACGAACTGCCGACCTGGAAACTGCAGATATTTTAAAGTCTATCGGATTTCCTCAGGTTGGATATAACAAAGGTATCTATACATTTGCAAATTGTCCATTTCTTTCTTTTGCAAATGTAAACATAGATATAAACAAGCTAACTTATACCGATATTTATTGCGCAAGTTAGTACTCCTCTTCTATGAGGATGAAAATACATAATAGAAAGGAGGCTAGCATGAAAAAGAAAGTACTTACATTAGATGATCTTTATTCTTTTTTTGAACAAAGGAATCAGACAACTGTATTCAGTGCTAAAGAATCTGGGTATAATATTGCAGTTCAGGTTCCGGCAAAATTTGAATTAGAAGATTCTGATGAAGATGATGGTTTTTTACGAACTAAATTCAAAGTAAATCATTTGTATGAGAATAGAAATAAATCTTACATATCTGAAGAAGCTCAGTTAGAAGCTTTACCGTCTTTGCATTATAGGCCAGTTCTAGCCGCAATTACCACTTTATCCGATGGAACTACTGATTTTACTTCCCATGCTATGGAATTTGACGATGAAGGAAACATTACATACATTGAGCAACCTATTGGTGTTTTTGTCAATCCTGAAGGATATCATCTTGAGTATGATAAAGATCATGATAAAACATATGTTATTGCCGATGCGGTAATTTATAACGATTATTGTGCTCCAGCATGTGAAATTATTCAGCGTAAACAAGGAAGTAAAGTAAGTTGTGAATTAAGTATTTCAGAACTCTCTTTTGACACTAAGGATAAAGTGCTTCACTTAGATAAATTCAGATATAATGGTGTAACTTGTTTAGGCACTGATCCTATCACCGAGAAACCCGTTGAAGAAGGTATGGAGGGTGCCAGATTAGATATTGCTGATTTCAGTGAAGAGAATAATAGTCTTTTTACTAATACAGAAGAAAAATTACTAAAGGTTATTCAGTCTTTGCAGGAGACTCTTGCTAAGTTTGAAATTGAAGAACCAACGAAAGGAGGAAACCAAACGTTGAAACTCAATGAATTATTAGAGAAATACTCTAAAACTGTTGAAGACCTTGACTTTGATTATGAGTCTATGTCCGATGAAGAGTTAGAGGCTAAGTTTGCTGAATTATTCGAAGAAACTGAGGATTCAGAAGAACCTACAGAAGATCCAGCTGCCGATCCTGAACCGGAAGCTGACCCAGAACCAGAAGATAATTCAGAATTTAGTAATAAAAAGAAATACACCAAGAAAGAGAATGGTAATACTGAAGTTACTTTTGAAATTAGTCATGAAGATGTAAGAAGTGCATTATATACTCTTCTGTCTACTTTGGAAGAAAATGATGACGAATGGTATTTTATTAATGCAACATATGATGATTATTTTGTATACAGCAACTGGGATGAAAGTAAAATCTTCCGTCAGGGCTATACAAAAGATGGTGATGCAGTATCTCTCTCAGATGAAAGAACAGAATTATTTAAAGAGTATCTTACACTTTCAGAAAAAAGTGAAATAGAAGAACTCAGAAGTAACTATGCTGCTCTTCAGAATAGAGTTAATGAGTACGAATCAAAAGATAAAGAAGCTGTTCTTGGTGCTGAAATTTACACTGAATTAAAAGATAGAGAAGATTTTAAAGATCTGATTAAAAATCAGGCTATCTACAGTGTTGACGAGGTACAGACAAAAGCTGATGCTATTTTAGGTAAATATGTTAAAGAAAAAGGCACTTTCAACTATCAGCAGAAACCGAGTGCTATTGGTTTTACTGAACCTAAGAGAGCAAAGAAACCATATGGAAGTTTATTCAAAGATTGAGCTATCAAATAGCTCTTTTTTATTGCCTAAAAATATTTAAAGGAGGAAATAAAAATGGCATCAAATTTTCAGAAATTTATGAGTTCTGCTGCAAAACATGCTGTTGCTGGTAGCTCTAAGCTGAAAGCCACTACTGCAGGACATATTTATAACATTCAGATTGAAGAAGACCTGGACAATGGATCAATTGTTGCAAAAGGTGCGTATGTAAAACCGGAAACATATAAAGCTAAAGAGTCTACTGGTTTTAAGGGTAAAGTGCTTGATAAAGCTGCTAATGGCAACTGGTACGTAGAGGTTGAGGAACCAGGAGATGCTCTGTTAGTACTTCAGGTACCAATGTTATATGAAGAGTACACTACTGCTCTTAAACATGAAAGTAATTTCTATAACGCAAGCGGTGACATCGTTCGTGCATATGAACTGTACGTAGGTGATGTATTTGAAGTATCAGCTGAGGGCATTTCAGGTGTTATTGCTAAAGATGCAACTGTAACTGTAACAAGCAAAAAGCTGACTATCGGTTAATGAAAGGAGGAATACATAATGAAACTTAATTTTTCTAGTAATGAAGTAAGAAATATTTTTGCTGAAAATGATTATGCAGAGTACTCCCAGCTTATGTTTGATACAGCTATGGGAGAAGAAAAAGTATCTACAAAAGATGCTAATGAAAAAATCCGAGAGATTATGTTCTCTGTACTGGGCGTAGATGAAAACTGCTCAAGAAAAGAACTTAGAAAAGCTATTCGTAGACATAAAATTGATGTATTTGAAGTTATTGAGGAAACAGTAGAGAATCTGCTTGTTTCTGGTTGGGGAGAAAACCCGTTCTTCAATGAATTTGTAGAAATTAAATCTATGGCTGACGGTGATACTAATGAGTTCTATGTACCAGATGAAGTCATTCTGACAGTGTCTGAGCTTTCCGGTAACCATCATGATATTATTAGGCAGCGTCTGGCAGAAGGACAGACATTCTCTGTTAGAACATCATGGTATGGGATTAACTTTTAGTCCCCAAGTACTGTAAAGTGCTTTGCACAAACTAACGCATTGAATTGCTGGAATTTCTTAAAGCTAATTACACTACAACGTAAGTATGAAATAAAACTAAGCGTGAATGTTATGAAAATAGAAAGAAGTAATTAGATGATACAAGGTTAAATCCTAAATATCAAGAGCACTCAACACCTATAACAGGTGTTTTTATTATGCTTAAAATAGAGAATCAGCAGCCAAGTCCCGAATAGGGAAAGGTTCAACGACTATCTGGAAACAGAGTAGAACTACAAGCGATTGGTAGTTCGAAGTGGTGCGCACCCTCAATTAGGGTGAAGATATAGTCTAATCTTTAGTGAAAGCTAAAGGGCTTTTAGCCAACACAGAGTAGCGTCTGAATTAATATCATTTTTCAAAATAATTATATAAGGAAGTATACATGCAAGAAAAACTATGTGGCATTTATTGTATAGAAAATATACTCAACAATAAAAAATATATTGGTATGTCAAGAGATATAAAACGTAGATGGTCTGAGCATAAAACAGAATTAAACTCTCATACTCATGTCAATCAGTATTTACAAGCTGCCTGGGATAAGTACGGCAAAGAAAATTTTAAGTTTTATGTTATTGAACTATGTGATGAAGAGGATCTCAGTGAACAGGAATGTCATTATATACGTTTTTATAGATCATTATCGCATGAAAATGGATATAATCTGACCACTGGCGGAGAAAATACTTCTATCGGCAAATCAGTAATATCATTAAAAGATGGGGCTATCTACAATTATGTAAACGATGCAGCTCAAAATGCCAATGTTCAGTCAGTAACTATGATTTCATGGTGTCGTCAAAAACATAACTATATGTATTTAGATGAGTATAACGCTCTTTCGCAAGATGAGAAAGAATATTGGAAAAACTTTGATTGGAAAGAATTTGATCATAAAAAATTAAGTCAAGTACATTCTCGAGAAAATCTCTCAGCAACTACCCTTAAGAAACTAAGTCAAGCAACATCTGGAGATAAAAATCCAAGAGCGCTTAAAGTGTATTGTCCACAATTAAATGAAACATTTGATTGTATAAAATATGCATCAGATAAGTATGGAGTTAATAGAGGAAGTATAACTTCTTGTATTAAAGGCAGACTTAAAAGTGCCGGTAAACATCCCGTTACCGGAGAAAAACTAACATGGGAACTAATTGAAAAATGATATTAAAGTGTTAAATATAAATGTAAAATTTACGCAGAATATGAGCTGTTTATGGCAGGTCGTATTGACTGGGCTGGATTTGTACAGAAAATCTATGAAGCCTTTGATAAGAAAATCAACGATATGGTATATGCGGCTGTAATGGCAGCAGGTGAGAAGGTTCTCCCGTCTACACAGTTCAATAAGACAGGTACACTTTCATCAACAACAAAAGATGAGTTTATGACTCTGATCGAAGATGTACAGATGGCTACAGGTGATGAAGTAGTTGTTATGGGTACCAAATCTGCTCTTGCAAAACTTTCTGCTATGGAAGATATTACCTGGGTATCTAATGCAATGAAAGATGAAAGACACACTACAGGCCGTTTAGGTATGTTTGAAGGTATTCGTCTTGTTGAAATTCCACAGAGATTTGCTAACAATGACACAAGTAAAAAGTTAGTAGATAATACTAAACTTCTGATTATGCCAGTAGCTGATAACAAATTTATCAAGATCTACAATGAAGGCGATGCTCAGATTAAAGAAGTATCTGATGGAAATACAAATATGGATAAAACTAATGAGTATGAATATCAGATTAAAATGGGTGTGGCCACAATTATTGGAAAGCGTTTCGGAGTTTGGACACTTAAATAAAAAACTATTTAAAGAGGTGGAATTACCACCTCTTTAACTGATTAAAAAGGAGTAATAACATGGCAACAAGAAGAGCTGCAACAAAAGCTGTTGCTACTACTGAAAATACTACAAAGGAAACAGCTCCTGTTAAAACTACTAAAAAGTTTGAACAGAACGAACTTATTGAATGTCGTTCTTTAGTACAGGGAACATTATTTATGCCTGGTAAACAAAGTGATATTCTATACCGTTGGGATGGATATGGAGATGTTCGTGAAGTAGAATATAGAGATTTGTACTCTCTTAAATCTAGCCGATCACCATATATTTATGATCCATGTTTCCAGATTGAGAATGATGAATTATTAGAGGATCCTAGATGGAAAGATGTAAAAGATCTTTATGATAATCTTTATGATGCTTCTGATATTAATCAGTTTCTCGCTCTCCCACCAGCTCAGTTTAAGAAAGCACTTGCTGAAGTTCCTAGGGGACTTAAAACAGCAATTAAAATTGAGGTAGCAACTAGACTGGATAATGGTACATTCGATTCTATTCAGAAAGTACGTGCTGTAGATGAAATTTGTGGTACAGAGTTAGAAAAAATGATTTAGGAGGTATCATATGACCTCTTATGAAACAGTATTTAAACGATTTGAAAATAAAGTCGAAGACATAAAAGTATTGAAATTAGCATCTGATGACTGGACGGAATTGTGCTTAGAATGGCTAAATAGTGCTATTGCAATGATTGAACTTGATCAATTAAAAATAGAACATGATTTAACTAAAAAGAATGATGTTCTGTTTGAGTTTGAGGATACTCTTACTAACGGTGAAATAGAGGTCATTGCTTTATACATGGTCGTTGCTTGGTATGATATTCGTTTGAATTCTTTAGAACATACTAATATGTTCTATGGTTCAAAAGATGAAAAATGGACTAGTCAAAAAGAACATGCCAACTATATTATGAGTATTCAAAAGAAATATAAAAAGGAAGCCAGAAAATATTTTAGGAATCACTCTTCCAGAAGTAATTCTTATCTGGATGGTGAGTGATATGAAATACAAATATGGAACTTTTAATGATAATCAGTTTTCTGATTATATAGAAATACTACATAATAAGATTCATTGGCTTTTAATCTATCAGGAAAACGGTTATCCAAAACTTGATAAATATTTTGATAACCTGCAATTATATATTGCAGCATTGGCTGAATTAATACCATCACCTTATGTGGTTGATTTAGCTAATACAATAGAATGTGCCAAACTTGAATTTAATAATTCTAATTTCAACCACCAGAAATATAGAAAAATAATTCTTGATGCGCACTCTATCATAGATAAGATAGGTGATAACCATGAGTGATATCTTCAGAAAAAGAATGGCTTTATGCGGTGATACAGTGTCAGACAGTATTCGTACTCAGTCAGACGAAATTATGCAGAAGACTTTCACTAATGATTTAGGTTACAGACAGTGTAAACTATATTCTAGGACTATGGAATACTTAGAAGATGTTGAAATCAAATATCAGTATTCTCAAGTCTATACAATCAATAAAGACCAGGTTGAGTATCTGGCTCAATTCAGACCTGGCTATTTCCCTGAAAAGAAATATATGGACCAAGATGGCATTGAACGTTTTGGTTTTTATCTTGAAATACCTGATAAGAATACAGGTGTCCATGAACTATGGCTTATCTTAGGAAAGAATGATAAGAACTCTTTCATAAGATATAACATTCTTAAATGTAATTGGATGTTTAAGTGGGTAAAAAATAAACAGATTTATAGTTGCTTCGGAATCATTAGAAATCGTAATAATTATAACAGTGGTGTTTGGAGTGATGGATTCTTTACATCAGTAGATAATCAGTCACAGTTCATTGTTCCTACTACTCCAACTACAGAGACAATTGATTATAATGATCGTTTTATGTTGAGTGATTCTATGGTCAGACCTTTAGTTTTTGAAGTTTCAAAAATTGAAGATGCATTCCCATGCGGAGTCACGAAAATAACATTGAAACAGGATCATTTTAATAAGAACACAGATAATACTGAACTACGAATTTGTGATTATTACGATTCTCCAGTAACTCCTCAAGAGCCAATCATAGAGGATATCACTTTATCATGTTCAGGTTCTACTAGAGCTTTAAGAGTTGGTGGTTCTAAGAGAAATATTTCTATTATCAGTGATACTAAAGGACTTATTGTTACTTGGTCTTATGAATTTAATGGAAATAAACTGTCTGTTGAAGAATTGACTAATGACTTTGAAATCTCTGAAGGTGAGAATACATTAAGTATAAAAGCTTTATTAAACTATGATAATTTAGGAAAAGTAATAAAAATTACTGCTACTCTTCCAAATAAACAGCCATCTTCTATTGAATTGGAGGTGATGCGATGACTCAAGAGCGAATTGAAAGACTACTCTCTTGTAGGAGTGAACAAGGATTTGATAGCATTTCTTATGATAAGCGAAAGATTTTAGAGGACTTATATAAGGACTCAGATATAATTGAAGTTTTGAATAATAAAGAACTTCAGGCTTTAAATGCATGTCCTGAAGATTACTACAATGTAAATATTTATTCTTTCCTAAAAATTCCAGAAGCACAAAGTACTGTTAAAAACTTTCTTTGTTTTGAAGTGAATGATACTGAAATTGTATACTCAAATAAAATCATGGTCTCAAAGCAGATCATTTTCCGAACTATAAGTCACCAGGATGATGTCAATACTTTATGGGGTATTAATCGACAGGACTTGCTGGCAGCTTTAGTTAAAGAAAGATTTCAATGGTCAAACATACTTGGCACTCAGTTGGTAAAGACATATGATTCTGGTAAAGTAGCTGAAAATGGTTATTATTATAGAAACATGTATTTTGAACAGACTGCTCCGAATGATATTCAAAATAGGCTTAAGAGTAATCGCTTAGATAAATTAGGTCGTGATTATTATGGATAAGCTTCTCATTTATTTAGGTGAGGGCCTTAAAATCAATGATCAGATTACTATTTATCAGCCCTCTATTCTTGATATAGCTAAATATGGAGAAAATCATTATTTTAATGTAGTTTATAAAATATGCTCTATACCTTCTGACTATAAATCAGAACTATGGGATCTGGGCTATAACTATAGTAAGTTGGATGATTTTGATTTATTTGTTCTTCTTACTCGTGACATAGACGTTGAAGATACGCGCCTTCTTCTAGGGGATACTATCTCACTAAAAGATATGACACCTTTAGTTAATCCAGAAACTCATAATTTAGTCTTATATGATGAAAACACTGAGTTAGTAATTACTCGTGATATATACACGGAAATGATATCTTTCATCCGTGAAATGCACAACATTCACCCTAAGCGTGAACGAGCTGCAAACAAAGAAACTCTGCAACTATTAGTAGATGAAGATAGAAGGAAAAAAATTCAAAGAGCAAAAGAAGCTTCTCAAGAATCCTCACCGGGTTCTTTTTTATTACCTCTAATTTCATCTATGGTAAATAGTCCTGGTTTCAAATATGACATTAATAGTCTTAAAAGTCTTGGAATCTATGCATTTTTAGATTCTGTCCAAAGGATTCAGGCCATTAATACTGCTGCTTCCATTTCTGCAGGAATGTACAGCGGAATGGTTGATATGTCTAAGAATCCAAATCTACTCAAGCAATTAAATTGGTTGCGTGACTTATCTAATGAACATTCTTCTTCGAGCAATGTGCAAGTCACTAAAACCGAATAATAAATCAAGGAGGAAATTATTATGGCAAATTTTGATTCTCTGGTTATTGATAGAGTCTTAGAAATTGTTGGTGAAAATAGTGACGGCGAACTGCTCTACCTGTTAAACAACCTGTCTAATGTTTCTATTAATACAACTTCTGAAAGTAAAGATAAAACAGATGCTCTCGGTGTACTGATTAAGAGATTCTATACATCCAAATCTGTAGAAGTATCTGCTGATTGTAACTTACTTTCTTTCTCTATGTTATCTCAGACTTTTGGTACAGACAAGGTTGTAGCTTCAAAAGAATCTAAATTCTTAGCACCGAAAATCTTACATATTGATACTACAGGTATCAAAGAGTATACAATTCCGACAAAGCTGAAACCGAAGGCTCCGCTGACAAAACTGTATGCTCTGGAAGCGAATGGAACTTTAGGAAAAGCCTATACTGCTTCTTCTACTGCTGCCGCAACTGCAACTGAATTTGTATACGATGAAAGTACTGGAAAGATTACTCTTCCAACTGGAGTAACAGGTACTTTGATTGCTAAATATGAATATGAAACAGAAAGTGGCGTTAAAGTTACTAATGAATCCGATAAGTTCCCGACAACTTCTTCTCTGACAATGAAAGTTCTCGTTGCAGATACATGTTCTGTAGATGTTGTTCGTGCAGCTTATATTGTATTCCCTAGCTTCCAGGTATCTCCAGACTGCGATCTGACACTGGAAACTGATAGCACAATCTCCTTCTCTGGTGTAGCTCAGAAAGATTACTGCCAGACAGGTGCTCCACTGTATTACATTGTAATGACAGAGGATGACGTAGAGGAATAATCCTTGAATTGTTATACCCCGGATTCGTCCGGGGTATTTCTAATGAAGAAAAGGAGGAATACTCGATGAAATCAAAACCAAGAATTTGTGTAACTTGCGGCGCTACTTATGAGTATTGTCCTAAGTGCTCAAAGGATGCTGATAAACCTGTTTGGATGGTAGCTTTTCATACAGAGGAATGTAGAAAAGTATATAACATCATAGCAAGATATAACACTACTGATTTATCCAAAGAGGATGCAAAAAAAGAACTCTCTGATATTGTTTCTCATAAAGTAAGTTTCTCTGCTCCTATTCAGGAAAAGATTGACGAGATTATGAAAGAAGAAACAGTACAGGCGAAACCTACTGTAAAACGTAGAAAAATAGTGACGGAAAATTAAATACTTTATTGAGGGGAAAGCCGCACTATTTTTGCAGTTTCCCCTTATTTTTTTCGGAGGAATTAAATGGAGATTGTAATACCTAAAATAAAAGGAATACCATACGATCCTAATAAAGTGGTCCGTATATTAAATACACAGCAGACAGCTGCATATTTAAAACATGGAGCAGAATTATTAGATGTATATCAAAGTGTTGATACCAAAACAGGCACTCCTCTTTTAGTTTATATCTTCGATAGAAGTAAAACTAAAGAACTTTATGATCTATGGTGTAAACATGAATTGAAATGATGATAAAAGGGGTTAAGTATGAAAAATAGTGAACATACAAAATATTGTTACCTAAAATCAAATTATAATATCGAATGTGAACCTTTTACTAATATTGAAACTAATATTAGTATTAAAATTTTTAATGGGGAAATATATACGTCTATCGCAAAATTATATAATAGTATTAAACATTTAGAAGACATTAAAGAAAAAATTTTTAATTCAAAAGAGACTTTACAAAATGTATTTATACAAAATAATTCTATACATATAAATATTGAAACAAAAGAAGGACAAACTTATTCAACTACAATAGGTGGTTATAAACGGCTCTATAAGCATAGAGTTGTATTTCAAAATATTGTCAAGAATAATGAAGACATATTATTGTCTACTTATATAGGTGCTCAAACTAAAGTACTTATAGATTTTAAATGCGGTCATGAACCTAATTTTGTAACACCTAATAGTTATTTATCTGGATCTAGGTGCCCAATATGTGCCAATAGAATAACACTTCCTTACATAAATGATTGTTATACCACTGCACCTGAACTGTTACAATATTTTGTAGATGAGAAAGACGCTATAGGAATGAGCGCAAATGATATCAATAAGCGTTTATATAAATGTCCTAAATGCAATTGTGTCAAAGAAGATACTTTGCACAATATTAAAAGTTTTGGCTTTAGTTGTCCCGTGTGTTCTGATGGAATTTCTTATCCTGAAAAATTAATGTATAGTATATTGACACAGTTAAAAATTGATTTTGAAATACATAAAACTTTTAAATGGTGCAAATTTAAAATACATGAAAAAGAACATTTTGGTATATATGATTTTGTAATAAATAATTTAAAATTAATTATAGAAATGGATGGACGCTTTCATTATTCAGATAATAATAGATCTGGTAATTCTTTAAGAGATTCAAAAGAACTAGACTTTGAAAAGGATAAGCTTGCTATTGAGAATGGATATAAAATAATTCGTATTGATTGTAATTATAAATCCATATCCAATAGATTCGATCATATCAAAAATAGTATAGTTAATAGCCTAAATGATTTTCTCAATTTAAAAAAAATTGATTGGGAAACTGCTCAACAATATGCTTTGAATTCTAATTTAATAATTGCTTGTCAGTTATGGGAAGAAGGATTTAATAGTGCAGAAATTGCCCAAAAATTGCAATTAAATATTAGTACTATTATAAACTATTTAAAAATTGGTAAAGAGAATAATATATGCGGCTATACAAGAACCCAAGCTTATAAACGCCGAGATATAAAATCACAATTAAAATTGAATAAATATGTAAAAGTTTTAGATTCCAATAACAAATTAATTGGAATCTTTTTTAATTTGGATAGTTTCATCCAAAATTACTTTGAATTAACAGGCATAAAAATATCAAAAAGAAATATTCGTGAAGTGCTAAATGGCACGCATAAAAGCACACATAAATTGTATTTTGTAGAAATATCTCAAAAAGAATATCGTGAACTTTCCAAATTATCTGAAATCATAAAGGATAACTAAAATATATGAGGAACTATAAAAAAAGATCTAAGTATGGTGTCGATCAAACAACTAAGGGTAAACAGAATCGTACTGTTATGGATAGAAAAACAAAAAAAGAAGTATGTTTCGACTCTCTATTAGAGAAGCGATTTTATGAGGACATCATATGTACTGGATTAGACTCCGGTGAAATTATAGATTACGAACTACAAAAGAAATATAAATTACAACCGTCTTTCAAACATAACGGAAAGACTATACGCGCAATAGATTATGTTGCTGACTTTTGGGTTAAATATTCAGATGGCAGCGAACGTGTTTATGATACAAAAGGTGGAATGGTTGATCCTTCTGCCAAGATCAAAAGGAAACTGATGTATTATATCTATCCTGATTTGGACTATGTATGGATTACTCATACTAAGTCTACCGGTTGGATTGATTGGGATGAAAATGAAGCTCTAAAAAGGGCTAGGAAGAAAGAGGGAAAAAAGGATGGAAATTAATATTTTAGAATTTGTAAACGAGTATAAGAAAGATCCGGCGGAAGCCTTAAAAAAACTTGAAGTTGAAAATTATGTGCCATTTACTACTAAAAAGGCACTTATAGATACAGTTATTGAAAGTATCCTTGAATACGATACTGCTCTTCTTACATATGAACCAATGAATAAACATTTAAACTTTTCTCTGTCATGTGTAGTGATTTATACAAATCTTACTTATGGAGATGAAGAAGGTCTTGATGCCTATGATGCGTTAGTGTCTTCTGGTCTCTTAGATAAAATCATTGAAATGATTGGTGTAGATTATGGTGACATGGTTGCTATGTTTGAAGAAACACTCTCTGCCCGTATTTCATTCACAAACTCTATTTCTAATAGATTCAGTGCGTTTATTGGTGTATTAGAAAAAGTTTTTGAGAATGCATCTCCGGAAGATTTAAATTATTTACGAAAGTTGGCTGATACAGATGGGGACAATACCACAGCTAAGAAAGCTGATTGACCAAGGGATAACTATTGGTCTACAGCAATTTATTAACGATTACAAGCCCAAGATGGAAAGAGATGCTCAACAGTCAGAAGAAAAATATTATAATGACTACTCTTCTTGGGCTGACGGATATAGACATTATGATTTAAAAAATATTCATACAATTACAGGCTTTGCTTATAGTCGAAGTGCAGAGCTTAGAGCACGATTTGATTCAAGTAATATGTCTGGAGGTCATGGTATATGGACCCCTTTAAGTAACTATGTTGCCGATCCAGAAACAGTTTTCTCCTGGGGATTTGAAACAGGTAATCATGGATTCCATGTAACAAAGACTCCTATCAGAACTTACTGGGAGCAATACTTCCGTGCAAGAAAAGCCCAAGCAAAAGGGCAAGCTACAAAATTCGTTATCAGCGGATTACATTCTGTTGGTTTATAAAGTGAGGTGAGAAAATGGCTGATTATACAATAAATGTAGGCGTAGAGGTTAACGATAGTAAATTAGATGCGCTAGAGACACGAATTAATTCTTTAAAAGAAAAAGAAGTTACTCTTAATGTTGGGTTAGGCAATACTAAACAGTTAACTAAAAATGCTCAGACAGCAGTACAGACAATTAGCAAAGCAACTGCTAAAGCTGCTAAGAATAGTCCTACTATCAAAGGTGCTAATCTTATAGAGCAGATAGTAAATCCTGAAGATGCTCTGAAATCTATGTCTAAGAGTGTTAAGGACTTAGCTAAATATGGAGAAAAATTAGATTTAGGAGAAGTCACTCTATCAGTTAATCAGGGTATCATGGGTGAACTGGATGGACTTCAGAATAAATTAAATAGCATCAAAGAAACTGCTAAGAGCATGGGTTCTATCCAACTTACTGTTGGAGACAATATTAAAACAGAAAATGGAAAAATAGTTGTTGGAGAATCAAAAAGTTCTACTACTGGTTCTGCAAAGTCTGTAGGATTGAGTCTTAAGCAAGCACAGGCTGAAATCAAGAAAAACATGAAGACCATCGGCACTCTACAAGAACAGTATGTTGGTGGCATCATTGATAAAGCTACATATAAACAATCAAAAAAGACTATAGGTCAGAGGAATGCTCAGTTAGCTAAACAGATTCAGACTCAAGGTACTGCTTCAGACTGGGTTACTTCTGCAGCCGATTTTAGGCAAGCACAAATTAAGAATCAGGCAGCATATAAAGCAATGACATCTAGTGCTAATGAATATGACAAAGTAATTAGTGACTTAGGTGAAAAGCAGAAAACATTTAACAAAGCAGCTGAAGTATACAATTCTGGTAAAGCACCTTTAAATAAAACCTTAGGGGAAGGTTATCAGAAACGACTTGATTCTTTCAATGATACATATAGACAGTTACAAGAGTCTCACGAAAAACTTGCTACTCTTACCGGAGAAGAACGAGATACAGAAAAAGTTCGATTCAATGCACTTAAGTCTGAAGCTAATCGTCAAGCCAAGCAGCTTAACAATGTAAATCAGTTCATTTCAAAAACACCTAATAAATATAGTAGATCAGAATATGTAGGTATTGATTTAGATAAAGCTTCAGATACTGTTCGAACCAAAATGGAACAAATGTCAGCGGAACTTGCTAAAGGTAGTAAATATACCACTGAGTTCAATGCAGCTCAGGGAAAAATGTATACCACTATTGATAGGGGTTCCGGTGTATTTGAGAAATATCAATTAGCATACAAAGAGGGACCAGGTAACGTAGACCAATCTCTTACTAAGGTTTCTCAAAGTGTAAAACCTCTTTCTAGTTATGTTTCTGAAATGGGACAAAAGTTCCGTAGTCTTAGTCAGTATCTTATCAGTAATTTTGGATTCCAAGCACTTCAAACTGGTGTCACTTCTGGCGTTACTTCCATAAAAGAATTAAATTCAGCAATGACTGAATTAAAGAAGACATCTTCTGGTACAAAAAAAGAATACAGCGATTTTACTGCTCAGGCTAAAGTAGATGCCGAAGCTATCGGTAGTACAACTACTCAGATCACCAATAGTGCCGCTGACTACTCTCGTCTTGGTTATACTCTGAGTGATTCTCAGACTTTAGCTAAAAATACTGGTATTCTGAAAAATGTATCAGAATTTGATTCTATAGATGATGCCACTTCTGCAATGATTTCTATGATGAAAGCATACGACGTAAAAGTTGATGATTCCATGGATCTCATTGATAAAATGAATCTTGTTGGTAATAACTATGCCATTTCTACAGATGGTATTGCTACTGCTCTGCAGAATTCAGGTTCAGCTTTAGTAGCAGCGGGAAACGACTTTGATAAGTCAGTTGCCCTTGTAACTGCAGCTATGACACAAAATGGCTGTGTATATAGAAATATATACTACGAATACATCTAACTGCTGGAAACCCCTTAGAGCCTTATACCACAATATAGAGGAAACTACTATATGATGGTTTAAAAACATAAGGATTGGGAAATCAGCAACTAAACTCCTAAGTTTTTTAATATGGAGGAAGCTCAACGACTATTCTCGTGAAGAGCTATGAACTTAGAGAATACATATTCATAGCAATAGAAGTACGGCGCAATCGCAAATGGCGTAGGTGAAAACCCTTTAAATGGAAATGGTGTACCCTTAACAGATAAAGCTGAAGGTGAAGATATAGTCTATACAATATAGAAATATATTGAAATGTTAATTAATTATAAGGATAACAATGAAAAAATTTGATAAAGAATATTCAACTCAATATACACCCGAAGGATAAATTAAAATATGACAATATTGCAAAATATATAAGAGGTCGTTTATTACCTTGGATTAATCAGCAGAAACAAAAATGTAATTATATTTGTGCTATTGCAGGAAAAAGAAGTAATATCGTTCTACATCATATTTATAGTTTCAATAAAATTCTTGAAGAGGCAATCAGTATTCTAAATTTTCCCATTTTAGATAACATAAATGAATATAGCAACAAACAACTTGATTCTTTATATGATAAATTTATAGAAATACAATCAAATTATAATTCATACGTCTGTATAGAAGACAGCATACATAAAAAATTTCATTCTATATATGGATATGGAAACAATACACCGGAACAGTGGAATGAATTTTTAGAAACTTATAATAAACAAATTGCATAAATAAAATTAATTAATATTTGTAAGGTTTTGCGAACCTTATTACTAAATAGAACAGTGTTGTACAGGACCCGTCTCAGGTAGGTGCTGGTCTTAGAACAATCGCATTACGTCTTAGAGGTACTTCTGCTGAAGAACTCACTTCTATGGGTGAAGATACAGAAGGTCTCGTAGAGACTACTTCTAAACTTAATTCAAATATCAAGGCTCTTACTGCTGTTAATGGTAAAGCAGGCGTTTCTATTCTTGATATGAACGGAAACTATAGAGATACGTATGATATTTTAAAAGATATCTCTCAGGTATGGGGTGATATTGAGAAACAAGATTTAGCAGATGGTCAGAATAGACAAGCTGCTCTGCTTGAAATGATGGCAGGTAAAAACAGAAGTAATATCCTTGCTAGTATTTTACAGCATCCTGAATTACTTACAGATGTTTATAATGACTCTGCAAATAATTATCAGAATTCAGCTCAGAATGAGCTTAATACATATCTTGATTCTATTGAAGCTAAAACACTTAAAATTCAAGAATCTTGGGCTCAGTTATGGCAAACCGATAGAGCAACAAGTGCTTACAAAGGTATATTAGATTTTGGAAATGGAGCAATCAATGCTTTAGGCAAAATAGGTATAGATAATGTAATAGGTAGTGCAGCCGGTATTGGATTATCTAAACTTGGAAACTGGGGTGGGACAAATTATCAGTTGGCCCTTTAGAAAACGCCCCATGTAATCTGGTGGTGACACGGAACGATCTTATTATATAAGAAAGGGATTACTAAGCAAACAACCGAAACTGTCTTTATTCGAAGGAATAAAGAAATGCTTTTAATTTAGCATTCAGGGTGAACCGAAGTATATACTACTCCCCTATTACAGTAATGTGATAGGTATAGTAACAACGTATATATATGGGTGGTCTGCAGCGAAGCTTCTTTATTTTATAGAGAAGAACGTTCATCGACTATAATGGGAACTTGGTCTCCGGATCAAGAAGGAATAGTCAGGACTGTTAGGCAGCTTACGCCGAATAAATTAAAGGGTAAATACATCTTACTCTTGTAAGCAATCTTACCTTATGTGCAAAGGTGATGTAGGCACAATTTTTTCAAAGAGGTGACAATATGTCCGATAAAAAGGAAACAATGTTTAAAGCTAAAGAAAAACATCAAATAATTGATTCTCCAATTATAAGAGGTATTTCACACAGTATAAAAGAAATAAAAGAGCAAAAGACTACTCAGTCTCCTGCTCTTTCTTAATATAATACGTACAATCTTCATTTTCAAAGTAAGGACATTCCTCTTCTTTACATTCTTTGTAGAGAGGACATTCTAATATTTCCATAATCTTTACCTCCATAATATAGTTTTGAAAGTAGGTGACAAATTAATGAATAAAAATAACGATTCATCTCATTACACAGAAATTCCCATTGTAGAAATTACTGCTGAAGAAGTAATAGCATATATTAATTCTTTCTTTAAACCAAAAGATAACAATCATTCTATTCATGAAGTCTCTGTTCCAATTAAATGTCAAAATTGTTCTCTTCATGAAAATCGGATGGGTTGTACCCAATGTAGTCGAGATTGTTAACTTTTCTATAGTATTGTGCAGAGTGTTAGAGTACAGAAAGGAGAACTGTGGTAGCAGTTCTCCTTCTATTAAAAATTTTAAAAAGAGAAATATATATGACGAAGTAATTAAATGATAAAGTAGAACATTATTAGCGATTAGTCAACTTTTTTATTCTTGTATTGTCTTTTCATCATCCCGGTGATAAATTTGACTTTCTCATCAGATAATTCTGGATGATTGCAAATTTGATCAACAGTATGATTTTTCGAGTTGTAATATAGACTAGCTAATATTACAACAAGTAAAAGACTACTAAGAGATATTATTATTCCAGTATTCATATTCTTCTTTTCACCCCCTTCCCTTATAAATTTCTTTATTGGGGAAGTGTATTGCCCAGAACGGGCAGATTCTTCGTCCGCATCAGCAATACAGAATGTATGCCAACACTTCTGCATGATCAAAAGAAATGATCAAGTATATTATCGTGCAGCGAGTTATAATGCAGCACCTATAACCATAATATACCTAGTAGTATAATAACAATATTCGACAACTTTGTATATACAGAACATTAGTTTATTATAATCAAAACTTAGCTCCACATTGTCCACACTGATAAGTTTTACCCAGATCACCTGTACCAAGTCTTCCGAAGAGTCCTACTTTGAGAATTTTTCTTGTTGCAGTGATCTTGTTAAGGTTTGTGCTGCCGCAGATTGGACACTTAGGAACACCTACATTGCCATTTTGCTGACTTCTCATCCATTTGAGTGTCTGTTTATTTTGTTCTTCTACACCTTCAGGAGACTCACTGTATTCTCTTTTACCTACAGCAATAGAACTTGAACTTCCGTCAAGTTTGCCGTAGAAGTATTTTTTACGGAGCATTTCATCAGTCACTTTAAAACTAGGATAATCACCATCATGTGCCTTTTTATACTCTTCTGTTACTTCAATAAGCGCACTAGAATAATCTATACCAGTACCTATAAAAGTTCCAGTTTCGCAGGTAAGACATTTATCGCCAATTTTATTAATAGAAGACATACTAACTTTACCGCAATTATTGCAGAATAATAATTCATCCATACTATTCTTTTCTCCATATAATAACCTAAGATTTATTATATTATATCATACAGTTCGGTTTTCGCCAAGAATGAAGATGGAGGAATTCTACCGCAGACCAGACGTTCTCAAAGAAATAATTTAATTGCTCAAGGCAATCAAGAAGTTCAGAGTAATAAAAAAGCATATGAAGATGATTTAAGAGCATTAAATAATTTAAATAGAGAACTTAATAATAATGGTAAAGAAATCGTAGATGTAAATAAGCGTCGTGAAATTGCTAATAAAACATTAGAAGAAGCTAGCGACAGAGCTAAGTCCTATGGTTTACAGATTGCTAATAATACAAAAAATCTTTCTGATTTCAAACGTGAGAATGAAATTAAAGACGAGCCAACTAAGATGGAAAGTTTTACTTCTGGTCTTAAAGGGATCGCTTCATCTGCTCTTTCAGCTGTAGGTAATACCGTTATTTCAGCTGTAGGTGGACTTGCTGCAGAAAAATTAATTTCTTTAGCATTCCAAGGTATTGATGCCTTGGTTCATTGGGATGACAATATTATTGCTAAAGGCCAGGAAGCGAAAGAAACTATTCTTTCGCAGAATGAAGCCTATAAAAATCAGAAATCTCAATTAGGAGAACTCCAGGAACAATATACAAAATTAGCATCAGGTGTCCGTATATCTGGAAATGCTATAAAAAATGTCAGTCTTTCAGATGATGAGTTTCAATCATTCCTTGATACAAGCAATCAAATTGCTAATATTGCACCATCTATGGTTGACAATTGGGATTCTGAAGGAAATGCGATTCTTAAATTTGGAACTAGCGCCAAGGAAACTAATCAGCAAATTTCAGATTATATTCAACTTCAACGAGATGTAACACATTTATCTATTAAAGATAACTTACAAAATGAATATAAAGGCGTAGTCAAAGATGCGGAGAAAGTTGCTGAAAAAGTTGCATCTTTAGAAAATCAAAAAGACAATGCGGACAATGTCACTTCTAGTTGGGCTGAATTAAAAGATGCGATGGACTCAAATGATTCTATTACTACCATTACCACGCATGGCTCTCAAGAAAAAGAGGTCAGAAAATTATTAAGTAAATATGGCATCACACCTATGGTAAGTAGTGACGAAAATGGTGAGTCTTATACTATAGATACATCAGGCCTTTCTTCGAATGATAGAGAGGAATTAAAAACTTCTCTGGAAGCAAAAGAAGAATATGCTCAAGGTAACGCAAATTTAATTGAATCAGAAAAAGCAGTTCAAGAAGCGGTACAAACTTCTAAATGGAAAGATTTGCTTCCAAGTTTACAAGCATATGTTGAATCATCAAATATGTTTGATAACATGGATTCAGATGTTGCAGAAAGAGCTAAAAATGGCATTAACACAATGCTATCCAATATTGATATTTCTCAAATGGCAGACCAAATAAAAGATGCTGGTGATATTGATGATTGGATTGATAAGACTTTAATCGCTCCTATGACATCAGGTTCAAAAGATGTACAAAAAGCTTGGGCTGACCTTTTTTCATTAGAAGATTCTTATGGTGCCGAAGGCTCAAAGATGACAGTTGGAGAATGGGCTAAGAAAAGAAATGAATATCTTGAGACCATCTCTAAAGGTACTGGTGAAAGCGTTAGTAGTCTCGCTAAAAAAATGGGATATAAAACTGACGATGGTTGGAGCATCAAAAGTCAGAATGATATTGCAGCTGCCCGTTTATATGGAAAAAACTACGATGAAGACCAAAGAAAAGAAATAGGTAATTACTTAAATGGTCTTACTAAAGATAACTATGAAATTGCCATTGATTTACTTATTAATGGTGATGACAAGTTCTCATCTTTAAAAGAGTTTAGAAGTAAAGTCGACGAAGCAATAGGTGCAGCTCAAGAAGATGCCGAGAAAGCTACTGTATCTTTAGATGCTATGACAACTGCTATTACGTCAGCTAAAACTGGTCTCTCGTCTATTAGTACTATTCTCACTGAAACTACTTCTGCAGGTGGAGTTTCATCTGATAACAGAACATCTCTGATGGCTATGTTCTCCGGTGTAAAAAATGGTGATGAGGAAGTAAATCTCAACAGACTGTTTTCTACTACTGCCGATGGAGTAAAACTCAACGTAGATGCTCTAAAAGATTATATCCATTACCAACAGGAAGCTACTGATAAGAAGTTCTCTAAAGGTATTGAAAATCAAATCGGTGATTTAAAAGACCTTCGAACAGCATGGCAGAATGCTACTGGAGATGAAAAAGATACTGCTCTTGAAAACTTGAAGAATGCGCAGGATGATTATGTTGCTTATATGCAGCAACAGTCTGAATGGCAAGCAATCAAGAAACAGCAGGATGATCTACTCTCTCAGTATACTCAGTGGCAGACTGCTCAGAGTACAGAGAATGCCGGAGATAGATATAATAATATTTATTCTGGTTTAAAAAATGCTAAAGATGCATATGATAAAGGCCTTGTAGGTACAGACGATTTCAAAACATTCGCTGCACTCATCTCTCCTACTGGTTCAGACGATGCTAAAAACTTCGCTGAGAACTATGGTAAAGCAGTAAGATATCTCACTGAAGATAAAACAGGAGTTAATAATTTCTTAGCTGACCTTAAAGCTAAAGGTATGGCTTCATATGATAAGTCCGATGATAGATGGTCATTTAATATAGATGACATGGATAGAGCAGCTCAGTCTCTTGGTATTGGTACTGAGTTTATGAAAGCAAACTTCGGTCGTCTTCGTGACTATGGTATTGATAATAACTTTATTAGTTCTACAGAAGAAGGTATCAGTAGAGTTAAAGAACTGAGTTTGGCATTAGCCGAAGAAGAAAAACGCCTTGACAGCTTAGATGATAACTTAGCTACAAACGATACAACAAGAAGTGCTTCTCAGAAGAAAATTGCACAGTACAAAGAGGATCTGAAAGAAACAACAGAAAATCTTTCTGAATATTATGGCGAAGATTATACTCAGCAAGCCGCTGCTGATTTCGATGGAGCTGCCATAGCTGTTCAGCAGTTAGATAAGTCTATTGACAAAGTAAAAAAAGATAGTACTCTTACTGCTGCTGAGAAAAACTCCATGATTTCTAAAATGATTGCTGAACAGACAGAGCTTGCTGCAGAGCAATATAGTAGTATTGAAGACCTTCGAAATCATGATACTTCCTCTCTCACTGAAGGGTTAGATATTGATTCAACTGCAACAGTTTCAGCTATTGAACAGATTAATCAGGCATATGAGGATCAAAATACAGAGGTAACTGATCTTATTGACACTCTTAGCCAGTATAGTTCTGAGCAGTTAGAAGGCATTAATTTTAATGATGGTAAATGGGATACCGAATTAGGCGATGCTGAGAAAGCTGTTGAGTCCTTATGTGATAAGCTCGGATTGACTAAAGATCAGACACAGGAAGTTATTAATGCACTGAAAGAAGCAGAAAAATTAAAAGATAGCACTGATTCTTCAGATGAATCCAGCGAAACAAAAGAGATTAAAAATGATGCTAAGGAAGCACAAGAAGATTTTAATTCTCTTACTGGTAAAACATATAAGATTGATTTAGATACCACTGACTTAGATACCGCTCATAAACAAGTAACAGATTTAAGCTCAGAAGTAGATAAATATAGAGATCGTGACGGAAAATATCATTCTGAAATTTCTGGTGGCGAAGACCTTCAAACTATGTATACAGGGGCTATTTCACATGAACAAGATGTAGAATATAGTTCAACTGCCATGTCTCAAGCCGATTCTAGCTCTAGTATTGTAAAAGCCGCTCAAGACTTTATGCAAGCTAAGAATGAGATGGATATTCAAACTCAGCTATACCAGAAAGGTATGGACAATACCCTTGACCAAGCTACTCAGGATGCCAACGCAGCATTTGAGACTTTACAACAAGCTCAGACTGACTCAGGTATTAAATTAGTAGATACTGATAATATTCAGACTGCTGAAGACCAATTGCTTCAGATGTCAAATGATGACATTCAGGCCAAAGTAGACGTTCAGGCAGACACTAGCGAAGCTGAATCAGATATTAGCAACCTTCAGAACCTACAAGGCTCTACTATTACAATGACTTGTGATGTAGCCAATGAAGAAAGTTTTGAACAGGCAAAATCTACGATTGAGTCTATGCCTACAGGTACTACTGCTACTGTTGATATAGAGGTTAATGGCGAAGAGGACGTAGAAAAAGCCACAGAACTAATTGAATCCGCACCTACTAATGGTAGCGAATTCGTTGTTAATTGCCATGTAGAAAATGCAGAAGATTTGGAGAAATTAACTGCCGCAACTGATGCCGCAAATGCCAAAGGAGCAAATATTAAATTAAATGCTAGTGTTGGTGAGGTGGACACTTCTACCGTTTCAGTTGATACAGAAGTTCCTGTCAAAGGCAAACTTGAAATGGAACCTTACTCTGGAGAAGCTGTTGAAGTAAATGCCAAGGCTAACATTACTGGTGTTGTTGGTGGAGAAGGTGTCGAAGTAAGTCTTAATGCCAAAGCAAATGTTACAGAAGCACCGACTGTTCCTGATACTACTGTTAAGGCAACCGCACACGTTGATGAAGCACCAGAAGTACCAGATGCAAATGGTAATGCTCACTATGAAAATGACTTGCCAACTGACGCAGGTAATATTTCTGGATTTGCTCACTATGACACAGATCTTCCAACTTCTGCTCCAGATATTACAGGAACCGTTACATATTATGCTCACATTGTAGGTGCTCCATCGGGGGGATCTACTCACGGTGGTAGCGGTGGTAACTTTGCTTCTGGTACTATGACATCAGTTGCCTATGCTTCTGGTTCTGCATACAATGTTCTTAATATGAAACCACTCTCTTCTGCTTATGACAAAGGAGACGTTGCTTTAAAAGAAGATCAAAAGGCATTAGTCAATGAACAGAAGAAAAATGGACACTCTGAATCCATAGTACGTGATGGCGTGTGGAGTTTAATTCCTGGAGGGGCTCATTTCGAAAACCTCAAGAAAGGTGACATTATCTTCTCTGCTCAACAGACAGACGATCTGTTAAAACACGGTGCAACTCCGGGACATGCTAGAACGTATGCACAAGGTACTACTTCCAGAGTAACTCTTGCTCCTGCTTTTGCTTCTGGTTCTACTAATACAGAACTCGACAATAAGATCAAAGAAGTAAGTACTCAAGCTAAAGACTGGATTAGTGTAGCTCTTGATCGTTTGGAGAGAATTGTTGAAAAGTACAAAGACATTGCCGAAAGTAATTATACCAATTACAAATCTTCCGAAAGAAATTATAACAAAGCTCTTACTGCTATAAAACAGCAACTGAAAACTCAAAAAAATTCTAGGGCAGCATATGTAAATAAAGCAAATGAAGTTGCTTCCGCAGTAGGCCTTTCTGAAGATTTAAAAAGAAAAGTCCAGAATGGTACTATCAACATAGAAACCTTGTCTGAAGATAACAAAAAACGTGTTGAAGCATATCAAGAATGGTATGAGAAGATTTTAGATTGCGACAAAGCCATACGACAGCTTACTATATCACAAAAAGATTTAGCCAAAGCTAAAGTAGACCGTGTTATTGATGCTTATGACACTGTTATAGGGAAACGTGAAAATAAAGCTGACTATTATAAAGCCCAGCAAGAATTAAGAGTTACACAAGGATATAATCAAAAGCCCGGTTCTAAATATGAACAGTATATGAAGAAAGAGCTTTATTATACAAATGAGCAAAAGCGACTTACCGATCAAGAAATAAATACTTATAAAGGTAAGATGAAAGAATATCTTTCTGAAAATGGGCATAGAACAGTTGATCCAGAATATCAAAAAATGAAAAAGCAACTTTATGCTTTACAAACTACTTCTGTTAAGTTGGCAAATGAAGCTGCACAGTTAGTTCAGGCTCTACAGGATAATCGTGAACAAATAAAGCAATGGGCTGTTGACCGTTGGAATCGTGCTGGATCAAAACAGGATGCTGCAATTGATTATAAACTATCTACAGATAATCCCGATTTACAGATTGCAGAGAAAGATTATACCGAACGAATTAAAACAAACAACAATCAAATAGGGACTCTCCAAAAGTTACGAGAGGAAAAAGCAGAATACTATGATGCGTATTTCAGCAGCGGAAATAATGAGGAAGCGCAGAAGTATTTGGATGAGATTGCTAAGATCGACGAACAGATATTAAATCTTGGTACAAGCACAGAAGAGCTGAAAAATAAAATCATGGAACTGCGTTGGAAACCGTTTGAAGACGCACAAAGTGATCTATCAAATGTAATAAATGAATATCAGACTATGCAGAAACTTCTTGGTGACACTGAAAGCTTCTACAATGATGATGGTTCGTTTACTGAAAATGGGTTAACTAATATCCTTCTCATTCAAGAATCTATAGATGCTACTAAACAGAAAATTGCTAACTATAGAGAAGCACTAGATAAATTAGACGAGCAGTATAAAAATGGATGTTATAGTCAAGAAGAATACCAGCAGAAATCTCAAGAGCTGCTAAATGGAATACAACAGGAATCAGTTGCTCTTTCCGATTTACAGCAAAATATGCTTTCAATGTACGAAACTCAGGCTAAGACGGAAAATGATTTATTGCAAAAAAATATTGATAAACGTCTGGAAGCATTAGATGCGAAAGAAAAGTATTATGATTATGATAAAACTTTAAAAAAGAAATCAAAAGATATTAATGCTTTAAAAGCACAGATTGCTGCACTCGAAGGTACTTCTAATGCTGCCGGCAAGGCCAGATTGGAAAAATTAAAAGCAGAACTTGCAGATGCCGAAGATGATATGCAGGATACTGTACATCAGCACGAAACCGAAATGAAAAAGACTGGTTTAGAAAATCTTCAAACAGATGCAGAGAATGCGCTTGATAATACATTAGAGGCTCTAAAAAAGAATACCAGTTTCCAAGAAGCAGTTATTAATAATATGCTGGACAACGTGAAATTAAATTATGACAGTACGTATAGTCATTTACACGATGTCATGGATCAGTATGGATTAAAGGTTTCTAATACTTTTGATAAATTAATTTCAAAATCTGCTGATTTTAATACTTCTTTAGCGTCTCAAACCAAAGCTATGCAAGAAGTTATCAATATGGCTACTAATCTTCCAACTGGCGGTGTCAGCAATGGACAAGGTGGTACAAATGGCACAGCAGATGGAGCAGTTAAAGACACTGCAAATAATAATCAAACTGCTAGTGGCGCAGGAAAACAAGATGACCTTGACAATATAACTTATACATTCGCATTAAACAAATCAGCAATTTATCTTACACCAAATGAATCTTATACACTACAAGTGAAATGGTCTCCTAAAGTTCCTTTGCATTCAGATGTCACTTGGTCTAGCAATAAAACAAATATTGCTAAAGTTTCATCATCAGGTAAAGTTACTGCTACTAAAGGAGTGCAATCTTCTAGCAATGGGAAAACAACAGGAACATTAGTTGGTGGAGTTGAAAAAACATATAAAGCCATTATTACTGCCAAAACAGACTTTGGTTCAAAAACTTGTGCTGTTTATGTAATGCCTCTTGAACATTATAATGCTATTCATGATTATGCAAATAAGAGAGGACTGACTGTTTCTGATGACGAGATGCAGACAGCGCTTAAATATGCATACAAAAATGGTGGAAAGGAATCTTACCAGTCTAACGTAGCTGTAGATGGGTTTGTAAAAACAAAACTTAATAAATGGTTTAATAATCTCCCAGAAAGTTCAGGAAATGATAGTGATATTCCTTCTGATACAAGTGCTCTGGTTTCATATTTTATTGGCAAAGGTAAGAATGTTAATGGTAGTAATCTACAAGAACTTGCAAATATTTTAGGTATTAAAACTCCAGGAGTAACGGCTTATGATACATGGAGTAGTACTTTGAAAAATAAAATTCTAAAAGCATATAAATCATATGGTTTTGCTACAGGTGGAATTATCAATAAACTTATTCCCGCTGATATGAATACCCTTTTAGGTAAGGCTATTATTAGCAATGGTGATCAAGGATTTATTGGAGCCAAAGTTGGCGAGACGGTAATGACCGAAGAGTTTACTCGTCTATTAAAACCGTCTATTACTGCAATGAATGGTTTTACCAGTATGTTTAGTCCATACACTCCACCTACTACCGCTAATGATTACACCATTAATAATGAAATAAATATCAATGTAGCAAATATGAATAGTGATTTAGATATTCGGGATGTTGCAAATAAAGTCTCTACAATTATTAATAAGAATATGACCAGAGACTGGAAAAAACTTAGATAATAAAAGGACTGCTTCGGCAGTTCTTTTATTATACAAAAATATAAATGAAAGAGGTGAATAAATGTTACAATTTGAATTCGATGGACACAGTTCTAATGAATACGGAATTATAGTGACTGCTATTACAGACAATGATAATCTTGAAAGCAGGACCTTACAATTAGGAGAAAAAAATAGATATAGAGTAAGAGAGAATCATTTTGGTACGGTATATGAAGGTAATTATAGTTTTACTATTAGCATTATGAAGAATCCTTGCCTTAGCGTAAATATAGAACCTGAATCAACAAACAATTCTTATTACTTATCTTCCGATGATGTTCGCATTATTAATGGCTGGTTGACCTCTCCTCAAACACCAAGACTACTTAAAATAACTGGTGGAGATTACTTCTGTGAGAATATAGAATTTTTCGCCACATTTACAGAAGTGGGTACTGATCATGTAATATCTCCATTTGAAATGAATTTTACAGTGACATGCGATAGTCCTTATGGGTATACTCCTGAGATTACACACACTATCACCTCTTCTTCTACTCTTACAAAAAATTATACAATCAATAATACTTCTGACTGTTATGAAGATTATATTTATCCTCTCATCAAAATTTCCCCAAAAAGTCACGGATCCATAACACTTCAAAATACAACTGACAACAATGGCACAATGAAAATTAATGCTTTGAAAAATGATGAATTTTATATTGATTGCCAACATTTAAAAATATATGACATTACTAATTCACTTATAAGTTTTGAAGATTTAGGTGTAAATGATATAGATAATATATATTGGCTTAGATTAGCTCACGGTGAAAATGTTTTAAATTTCACTGGAGATGCATCATTTGAAATTGTTTACAGAGAGCCAAGAAAGGTAGGTGTATTTGCTTGAAAGTAAAGCATAAATATGATATTTATGGACGCACCGAACCTTCTATCATCTATTTAGCTAAACCTGGTAAAAGATTACATTGTGCTCTTAATGGAGTTGATACCTCTACTGTTTCACTATCTTTAAAAACCAACAATACAGCGGAATTAACTTTTACTGTAGATAAATATGTAGACAATATTATCACTGATGGTTATGAAGAATTAGATGAATTAATGGAACTGTATTGCGATGGTATATGGTTTAAGATTGTAGATCCACCTACTATTAATAATGATGGATTACGCGAAACTAAAGAAATCACAGCTGAGTCTTATGAAATTATGCTTACCCAATATAGATTAAAAAATTTTAAAATCAATATGGGTGAGAAAGATTCTTATGAGATGATATATCAAGCTTCTCATGACGCTGACAAATTTTATCAGATTAAATTTTGCGATCCAGAAAATGAAGATTTAAGTTTTTTACATTTGGTGTTAAAACATGCAGATGTTCCAGGCTGGCATATTGGATATGTAGATAATATCACACCAGATGATGATGGAAAATTGCTTCCTGATAATATATGCAATTTTGATGTAGATGATCAAAATGTATACGCTTTTTTAACTCAAGAGACAGCTCAAGCTTATAAATGTGTATTCGAGTTTGATACCGTAAACATGACTATAAACGTTTATAGACCTGACAGTTTAGGTAAAGATACAAATGTAATCTTAGGATTCAGAAATATCCAGAACAGTATATCTATTTCCAGAGAAGAAAATCTAGTTACTCAGTTCTATGTTGAGGGGCTTGACAGTTATAATATTGATGCAGTTAACTTTGGTGATTCTGTAATTACAGACCTCTCCTATTTTGTGCGTGAGCCGTATATGAACGCTACGCTACAAGAAAAATATAATGCATGGCAAGATTATAGAGAATCTCGCAGAGAAGAGTTTATGAATCTATCCAGAGAATATAACCAGAATCTGGAAGTTCTTACTGAACTGACAAATAGAGTTCCTGTTGATTCTGCTCAGACGAACTGGTTTGGAAAAACAGTTGAAGAATTAAAAGATGCATATGATTCTAATATGGCTATCATCAAAGGTTTTGAATCTCTCTATGTTGACGATGAGAAAAACTTTGATTTAGATGCTTTAAAGAAATCATCTGATTGGCCTATGTATGAATCTATTATGAACTACACTCTTCCTGCTATTGTTGCTGCATTACAAGCACAAGATGAGACCGTGGATGGATTTGGCAAGGGAAATATTATTTCTTGTGTTAACCCTGTAGTTCTTGGACAAGATTGGTATACTGTTGGTTCTGGTACTTCTACTTTTAAAGCTGTACAGGTTGATGATGCACCAGCATATGGCATTACTCGTGGTATAGAAATAACAGGTACAGATGGTGGCATTTATCAGCATAATATCAACATCGAACCATCTCAGAGATATACTCTTAGTTGTTTTGTAAAAGGTTCTGGTACATTCTATCTTGGTTATGGCAATACTGGCGAAGATAGAAAAAACATTTCTTATGACATTACTTCTTCTTGGACAAGAGTCTATACTTCTTTTAAACTCTCTTCTCATCTTATTGATGTAGCATTTACTGGAAGTTCTGATTTCACCGTATGTGGTATGCAGCTCGAAATGGGTGATTCACCAAGTCAGTTTGGATATTTCACACAGTCTGAAAATATCATGAAAGCTTACGAGACAGATTGGAAGCTTTACGGTATTTCAGAACTAAAAGTAAAGATTTCTACATATGATGGTTGTATTAAAGAACTAAAAAAGAACGGATATGACAATGAATATAACTCTTTAGCTGGCTATGAAGAAGCGTATTTTACACAGATGCATCAGAAATATCTTGATTACCTCAATCTAAAAGAACAAGCTGAAGCCGCTCTAACGGAACGTCAGGCAGAATATGACGTTGCTGAAAAACCTGAAATTCAGGAAAAGCGAAATCAAATTGCTAAAGATGTGTTAATTGAAAATTACGGTAAAGTGCAAACTCAGTATCCGGCTTTTACAGATACAGAAATGTATATTATTAAAAGTCTATATAATCAATCTATTTATACAAATGAAAACATTATTGTCACCACTCTTGACAGTACTGCTGATGCTGTAGATAAATCCAAAGTTCTTTATGATGATGCAATAGAAGAACTATACGTAGAATCACATCCACAGTATACGTACACTGATGATATCGAAAATATATACACTCTTCCTGAGTTCAAAGAGTATCACGAACAGTTAAATGTGAATGATTTTGTACGTGTAGGACTTTCTGACACTTCCTATGTTAAACTAAGAGTAATTGAAATTACTTATAATCCTTGTGACTTAGACGAATCAATGGAAATTACTTTTAGCAATATGATTCAATATAAAGCTAAAAGAAATGATTATAATTCTCTTTTAAACGATGTGATCAATGCTTCTGATAGAACTGGCGGTCGTATTAACTCAGTCAATAAATCTACTACTTCTGATTATGTAATCACTGCGGATGTTATCAAACAGATCTTTTCAAATCCTCTCTTCAACTCTATGCTCGGTGGGGCTACTACTGGAGGAGCCGGATCAAGCGGAACAGTTACTGCTGATGCAATTGTCGCAGAGCTTGTTAAGGCTAAGGAAGGTGTATTTGATAAACTTACTGTTGATACTGCTTTCATGACATATTTAGATGCAAACCTCATTTCAGCAGATACTATTACTACAAGGATTCTTAATGCAGAACAGGCCAACATTGAAAAATTATCAGCCACCTTGATTGAAGCTAACCAAATTTCAGCTGATATGGCAAACATTAAAAATCTCATTGCAGGTAATGCAGGTGTTGGAGAATTACATACCATTCATCTTACTGCAGAAAATGTAGAGATTGATCAGGCTGTTATTACTGATCTTATCGCAAAGAAAATTGCTGTTGGAGATTTAATGGCACAAAATGCTCTTGCAAATCAGATTGTGCTTGTCTCTAAAAATAATAAACCTACTATTGCATTCCAAGAAAGTACACAGCAGTTCTATGATTCTGCTGGCAATATTCGTGTACAAATTGGTATGGATGGCAATGGAAATTTCAACTTCATTGTTAAAAATGGTAATAAAGCCGCTCTCTTCGATGAGAATGGTATTACTCAGACTGGTATCCCAAACAATACAATTCTTGGAGATATGATTAACAATGCAACAATTACTAAGGATAAACTTGGATTCCAAGTAATAGAGCCTAATAAACAAGGTGGCATTGATATCACAAACATTTACGATGGCAAAGGTAATCAATGGTGGGGAATCGAAAAGACTACTATTACAGATGATTACACGAAACAGATCAAAAATGTTACGGATACGCTTACTGGACAGATTGAAACGAAGGTAAGCAATACTGATTATCTCAAAGATCAAGAAGCCATTCAAACTGAATTCTCAGACATCAAGCAAGATGTTTCTGGTATTACTTCTACTGTAAGCAGTATGAGGACTGACCTTTCTGATGCTCAGGGAAAAATTACTGCAAACTCATCTTCTATCACCCAGAACGCTGACAAAATTTCATTTATGGTTACAGGCGACAAAGAGTCTGAATTCCAAGTTACAAATAAATTTATTCAGATGATTTCTGACACAATTGGTATTAAAGCAAATAACATCAACATCGACGGTATTATTACTGCTATGAACAATAGTATTGATAGTAGTACTACAAGAATCAATGGTGGAATCATTGATACCAATACTGTAAATGCCATGCTTATTGCTGCTCAGTCATTGCAATCTAAGAATTATCAGGGACCATCTACGGCTGACGGAATTTATGCTCAAGCAGGACTTCAGATTAACATGGAAACTGGATCTATGAAAGCAAAGAATTTTGCTGTTGATGGTGAAGGTAATGCTTATTTTAAAGGTAACGGTGAATTTGAAGGTAAAATCATTGCTTCTTCTGGTCAGATTGCGGATTGTACAATTGATAAAGGAAAATTTACGGTACCTTTTGCAAACATTACTGGTACTTTATCCTCAAATCAAATTGCAGCAAATTCTATTTCTGCTGACAAACTAACAACAAATAATATCGTTGGGACAAATGGATGGATCAATCTTGCGACCGGGACGTTTGATTATGGAAATGGAAAGTTTGTATGGGATGGTACAACTGCAAGTATTGAAGGAAAAATCAAATCCACAATTGGATCAATTGGTTGTTGGACACTTGATGATGATTCAATTTACAGAACTAATAAAGAGTTTGCTGCTTCTGACGGAATGTATTTTGGAGTTTCCGGATTATCAATCAGTGATAAGTTCAAAGTAACCTCAGATGGAGTTCTCGCGGCAACAGGAAGTAATATCAGCGGCGATATTAATGCTACGAATATGACTGCAAAAGGTAGTTATTCTATCTATTATAATACAACTAATGGTATACCTACGGATTCAGATAAGATAATTACAGCAATTAACTGGGAAGATTATAATGATAAGTCTGTTCTATTTGGGTTTGCAGATGATGATCATGTTGAAGTTACAGGAATGTCCGTGACGAAATCAAATAGATCTATTGTGTTTGGAGGAGAATCTATTCAGCTCAATGGGATAGTCTATGTGACAGGTACAAATGGTTCTATCCCGTACCAAAATATTACCTGGAATCCTCCAAGCTCCACAGTTTTCTCGTGTAATGGTTATGGACATCATCATACAATCCTTCCTACCGGAACAGGCACGAATGCAATAGGTATAAGTAATACAAGTGATGACCCTGATGTAAGTGCAGAATGGAGCATTGTTCCTTATATATTAAATACACCAATTGATGACACTGGACGGTACACTGGCGAAAACATCTCAATTTCAAAAGACGCCTCAGCGGCTATGAATATCGGTTCAGCAAAATATAATTTCAAATGCGTATATACAAAATCATTGAATCTAAATGGAAAATCATACAGTATTATAGATAGTATATATAATGCACAAGGATATGGTATTCGTGCTAATTATAATAGTACTGCAAAAGAGCATCGAATTCTGCCATCTCATAATGATGAAAATGCCGACGGACTCGTTACTCTTGGATCAAATGGTACGAGTTTTAAATCTATTTGGTGTAGTCAAAGTAGTATTAATTCTAAATCAGATCGGAATATGAAAGAGGACATAAAAGAATATAATGAGACTATTGAGCAAGCATATATGGAGTTCCAACCAGTTTCTTACAAATTCAAAAACTTCAGCAAAGCGACTAATCATGATCGCACTCATTATGGTCTCATCGCCCAGGGTGTTGAAGAGACCTTACATAAGTACGGAATCACTAACGAAGAGGCAGGATTTTTATTAATTGACCAACTTGAAGAACCTAATGAGGCCGGGAATATGGTGAATTACGGATTAAGATATGGTGAATTTATTCCTTTGAACATGCATATGACCCAGAAAGCACATCGTAGAATTGATTCACTTGAAAAAGAAATTCTTTCACTTAAGGATGAAATTAAAAAACTGCAGAAATAAAGAAAGGTCATGAGCATTCATGGCCTTTTCTTATGCAAAGAAGGTGAACTATGACAAATCAAGAATACGAAGATAAATTAAAAAAAATCAAAGAAAAAAATCAACAGATTGAGATGAAACAAAAGCTAAAGGATGCCAAGGTTAAAAGATTTAATTGGAAGAAACCAAATACAAGTAAACTTATTGTATTTGTAGTCTTTGCTATCAGTTTACAGATACTTTGGTTTAGCGAACACATGATAAGTCTTACTGGAGATACAAGTTATATGTATGCTCTTATTGGTATTCCAGCGGCGCTTATCCCAACAGTCATCTCATATTTTAATAAGGCTAAAATCGAGAACATCTCAGACTCTGGCTACGTTTATGAGGCTCGAATGGCAGAACTTAATCAGCAAGACACTTCAGATGATGAAGCTGTCGGTTAGGAGGAAATTATGAATATTAAACAGGGTATTCAGGACGTATTATATTTAATCATTACTGGTATTCTCCCATTGCTTATTACTTATGGAGTCCTTTTCCTGAAAGTAAAAATCAAAGAGCAGGAAAAGAAACTGGAAAATGATCAGCTCGTGAAATATATTGATGCTGCTACTGATGCTATCAGTAAAGCTGTATTGACAGTCAATCAGACCTACGTAGATTCTCTAAAGAAACAGGGCAAGTTTGACGCTGAAGCAGCAAAGATAGCAAAACAGATGGCAATTGATAAGGCTAAAGCCCTTATTACAGAGGACTCTAAAGCAGCTATTGAAACATTATACTCAGATTTCGAAGCATATCTTAATGATGCTATCGAAGAACTTGTCCGTGAGAATAAAATTTCAAAATAACCTATAAGGAGTACAAGGATTATGAAGAAAACTATTGTAAATGCAGACATTATGGCAATGTATAAAACATTAAATTCTATGAAGAGTCGTGCGGATTTAATCGCAGGAGATGTTGATGTATTTTGGGCGAATACAATGAACCTGAAGACTCTTAAGACTCAGGTAGATAAAATCTCAGAGGTCGAGCAGGAGTTAGTTAATTCTTATTTTACAGAAGAAAACTCACATCCTATTGTTGACGAAAACGGTAATGAAACAGGAAATCGTGCTCTGAATGATGACATAAAAGATAAAATCATCCCTGAAATCCAAGAAAGTCTGCAGAAAATTTATGATAAAACATGTGAACTTGATATTGAGATGATTCCAGAGGAATCTCTCAAGAAAATGCTCAAAGCAAATGAAGACAAACTGTCTATGCTTGATATGACAGTCATGTATGAATTTGTAGAAAAAGATAAATAACCCATTCTACACTGAAAACAATGAAAGGAGGAAGCTATGTATACATTAAAAATTACAGATGAAAATACTGTTATAACAACAGTAAAAGAATCTATTGTAGAAAGAAGTAATGCGGTAGATAAGATTCAGATCATAACCAATAAAATGTATCGAGATCAGATTGATATGACTGATGCTACTGTATATATGAAATATACACTTCCTGTCACAAAGACAATCAAAATGACAAAGTTGATTGCGCACGATACCAATTATGAGACAAATTATATTCAGTATATCATTCCTGCGGATGCTCGAATTACTGCTGAACCGGGAGACATCGAGGTTACTTTTACATTTTATAAACTTGTAAAGAATTTAGACGAATCTACAACATCTTATGTGCGTAAAACACAGTCTGGTATTATCAGTATTACTCCTCTTGTTCCATTCGATAAATATATTCCTGATGAAATGCTAGATGGCTTAGACAAACAGATATTGTCCCTAATGGCAAGACAAAAAGATATTGAGGCGCTAAACGAAGCCATTTACAATGGTCTTGTAAAAGAGTTAGACATTCGATACGACGCTGAAAACGACAGGATTACATTGACTAATAGAGAAGGTGATACCGGTAAAGGTATTAAAATTGAAGACCTCTCTTCTATTGTTGCAGAAGGAATGTCAGGAAAAGATCCGGACGGCGAACAAGATGGCGTTGTTAATCTTGATAATGTAGTACAGTTAGATAATTTATTAAAATAAAGGTAGGTGATTTGTATGGCATTGATTCCTGTATTTTACACTGCATCTACAAAAGATATAGCAGAAAAATCATATGAACAAGGAATTTTAAAATATCCAGGAATATGCTGGATACAAGATATTGAAACTATTGTATATGTATCATCTGATAATGAGCTACATTATGCAAAAGGAAATGAACAGATTGACAAAGTTATAGGTGCAGTTTCTGGACATTTGCCAGCACTTAATGATGACGGAAGTTTGGTCGACTCCGGCAAATCGGTTAATGACTTCGAAGCTGCCGGTGCTGCTGCATCTGCTTTAGCTGATGCAAAATCATATATAAATAAAAAGATCTCAGAATTAATTAATGGTGCTCCTGAGACGGCAGATACATTAAAAGAATTAAGCGATCTTGTTTCTCAGAATAAAGACGTAATTACTTCTTTAGATACCTTGCTGTCTAAAAAAGCAGATATAACAGCAATTCCCACCACTCTTCCAAATCCTAATGCATTAACATTTTCCGGACTAGTTGAAGGTAATTACGATGGCTCTGAAGCTGTGAATATTGAAGTACCACAGGATATATGGATTCATGTAACTATAGATTCTTCTGGACATATTAGCGAAAGAGATACAACATTTGAAAAAATTGATAACTATTATACATCTCATCCAAGTAACAATATATTCATGTCATGTTTAATAGATAATATTGAATATATTGGGACATTGGAATCTGCTTCTCCGGGAAATAGTTATACGTTTGGAGTTATGTCTTGTCCCACAGTAGATGCAACAGTTAATGGAATAACTAAAAAAAGTATTACAATATATGAAAATGATGGTTATGGTATAGATAATGTTATATTAAGCATACCTTCTGTTAGAGTTAGTGGGGGTATTACTTTTGAAAGAGCTGTGTGTAAACTTCTTGCGAGAGCTAATATTGGTTACGTAATACGCCCAGGTAGTTATGATGGTGGTGATTATTACTTGGTTATCAAAACTAATTTTGATAGAGGACGTGGAGGATGCCTAGTATATGATAGATATGGAACATTTAAATCATATAGATACACTTTAATGAACGGTGAGGAGTGGACTATTACTCCTACCAGTTCTCCTAACATTATCTCAATAACTACAAAAAATGGAAAATATTATAGCTCACATAACTTTAATGAGATAAAAAAAATAAATCCAGAAAATATGCTTGTTTGTTATAACAATGCATACGGACGTTTAGTATCAATGGATGATAATAAGGCTATATTTAAGATTCTAAAGTCTACTGTCGTTCCTTTCGACGTATATATCCGCATTAATTCTGATGATTCTGTTGAAGTTAAACAAGGAATCCCATATGCTGATTTAAATAAAAGTGATGATAACACATATACTCTTGATCTATCAGAGATATTTATGAACTATGACTTTGCTATAATTTATTATGATGATACAACACAATCCTCTTATTTAGGAAAAATGTACAAAAACACAAATGATGGGACAATATTTAGAATATGGCTGAAAACTGAAATCATGGATGTTACGGTTAATCTTAGTGAAATAAATGATGATACCGATTTATCAGCGGTGCCTGTTACAGTAGAAAAGAAAAGTATAGTACCGTCTACTTTACCTAACCCTAATAAACTTACGTTTGAGGGTGCTGTAACTGCTGAATATGATGGTTCTGGTGCTGTAACTGTATCTATTCCAGAAGTAAATGATGCTGTTATTAATTCATCTGATACTTGGAGTTCCCAAAAGATTTATAATGAGATCGCTCCATTAAAGAAATCCCTAGAAGACGGTATACAATCCGACTGGAACCAAAACGATGACACTGCTGTTAATTATGTTAAAAACAGACCATTTTACACATATTACGTTGAAGCTACTTTTAATTACAATCCAGATGAGGACGACAATATACTCGAAGGATTTGTACCATTTAAAGAAGGGGATAATGTTACCGTCAAGATTGATGGTATAGAATATTCAAAGAGAGCATGCTCTATGCAAGACGGCGGTGATACAACAATAGTCTATATCGGAGACGATCCGAGTAACCAAGATTCCTTTAACTGGAGTATTGGTTGTGTTTATGATCCATTGGAAAATGCAGTAATAGCATTCATCTCGAAAGAACCTCATTCTATAACATATAAAAAAGAACAGTTTCATACAATTGATCCAAGATATATCCCTGTTTCAACGAGAATATTACAAACAGACGAGGATGTTTTTGGTAGTAGCATAATATCAGGAACACGAATTGCGTCAACTCGTGCGAATCCATATCCAAATAAAGAAACATTAACCAAACTGTCCGTGGAAACTTTTAATAAAATGCTGAACAGATCTATAAGACTACCCGATTTTGTCAACGTAGAGGGAAATATAGCATCTATTAGACGGTCAGGCGGGAAAATATACGTTACATGGTCAAGTGTTGGTTTTTATTATCAAAATAAAGTTGGACTAGCAGGTGCTAATCATAATTTCTTTGAGGCTGTAATATGCGAAGATGATGCCAATCCAGGTACTATTATATCAAAATATGGATTTGTTACCATTTCTGATAAGACGATATCCTAATATTTTTAATTAACAGGAGAAATTTGATAGTAATTTGGACGTTTCTGCGTATTAATATATACTAAAATATGTAAGTGAAATTAAAACTACATAAGAATAATAGGAACTATCGAGTTGACTTGATTGATAAACATATAGGCAGGATGGTAACTGCTACTCTCCTGCCTATGAATATCATTTGTGGATTTCTAATAATAAGGTACGAATCTGTTTGTAATACATTGAGAGGGCTATCGTTATCTCCGATTGCAACAAATCTATTTGTATCGTTTTCAATAAGTTTTCTGATATAATCAAATGCATGTAAAGTATGTATAAAGCTTTGCATCTGTTCATATGTGATAACATGTACATCATCTGCCATCTCAAATATAAGAATTTTGAGACCTTTTCGATGCTTATACGTTTTAATGAAGTCATTAATTTCTTTTTCATCAGAAGTGTTAATTTCATCTACTACATAGCTTTCGATGTGGTCGATTCTTATACAGAGTAACTTGATGTAATTTTTAATCTCGTATAACGCCATTGTTTTCCACCTCCTTTCTGGTCATGGTAGGAAAATTATATATGTAATACGATACAATTTCATTAGTAAACGATTGGTAAAAATGGAAATGAATGGTAAATAAAAGATAGTTTTCATAACTTAAAGCAAATTATGAGAGTCTTGTGTGATAACAAGGCTCTTTATTTTTATAGAAAAATGAGGTGAACGAATGAAAAGAGAAACACCTTTATATTGTTGCTATTCTCTTGAACAGAGAAAATTTTTAACTAAGAAAAATATCAAATATGAAATTGTAGGATTGAATCCAAATAATCAACAAATGTTTTGGGTTTATATCAGAAGTAAGGAATTAAATGATGCTTTGAATTTATGGACTGCTAGGAAATAGCGGTTCTTTTTTATGTTTAATTTTGAGGAGGAATTTTATTATGGGAAACGATTGTTATACTGTTTACAAACATACAACACCAAATAATAAATATTACATTGGAATTACCGGTCAAAACCCATTAAAACGTTGGCAAAATGGATATGGATATAAAGGCCAAATATTTTTTTATGCTATTCAAAAATATGGTTGGGATAATATCACGCATGAAATCATTAAAGAAAATCTCACTGAAGAAGAAGCCCAACAATTAGAAATAGAGTTGATAGCTAAATATAGAAGTAATCAAGCCGATTTTGGATATAATGTTTCATCCGGAGGTAAAGGAACTCATCATGCAAATACTGGATGCATGGATGAAAATAATTTAAAACATTATTCTCGTCCTGTAAATCAATATGATATAAAATTCAATTTTATTTCTAGTTATATAAGCATTGCTGATGCGGCATTAAAGACAAATACAAATCCATATGCATTATCTAACGCATGTAATCAACGTTTATTAACTGCTAATGGTTATATATGGATACATAAAGATTGTGACAATCTACAATATAGAGAAAAACTAAAACAAAAACTATTTGATAATAAACATTATAATAATCAGTCAACATATGCATGCAGACCTGTTATATGTTTTGATTATCAACTAAATTATATCTGTACATACAAAAGTATTAATTCTGCTAAAACAGCAATTAATAAAAATAACGGGCAACCGATATTTCTTTCTTGTGTTTCTCAGCAATACTCAGCTTACGGATATGTGTGGCGTTTTGCTGATGAAATTTCAGATCTGTCAATTTTTCAAAAAGATAATTCTTATCTCATCCCCAATAAATACAAAACCATTCTCAAATTTAATTTAAATAAAGACTTTATTTGTAAATATGAAAATTCTATAGCTGCTTCAAAAGACGAAGATAATAACATCACGACTAGCAGAGTTATTGAAATATGTAAGCGAAATAGAAACTACTGTAATGGCTATATTTACCGATTTGAGGATGATTGTGAATTTAACATTCAAAAGGAGGCTGCATAATATGGCAACAAAATTACTAGATATTAGTTTCTGGCAGGATACTTTAGATTTTGCCAAAATCAAAAAAGCTGGATACGATAATATTATTCTTCGTGCAGGATATGGAACTACTATTGATTCCAAATTCAATGAGTATGCTAATGCTTGTAAAAAAAATAACATTAATATTGTAGCTGTATATTGGTTTATATATGCTACAAACACTTCCGAAGTAAAAGCCAATGCAAATAAATGCTTAGAAGTAATTAAAGCATATAAACCTAAAATCGTATTCGCCGACTTTGAATATGACACTGTTACGAAGGCTGCTAAGAAAGGTGTAAAACTTGGTGCAAAAGAATGTGATAGTTTTACTATTGAATTTTGCGAAACAGTTAAAAAAGCAGGATATACTCCAGGATACTATGCCAATACAGATTATTACAAGAATATGTACTCTTCTGTAAAAAACAAAGGTTATGTATTCTGGTTAGCTCATTATAAATCAGATTATTCATATCATGAACCACCTATTAAATGTGATTTCTTTCAGTACACAGACAGAGGTACTGTACCTGGTCTAACAGGTAAAAAATTTGATACTAACGTCTGTTTCTCTGAGAAATATCTCTCTAAAACTTCTTCCACTTCTACAAATAAACCCAACACAAAACCTACAACATCCTCTATAACAATTGATCAAGCAATTGATGCTCTTATTGCTACTGCTAGAGCTGAAGTTGGGTATTTAGAGAAAAAATCTAATTCTCAGCTTGATAGTAAGATTGCGAATGCAGGTTCTGCTAACTATACTAAGTACTGGAGAGACGTAAAACCAGAATGGAATGGATATGCGTGGTGTGCAGCGTTCGTCTCTTGGCTTATGATGAAAACATTCGGCTTAGAAACAGCTAAAAAGCTTCTTAAACATTGGCCTTATACATACTGTCCAGCTATGAAAGACTATTTCACATTATATGCAAATCCTCAGCGAGGAGATATTGTAATTTTTTATCGCAAAGGTAAATTTGCTCATACAGGATTAGTTACTAAAGTCGAAGGTGATAAATTCTATACTATCGAAGGAAATACTTCTTCAGGATCAGAAATTATCCCAAATGGTGGTGCTGTATGTGCCAAAAGTTATTACAATTCTCAGCTTCCGGGTACAAAGTTCTGTAGACCGGATTACTCTATTGTCACATCTATTCTGACTTCTAATACCACTTCTAACAGTTCCAATCCAGCCTCAAATCCAGTATACGCAGCATGGGTAGGTTCTTGTACAGCTAACGGAACAGACGTGTTCTCAGGTGCTACAGGAGCTTCTAAGTTAGCTACATATCCTAAGCTGAACAAGGGAAATCTTGTTGATGTTATCGGTGAATCCGGATCAAGATATCAGGTTCGTATCGCGGCAAAATATATCGGCTATGTAGAGAAATCTAACATCAAAAATCCTAATGCTGCTACAACAACTACTAAGAAATATCCTTTTGTAGGAAAAGTAACTGCAAATGAACTCAATGTTCGTACTGGTGCAGGTAAAAGCTATAGTAATTTATCAGCTTATCCCATACTTAAAATGGACAACTTGGTAGATGTCCTCCGTGCTACAAAAGATACCGCCGGTACAAAGTGGTATAAGATCAAAATTGCAGGTAAATATACTGGTTATGTTTCCGCTCAGTATATTACTAAGGTATAAAGGAGGCACAACATGGGAATAGAGCAAATTCAGAAAATCCATGAGTTTGGTGAGATAAATGTTGTCATTGTTGTGCTTCTTGTTGCTGCATTAGTTATTGCTCTTAAAGCTGGTTGGGAAAAGTTATTAGATGCACTTGGACTTGAAACTAAGTCTTCTCTGGAGAAGAAAGCTCTGGAAACTAAGATAGCTGAACTTGAAAAAAAGATTGCAGATTTTGAACAAAGTCAGCACACATACCATGATCAGTCTATCAGTATTAGAGATGATCTAAAGACAAATCAATCTACTCTAAGTGCTCAACTTACTGATCTGACGAACTTAATGCAAAACTTTATTCACAACCAAGATGAATGTACTGTAGCATCATTTAGAAGTTCTCTCTGGAGAATGCATAGAGATTTTATGTCTCAGGGATATATTACACCAGATGGATTAAAAACATTTCTGGAAATGGGGAAATTGTACGAGAAGGCCGGTGGAAATGATATTTATCATGAGAAGCTTCTTCCTGATATTGAATCATTGGAGGTTAGATATACAAAAGACAGTGTACTATAGGGAGATTATGTGCTAAAATGAAAAAGTATACAAACGAATCAAAGCGAAATGATTATAAATGGTTCACACTTCATAAAGAAGATTTGTACAATAGATACGGACATAAATACATTGCTATTCGTAATAAGCGTATACTTGGAGCTTTTAGTAATTCATATGATGCATATACATCTATTAAACCATCAGGAACATATTCTGTATATGAATTACTTGATCCTAAAGAACCAATAAAAATTTATATTCCGCAGTAAGAGAGACATTATGAAAGCCAAATCGTTTACATATATCACAAGAGAAAAACCACGACAATTGATAACTATAGTAAAAATACATTCAAAATATGCCAAACAGTATAATGATATTAATAAGCCATGGAGAGCTTTATGGGATACTGGAGCAACAAATTCATGTATTTCATCTAATGTTGTTAATTATTTAAATTTAGAAGTAAATGATTCTGCTTCGATTCAAACCGCTGGTGGGATTTATCATACCAAACAATATCTTATAGATGTTGAACTAACAAATGGTGTAATTATAGAGGATATTCCTATGTTTAATGCTGAATTAGACGGTTATGACATGTTAATAGGAATGGATATAATATGTCAAGGTGATTTTTCTATTACTTCATCAAATAGTCTTACAAAATTCTCATTTCGAATACCGCATAAGAAACATGTGGATTATTCAATTAATGAGAAGAAAGCTTCTTTAAAATTGTAAAGTTTATGGGTAGTCAGGCGTTATGCTTGGCTACCCATTTTTTTACTTTTATGTTATACTACTCTCTCAGAGAGGTGAACAAATGAAAAGATATGAATATAAACCAGGCTTCTGCAAGCTGCTCCACTATAACGGATTATGGAGAGTTGAATGTCAATGAGTACCTGGACATTTCAGAAAAGTGAAGATGGTCTGTCCATGTATCAAAGACGGATGTGGTCAGGATTGTGAAGTGTTTGAAACTGTAGCTGATGTTAAGGATCCGAGTATGGAATGGCATATGTGAAACGAATCGGGAGATATGATTGGATGAGTCCGTTTTTCGTCGATTTATTTCGATAAATATTTAGTATTTGCGACCAATTTCCGACAAAATTTCCTTCTTAAATAATGTATAGTAAACGTACATTATATATCGAATTTAGAGGAGGAAACATGAATTATGGTGAATTACGGTAACGCAGATTTTATTTATGACCTTATGACAGGAGTATATAATCGAAGGATTATAAAAGATTCTTTAAAGGATATTGTTCCGGAAGATAAACTTTTCGAGAGTGCCATGGGTGAGATATACGAAGCCAGGATTCGGATCTGCGATAAGATGGGATTAGAGTTGGATGAAAATACAGATCTGAATATCATCACGGACAATTATTCCGCGCTCTGTAGATATCTCTGCCGCAAAATGTTCTTATACGGTACAAACCTGCAGAAAATATAATTATTTAGTACATACACACTTATTCAGGCGTAAAATTTAAACGAACTAAAAAGGACAGTCGAGCGTAATACTCTTCTGTCCTTTGTTTTTACCGGAATGTTGCTATCAATATATCATCTACCTCCTCTGATAGTTATTTTTAGGAAAATCTTCTCATTGTACTGCTTGATTTGTTGACACCATCTGTACACCATTTTGGTGTCAGGTTACGTGAAGATATAATACAATACGTGAATATCAATTCCTTAAATTCAATAGTTGATGCTGAAAAGTGGATATGTTACTACGATCTAAAAAACGCTTGTATGAATGTCTTCTACTTATATTTTATTCTGCATAATGCTTGAAGCGCATGGATATGTAATGACCTGAGATGTGTTTTACACCATTTTTACACCGTTTAATTAAGATAAGCAATTATGAGGCATTTAGAAGTCTGTAATAGATACCATCATGTTTTCAAGTAATTTGATATCCGAATTTTTTTTATCTTCTAAAACATCAGTATAAATATCCATTGTCATTTTTAAGGAAGAGTGCCCAAGATATGCCTGTACTGTCTTAGGTGGAACACCTGCTTCAAAGCAACGTGTAGCAAATGTGTGTCTAAATGTATGAGTAGTAAAATATGGCATAGGCACTTGATTATTTTTTTTTCGTTCTTCATTAACCTTATTTATTACTCTTTTTATATTGTTTGTGTATGTAGTTGGATGTATTGGACCATTTAAACTTGAAACAAATAATAGATTTCCGACTATATCTTGGTGTTTTGGAGGATACGGGAGTTGTTGAACCTGTTTCATTTGATCTTGAACTGCTTTCCTGCAAATACTATTCATTGGAACTTGGCGGAAACTTGCTTTTGTTTTTGGTGGATGAATTTCAAATTCTGTAGTTCCGTTTTTACTTAAATATACAATAGTTTTGTTTACATCAATTACATTGTTTGCAAAATCAATATCTTCAAATGTTAGTGAACATAATTCACCACAACGTAACCCTGTATTAATTGCTACAACAAATAAGTTATAATAAAAACTTTCTTTAGCAGCTTGGAAAAAGTCTTTTTGTTCTTTTACAGGTAAAACATATGTGCGTTGCGATTTTGTACCAGTTACTTTAATTCCTCTAACTGGATTCTGACGACATAAATTATTATCTATTGCGTAACTAAACATATTAAATAATTCTGATCTTATATATTCAACACGACTTTTAGACATATTTTTTCCTAAAGTGTTAAAAAAATCTGTTATCATTATATTTGTTATAGAAGTTAATGGTGTATTTCCAAAAACTGGCTCAATATGATGTTTGTATGTAGATTTTAATGAAAATATAGATGAAGAACGTAATGTAGGTTCTTTATACACTCTCATCCATTTTTCATACCACTGCCCCAGCGTCATATTTGGATTAGCTACATTATTCATATTATAGTCATCGACAACCTCAGTCATCAAAGCATTTTTAACTTCTTTCAAAGTCTTTCCATACACACATTCACGTTTCCCGAACCTATTTACAAATCGGGCTTGATATCTACCGTCCTTTCTCTGTGTGATACCTTTTCCAAGTTCTTTACCTTTTAAATCTTTTCCCATTATACATCATCCTTTCGTCCGTATGTACAATGAGAGACTTTCCCACATTTATCATATCATACATACGGACTTCTTTCAATCATAGATAGACAATACTATCTAGGTATTTCTCAAATCTTTGACGCTTTATTAAACATCTGTTCCCGGAATACATTACGAATGTACATCCAGGCTCTTTTACAAGCTCACGAAGCTTGTTCTTTCCTATATTAAAGTATTGAGCAGCCTCATCTATGGTCAGAGCATATTTCTCAGACAGCTGTATCATTTTGATCACACTCTTCTAGTTTTACATAAGAAAGTACTATATGAGCCAATGCCTTAGGAGTAGCTGTATATCCCTGATTTTCTATCACATAGTCTACTTCATCCTCAATCCCATCAAACTGCCCCACGTCAGACAAATTTCTTCTGTAGGCTTCCTCAATATCATCACCACGCTCCAGAATTTTAATAAACCTGTCTCTTCGAGGAACATCAATATAAAAAGACACAATATTTAAATCTTCATTCTTTTTTAATTGTCTAAGCCCATGAGGAGTTAGTACAACTACTTTATCATTAGTACAATCTTTTTTAGCTGTTCCATACTGCCAGTCTCTATAAGAAGCATGTTCTGCAAACATGCCTCTTTCTTTCATGGAGTTAAATTGTTCCTCTGTAACAAAATGGTATGTCTCTCCGTCTATATCTTCTTTTCTCATAGGTCTAGTAGTATATGTAACTATTTTGTTATATCCCATAGTCACGAGTTCTTTTTCAATGGAAGATTTACCAGATGCTGATTCTCCTACAAGTACAATCATGCTGCCACCATCTCCTTCTTCGTATAAGTAATTAAATCTTCTGCATATGGCAAAGTTAAAATCCAATCACAGAATGTATGCCATTCACTTAATTTATGAGCTTTTCTGTCAAAATACATAGCACGTAGATTCTCATAACTAAAAGTTAATGTTCGTGTCTGTAACCAACCATCAGGGAGCCAACGTACTAAAGCCTTCCAATAACGTTTATCTTTAGTTTCAAGAAACTTTTGTCTATAATACTCACATTTATTAATAATATCTGTTGGATCCTCAATCTCAGGATCAAAGTCATCAGTTTCAAAGCACTCTAAAGTAATAGGTGTACTAGCAAGTTTATGCATTGTACTGGAACTATTCGCTACAGTTCCTACTTTATATGTATCATATTCTTTCCACCAGTAGAGAGGACCTGTAACCGTGACACACACAAGAATCTGTCTCATAAATTTTCTATGTGTCGAACCAGCATTAATAAGCCTCTGACATAAATCCATATCATTTGGACCAATAATGTAATCCACCATTCCACACTGATCGTAAGATCCATTATCAAATGGACAATCAGCACAATCAGCAAGCATACAGTCAACACTATCACTCTTAGCATGAGACATCATAGGCAATCTCATTCCATAAAGTGCTTCTTCAAAGTTATATACATGTGTTCTTTCAAATTTCATACGTTAAACCCTCCAATAGCCAATCTCATCACAAAAAGCATCTACTTCTTTAGTTGGTCCTAAGACATTAACTTCCATCTCTTTGGGCAGTCCCAAGGACAACACACCTAAAACAGACTTCATGTCAATGATGTATCTACCAACTTTTGCATCTATATCACAGTTCTTATATTTATTTGCTATAGAAACTATCTTTGTAGCATCTGATGAATCATTTAGTCGAATTTTCATATTTATCCTTTCTTTTTGTCGAATAAAATGATATAGTGCGTATGGTTGTTCTGTATACTTCATTAACACACAACCAACACACATTTTTCTTAGAGGTACTATATTAGTACCTCTATTTTTTTATTTCCCAGTACTTCCAAATCCACCATTACGAGTTTCTTCAGTCTTATCATCTTCTGTAATTCCATAAGGTAAGAAAATCCCCTGACAGAAGCCATCACCTTTAGCTACTTTCATAGTCTTAGCACCCTCATTAGTTAATTTGACCATGATGTGTCCTTCATTGTCTGAGTAGAAATAATCGCTATCAATAATTCCTACAGTGTTTTCGAGTCTTACTCTATATTTGAATCCAAGCCCACTTCTTGGGAAAAGCATCAGAACCCAATCATCATTCATGCCACAACGAATACCTGTCGGAATCTTAATTGTTTCTCCTGGTTCTAACACAAACGACAGTGGAGAATAGAAATCATAACCAGCACTACCCTTAGTCGCTCTCTGAGGAAGTTCAATAGGGTAATATGCATCTTTAATTGATTTATCAGTAATCATTGATGGCTTACCGAATGAATCTTTCCATGCTGCTTCAAACTGTTCATAAGATACCTTTTCAAATTTTGCTACTCTTTTCATTTACAAATCTCCTTTTTTAAATACTCAATATATTTATCCCACTCACCTAATGAGTAGATATATTCTTTAGTTCTCAGACACTTTTTCTTCATATCTTTTTTCAAGTCAATTGATCTATATTGCTTACTTTTTTGAAGTTTATTGCTCAAAAAAGCGTCAGTTACCCTAGAGACTAACAAGTAATCCTTGTTGTCCATAGAATCCAAAATGGCATTGTATTTTGTTAAATCTTCCTCAGGAATAGGGTAATCATATTTGGGTAAGTTCTTAGTCGAGAAAGGACTAATATCAGATCCTGCAGTTGCAGGTTTGAGAAAAGATGCTATGTACTCTAGCTTACGAGCATGGAATTTAAATTCTATCTCTTTATCATTCTCCATAATACTTCGCACAGTACCTTCATCTTCAAGTGCTTTATATAGTTCTGTATAAGTTTTATACTCCGGTAATCCTACATCTTTAGCTATAGCTTTTAAAATATTATGCCCTCTTCCTATAGATGGAATATAAGCTACAAGAGTAGAAAAACCATAATGATATATTTGGGCACCTCCATAACATTTGATGTAAATATCATCAAAACTTGGGTCTATTCCTCCAGAATCATCTCTGGGGTAATCATTAGTACTTTGATCTATTTCGGCTTTTAGCCTGTATGTACCTTTATATTTCATTAAATATTTTGACATACTTTTTCCTTTTCAAATAATTTCTCAATGCCAGTTACATTGTTACCATGATTCATAGTCTTAGCTAGCTCTTTCTGCCACAGAACTTTCCATTCATCTGGTGCTTGATATTCACTTACTAGGACTATATTTTTTTCACTCATCAATTCAGCCCATGACCAAAACCTGTCATAATCAAAATTTAATGATGTATTGTATTGCTTGGTCCCTTTATAAGGAATATCACAATAAAACAGACAATTTTCATAGCCTGTATAAAGTTCTTCATAATCCCCAGAAGCAAAATCTATTCCTGAAAGGGTTGGTATTTGCTTTATAAAATTTCTCTTAGCTTCATCGTAATAATTTCTTTTACTTCTACCATCTAAAAATCCTTGACCATTAAAGCCACCATCATAAAATCTCCCAGAGTAACTTGCAAAGAAACCTATTACACCTATATACCACTGGGGATAATCAGTAAAATCAGCAGCATAATAAGCTTTTCTACAATCACTGTATAAATCTTTTGTCACTACATTGGGGAGGTCAGAAAGATGTTCTCTATTTTTGAAAAGTTCTATAAGATATGGATTGTTGTCAGATGCAATTTTTTTATCACACTTAATCTTATCAATAATATTACAGCCACCACAAAATGGCTCTATATACGTTGTAATCTCATTTTTATCTATTTTATCTTGAATAATTGGAACTATGTCTTTTGCTATTCTGGACTTACTGCCCATATATTTCAAATTCATTTACCAGAAAGTGACATGTCCTTAGTGCGCACCTAACTTTTATCCTTTCTGTTTAAATATTTATTAATTTGTCATCGTAATCTGTTTTATGATTCTCTTGAATCGGTTCCCTTTTTAAATCCAAAGAAAGAAACATTCTCTTTAAATATATAATCGTCATTGATGTAGTAACATGGATGTTCTTTTGTCCTAATAAAAAAGCATTCCTCTTGTGTTAACTCGCAACAATTGAACAAGTAACTCTCTCTGTAATAATCACAATTGAGACAATCCATTAAATCACTGTCCTATCATTTCTTTAGTAATTTCTTTATATATTGGTCTACTTCCACTTTTATATTTATTTGATTGTAAAATTTCTAAGATTAATTCCTCTTTATCTGCATTAAACCCCACTGTAAATTTAGAAAACAGTATACCTCCTGGCACCCAAAACGGAGGGCTAATTTTTACTGATTTAACACTTTTTAATCTTTTAATACAGTCATGGTATGAATATAGTGGGTTCACTTGATAATACTTTCTATTTCTCCAATCCACTTTATCTTCTAAACTCCTCTGCTAAGATTTCAAATTCCACATCATCATGTAATTTTCCATCCATTAATTTACATATTTGTCTGTGATAAGCACATTCTCTGCCACCATGTTTCTTAATGAAATTCCTATATCCACGAATAGCAGGATTGTCGGCTACACAGCTCCAACATAATCTATTCAAATGGTACTTCTCGAAAATATCATATATGACCTGATATAAATCTTTAGCGAATAACATATTACCTTTATCAAAACTGATTGCACCAAAACGATCGGCACTCATTGTTACAAAGCTAACAGAATATGAAATATATCCTAATATATTGCCGTCTTCATCAACAGAAACAAAATGGTGAGAATCATAATTATTATCTGGAATATCTGGTTCCCCAGTTCCGGCCCAGCCAGAATAATACATATACTCTTCGTTATACCAAGTTTCTATATACTTCTTTTTTATTTCTTCTCTATATAGTTGTGCTGGTTTAATCATGTTAATACTCCTCATAGTCAGTCTCATCACTGATATTCAATTTATACTTTTCAGCTTCATGCACTTTATTTAGAGCAACTTTTCTACTATCAAATACAACCTCTCCTACGGTGTCAAACCCTAAAAGATACGCATGTTTATCTCTTTTGTCTATACCTACAAAGTAGGTGTCTGCGACTGTACGGACAGTCAAGTCACAGACATCATAAACACCTACTGTAGGAAAGATTTTAGTATAATAGAGTTTGTCACCTTTCTCTATTATCTTCATTAGTCACATTTACTCCATCCACAATTTTTACAAGTGTTACAACCACCTTCAAAAACTAATTCTCCTCCACACTGAGGACATTTAGCTTTAGAAATAGGCATAATCTTAGGTGTAACAACTTCTGATTCTTTCTCTTCAACATCTGGATATCCTACTTCATCCATCATTTCTTCATACATTTCAAGGAGAGCATTTCCAATAGCTACAGGACAACTACTTCCTTTAGATGTATCATGTTTAGTAGCAGTTCTTACCGCATATGATGGACAAGTACCAGAAGATTTCAACTGATCTACAATAGAATAAACATCAATTCCACCTCTAGCAGCTAATGAAATCATTCTTGATAACCCAATCATGAAATTGTTACATCCACCGGAGGAACCTTTACTAAAATAAGTTTCAAGTAACTGTCCATTGTCAGGATCAAAGAATGCTTCACAATGGAGTGTTCCACAACCTGTTCTAAGAGTTCGTTTCTTACCTACACAATTGTCATCTGCTTTGATAATCATTCCTCTTTCTAAAGAATGAGGTGTTTCAACAGATTCTTCTGTATCATTCTTAATAGTAAGAATACCAGCTCTCTTACATCCATCTCTAAAAATGGTCACACCCTTTAGTCCAGCATCCCACGCTGTCATATACAGATCTTCTACCTGTTCAACTGTAAAATCATTTGGAACATTGACAGTAGAACTAATAGAAGCGTCAATATGTGACTGCCAGATACTCTGCATATAAATTCTGTTTTTATAGTCAAGTGTTTGAGCTGTTACAAAATAATCTGGTAATTCTAAATCGTCTTTCAGTCCATGTTCGTCCATATATTTCTTTACAATTGGTGTGTATACTTTGTAGTATTCATCATGACCTTTAAGGGATTCTGTTTTACGAGTGTAATAATTTGCAAAGATAGGCTCAATACCACCAGACACACCAAGCATTGTTGAAAGTGATCCGGTTGGTGCAATAGTAAGCAACTGAGAGTTTCTAAGTCCAAAAGACTCAACTAACTCTTTTGTCTTTCCTAAGGCATTCTTACTATAAAATGCAGACTGCTCAACAGCTTCTGGCTTATATTTTGGATACGGGCCATATGTTTTAGCTAATATAGCAGAAGTTCTAATAGCCGTATCTGCCATTGTATGACCAATCATGTCACAAAGATCAATAGCTTCTGGACTGCCATATTTGATACCTAATTTAATAAGCAAATCAGCAAGTCCAAAGATTCCAAGCCCAATCTGTCTCCAATCATACACTGATTGTCTTTGCTCTTTCAGTGGATGAAGCGGTAGCCCCTCATCTAATACTTCATTAAGAGCAATTACCGATTCTTTCACGCAATATTTAAAGCTATTAAAATCAAAGCCTGTATCACATGTAAATTCTGATAAATTGATGCTACCTAAAAGGCACGAACCTCCCGCTGGCAACGGCTCTTCTGCACAAGGATTAGTTCCTGCATACTCAAACTCATCATCACAGCTAAGTAAGTTCCAGTTATTGATTCTATCCCAGAAAAGCATTCCAGGTTCAGCATAATCCCAGTTCATTTCGCACATTTTATGAAACATTTCATATGCATCAATCTCTTTAGTAATTGTTTCACCAGTCTCTAATCTGGTGAATGAAAGTGTAAATGGAGTTCTATTCTTTACTGCCGCCATAAATTTGTCTGTAATTCTGATAGAGATATTAGCTTTTGTAACTCTATCAAGGTCTGATTTAATTCCAATAAATTCTTCTAAATCTGGATGCTCGCAAGATAAACTGAGCATCAAAGCCCCCATTTATGGACTATCTCTTAATTAATTTAAAAATCAATCTTGGATACTATTGCGGTTATTAAGAAAACTTGCATTTTCTCCGCTAGTCTCTACACCTTCCTACTCTGTAGGCTCGGCACGGTATTATTAAGCAATACGCTTACCTTCACCGTTTTCTTCCAATTCAAGACGCAGGGCTTTATATTTTAAATACTTTCGTTTTAATATGATAAATGATTCATTTGGGTAAATATATTCTAGAAATGTTAAGACATCGGATAAATTTGCAAATTCTAAGACATAACACTTTTCGTTTCCTTTTGGACGAAGTGTTGTAGAAATATTAAGTTTTTTAATTAAATACTGTTGAACCCCTTCTAATATTTTTAATTGTGATGTAAAACTTATTTTTTGCCATAGTCTATTTTTATCTTTTCTACGACCAAAGGTTAAACATCCATCTGCATCAAAGAGTCCTTGTATCAAATATCTCTCCAAATCATCCCTTACTCTAGGATAATGTCTATCTACTTTTAATCTTCCACCTGTAAATTTTAATATATCTACAATCTTTTTTTGTAATCTCGCTCTAGGAAATCTTCTTGTCTTTTTATCAACGGTATGATCATAATTAATATTAGCTTGTAAAATTTTTGATATATATTCTACAATTTCTTTATCATTCATCGTTGTTGATATTTCAACCGAGTTTTTTTCATCAATTGCTGCGTCAGCAAGTATAAATCCTAATATATATGCCTTTTCTTTTGTGTCAATCTTTTCAAACTTATAACTATCATATTTTCTATATTTGGATTTATCATTTAACCCATATTTAGAAATCCAATATGATATAGTTCTGTGATTTAATCCACAATCTTTTTCAATTTGTCGTGTTGACATTCCTTTATTTAAACATTTTTCCAAATAATCTTTATTCATATGTATTTACTCCTTCTACTTTTACGCATTTCGATGGATAGCATTTAATCATTTACGTCTTCCGCTCTGTCCGATTAGACCAGTAACCATAGAATATAAATCCATAAATGAGACAGAGCCAGTTGTTTCTTTAGCAGCATTATTTACTCTTGCTCCCCTAGGAGAAAGCTTACTAATATCTACACCGCAACCGCCACCATAACTATATGTACGTGCCAGTTTCTTAGCACAATCAAAGATACTCTCAATGTTGTCTTCAGGTGGCTCAATCACATAACAGTTGCTGAGACTAATCTTACGTCCTTTATTTTCAAGACCTCTATTAGCAAGAATACGTCCACCGAATAAGAACTTTTTCTCTCTAATTAACTGAGCAATTGTTGTATTGCCACCAGACACACGAGAAATCCACTCATCAAAGGTTTCGTTGTTAGATCTGTATTTTCCTTCCCAGATATCTTTTCCTAACTGATTGTCTTTTCCTAACCATTCCTGTACTGTCATACACATTCTCCTTAATCATAATAATTAACAATATAATCAATAGCTTCATTTAATGTCTCAAATACTACGTCGCAATCATCTGGAAGCCATTCATATACATTTTGTTTACCAAAACCAATAATAGGGATTTCTCTATCAACGGCATACTGTAATTCCTGTCCAGTTCCAACAGAATTTTCAGTATCATTTAGATTCACTAGAATTAAATCGCAATTCGAAATAAGATACTTTGTGTAGAATGTTTTAGTTTGTTTACCACTCACACTATTTCCTGTACCTCTAGGGAAATACTGTGTTGGATCGTATAATTTGAATCTAATATCATCTAAATACTTTTCTGCTAGGATAAACTCTTTTAGTGCATTACCTCTCCAATTAACACCTAAATCAGGAAGTCCCTTACAAGCTCCAGCCAAGTATATTTTTAACTCTTTCATCCTACTCCTCCATCATATATTTAAGAAATAAAGCTACATCATCCGGATTCTCACAACGAAGTTCTAAGGTATCTAATAACATGTCGCCTGACTGCACTAAAGCAGTCAAAACAAATCTGCATAGCTGACTATTAAGCACGATGTTGTCACCTTCCGGTGAAATAATATCTACTCTTCCTTTACACTGATCTACTACTTTAAAAAATGCATCAAAATCTTTAATTCGATTGATTTTCATTTGTGTCCTCCTTATCTTCTATATATAACTGGTACTCATTTTCTGGACAGCAAGCCGCTTTATACAGTGTTGCCATAGAGAAAACTTCATCCGGTTTGAATCTATCTATTTCTTTATACCTATAACAAGTTTCTTTCTTATCACATTCCACCGGATTTCCAGTACAAAAAGTAATATCATGACTAAAACCCATAACCCATCTCCTTCAACTTTTTAAACCACTTTTGTAATTTTTCTTCCGTATATAAAAAATCATTATCTTGTAACCACTTAACAAAATATTCTTCACTATGAAAGCAATTAGTACATCCATAAGAATAACTTGTATGTTCAAATGGAAGACTGGTGTATATACATTCATATATGTTTTCTCTGCGAAATTCTAACCCACACTTTTTACACTCTCTCCAGAATATGGGTTTTATTTTCTTTACTCGTATAGATTTCAAATACTTTTGTATTTCAACTTTCCTTGAATCCCTTTTCATAAGATGTCTCCAATCGGTTCGTTGATAAATTTATCAATTGATCTATAGTCCTTAAGCATCGCAATTGCTCTGCTTAAAATACCCTCTATTTCACAATATCGAGCGCTATCAGCAATATCTGATAATCTATCAATCACCTGCGTAACTGTCATATTCCTATATGATGGCTCTTTGTATTCGTCCATTTCTGTACCTCCTAAAAATCAAATTTTTTGTTACATAATTCATCTAAATCATCCATAAGATAAGTCTGTCTATGGATAATTTGTTCTTTAGTAATTGCATATTGTAAAGCCTTAGTCTGAGCACATAATATAAATTTTTTGCTGGCTCTAGTAATCATGGTATATAGAAGTTCTTTGTTGAGCATAATAAACATTGAAAAGTCTATCCCGCCAATAACCGTATCAAACTGACTTCCTTGGGCTGAATGACAAGTTATTGCATATCCAAGTTCTATATAAGGAGCATGTGATTTAGGCACTTCTACATAGCCAATTCCTTGAAAATCTATCAGAATATAATCATCTTTTATATCTTTTATGATGCCTAAGTTCCCATTAAAGATATCTACAACTGAGCCATCAGAATTAATTATCTGATACTTGTTCAGCTTATTTATAACTTTATCTCCTACTTTTAGAGTCCATTGAACTACTCCGCTTTTCATGATTTTATATTGTTTTTTTGATTTGGGGTTGTATATCTGTTGAGCTATATGATTTAAAGAAGCTACTGAAGATACTCCCTGTTTACAGGGAACAATGATTTGTACGTCCAGAATTGACTTGATATGTTTAATTTCTTCTTTAAAATACTTCACTATGTTGTGATATGTATTAGATTTATCAGTATAGCAATTGAGTATCATGTCCTGGAGTTCTCCTCTAGTTTCTTCTCCAGTCCATCCATTAGCAGTTAATTGTTTTCCTTGTCTTACTCGAATACTTTCGGTAATAATAGCTGATTTCTGAGCTTGTCTATGAATTTTATCAAGGAAGATTGATGAGATATATTTGGATTCAAGCATGTCTGCGGCTACTGCACAACTACCGATAGATTCTAGTTGTCCAACATCACCAATAAAGATTACTTTTGTTCCAGTAGCACACGCTTTTAGTAACTGTTTAAAGATATATCCATCAATCATGGACATTTCATCTACAACAATTATGTCGTATTCCAGTGGATCTGACTCATAATTAAAAGGTGTTCTTGGATCACCGTATCTAAGTTTCAATAACTTATGAATGGTCTGACTTTCTTTACCAGAGGCTTCACTAATTCTAGCGGCAGCTCTACCAGCTAAAGCAACTGTTACACTTTCATAATCTTGTAAAATAGTAAGAATGCCATCAATAATACTTGTTTTACCAGTTCCTCCGTAGCCGGAGATACAACATATTTGATTGTCAAGTACCATCTTGATGCCTTCAATTTGTTGCTCTGTATATTTCCAACCTTGAGCTCTTTCTTTCTTTTTTATTATTTCTTTCCAGTTTGAATACTGAAATTTATTCGGAGCATTTTTAAGTCTCATTAAATGCTCTGCAATCGAATATTCGAGGTCATAATACCATTTTAATCCGATTTTAGTTTTATCTTTATTCCATACGATTGTCCCAGAATCTTTTAGGTCATGCATCGCTTCTGCAATATTTAAATCAGGTACATCTTCACCGATTTTATCTATCAATTCCTGCATAACTTCTTCTGAATAGCTAAAGGATTTTCCATTCTCACCTTGAGCTCTTAAGAATAACTTAATACAAGTTTTTATACGGTCTGTACCATAAGGATCAGCTCCATTCTGTAATGCAATATCATCTGCTGTTTTCCAACCGATTCCTCTTATAATCGTCAAATCATACGGATGATTTTTAACAACGTCAACAGCTCTATCAACGTCTTCATGATAATATTCAATAATTTTCTCTATTAATCTGTCACTGATAGAATATCTAGCTAGGTCTATATATGCTTTATGTTTATCATAGGTATCATTAAATTTTTCAATCCACCTAGTAGCTACACTTGGTCCGCATCCTTTTATCTTTGTAAGTTCTTCAATATTGCCTTCTTTTAAGGCTAAATATGGATTATCTAAGGTTTCGTACATTCTCTGTACATATGCAGGAAACAACTTACAAAGAATATATTTTTGACCTCTAATATCAGTTTCTGCCAAGTCATTATTCATAGAACATTCAAGGATATTTATCTGTTCGCCCCATGTGGAGCTATAATCCATTTCACCTTTTATGTCATAAACTTTTCCCATAATAGGGGTATAGATATTGCCTTTTATACAGTATCTCATGCCTTTTGTCAGATTTCCTATAGATACATCTCTCACTGTTGCATAAAATATACCCCAGTGAGAAGATTCACTATAGTACTTTTGTTCTTCTAAAAGACCTTTGAACTGTACTTGTTCAATCACGGTCTCTATTAATCTTCACCCACTTTCTTTCTATCTGTTTGAGCCAGTATTGTCCCATCACTATAAATTTCTTCAATTTTATTGGTCGTATGAGTATAAACAGTATCTGCATACTTTGTGACAACAAACTGATCCTCACGTCTATAGCCGCAAACAATAATTTTGGAACCTCTTTTAAACCAAGATTCTTCCAAAACCTTTTTCTTATCTGCTTTCTGTTCAGAAATTCTTTTGTTATAATAGCTGTACTGACCTTTGTTATATTTACAAGTCACTACACAATGATTAGTGAGTAAAGTTACCAGATGTTTGTTGTTATCAGAATCTAAGACAGTTCCGGCTAATCGAACTATCTGGAACTTAGGAATATGTTTAATTTCTCCTCTGATTCTCCTCGTGATATATTGATATACTTGAGGACTTTCTGGAAGTGAGTTGTAGTCTACCACTCCATACTTTGCTTCGTTTAAGTTCCATAACTCATGTCTATCAGGATAATAGCTTAATGACTCCATGTCCCACTGTTCCAACGATCCAGATGCATAGGTTGCTATTGTAGAATCAAACTTTTTCTGGTTATATAACTGGAGCGTCTCAGGTAAGGCCATATAATCTTTCAATGGTTGTATAAGAGCATCCCATTCTTTGTTAAATAGCTTCTCTGAAATAATTACTCCATCTCCTTTTGTTCCTACAATACATGTATTGAAATGTTCCATTAAGAATTCTGTTCCTCTTTCGTCCAATGCAAAATACCTATCATGATATCCTTTTTTAGGTATCTTTTTACCCTCTTCTATTATGTTTTTTAAGAAGAAACTTTCATGCAGTGCATAAGCTTTAAAATTCTTAATTCTAATCAATATTTCCATCTCTTTGGGGAAGATATCGTATTCTAATGCAGAATTAAATTGCTGCATAGTCAGTTTGTCTGTAGGTGCGAATACATTACGAGAAAGAAACTTTTTCATTGTTGCCATACGATCTGGAGAATCAAGTTCGTTGAAACATCCAGCTTTAATTAGAATAATCATTTTAGCTGTACCAATAATTTTAGTATCTACTAAACGCTTACAAAAATCCTCAAATGCACTATATGGTTGATGCTCTACAATAGCACGAGCTATATCATCACCAATTCCACAAAGTCCTTTGAATGAGAAAATGATACGATTGTTCTTTTCATCTGGAACAAAGGAAAACTTTGCTTCATTGATAAGAGGTCTGTCTACTGTGATTGAGCGTTGCTTAAAATTAGCAATTGCTGAAGCTATCTTTCCATACTTAGTCGATTTATTATCTTCTATCTCTTCATTGGCACCAGCATCAACAATAAGGTTAGCTGCATTCCAATAAATTAGTGGATAATGATACGCTAAATTCATCTCTTGTACTGCAATAGTTGAATAAGCAACAATATGAGGGAGACTAAAGCTATATCCAAGCTGTTTTCTTATAACTTCGTTCCATACATAATCAAGCATATTGATTCGTGTACCTATCTCTAATCCATGCTTATAAAATTTATCATGTGCTTCTTTCTGTAGTTTTTTCTTTTTCTTTGCGATACTTTTACGTAAGTAGTTAGCTTCAGTCATAGTAAAATCTGATATGTGTTTATCCATAGATAGTTGCATTACTTCTTCTTGCATTGTTGCCATGCCATGAACAGATTTTAAGTATTTCTCTATAATCCCTATTTCATTGGCATTTAACTGATATTTTTGTTTCATACATTTGTACCATTCATTGATATTGTTTTTATATCTAACAAAAGTATCAATTGGCTGTTCTTCATCTTCTCCTTGTACCATAAGACGCATGGCAGCATTAGCAGTTCCCAGCTCAGTTAATGATCTAGGCTTAATTGTTTGGATGGCTTTAGCTCCTACTTGAGTCTGAAACTGAAATAAATTTACAATTTCAAGCTTTTCTGCCATTTTCCACATCTCTTCTGAGTCATAATCCAACACATCAGGATGTAGATACTTATTATAGGTATCTCTTAAAGTGCCTTGCCATTCTATATATCCATATTTGACTAAAAAGTCTAAACATAAATGCATAGCGTCTAAATTCTGAATAGTCAGATAATCAAACTTAAGTCCACCACAATAAGAAGAATTATCCATATCCCATTGTGTAACAGGTTGTCCATTAGGAGCCTTCATCATTGCATTGTGTTCTAAGTAAGGAGCATCAAATATGATTACTCCACTGGCATGTATTGATCTGCCGCAAACTAGACCTTCTATTGCCATAGCAGTATCTAATAAACCAGGATATTTCTTACATTCATTTAGAAACTCTGTCGCAGGCTTTACATTATCTTCTTCGTTACCATATTTCATTTCAGTCAAAGAAGCTGTCTTTCCTCTGGTAACCGGAATCATTCCTGCTAAATATTGTGCTATGTCGTTGTCTATTTTCAACCCCCTAGCAGTTGTGAGAATCGCTGATTTACTTCCTTCTGTTTTAAATGTACAAATGTTAAGTACTTTATCATATCCATATCTTTTTCTTGTTGCTTCTATAATCCTTTGCCTTTTTGAGGCTTCTGTATCAATATCTACCGAAATACTTTATGTTTCCATAAGGGCTAGACTATATTTTCACCTTCGTCTTTAGCGGTCAGGTGTTTCATCTTTCAAGTGGTAGCAATCTCCACCTTACTCTCCTTTGAGATAGTCGTTACACATACATCTTGTATAGCACGGTATTACCACAGCTATCTTACGAAAGACCTTCAGGTTCTCTTAGTCAGCTTATTCGCCTTTGGACAAATGGCTTATAATTGTCATATAAGCAGTCTTAGTTCACTGATACCGTTAGCAGCTTATGCCACACCTCTTTGCAATCAGAGTTTATGAAACTTAACACCAAATATTTCTATTCAGCTCGACCCGTTTTAAAATACTCATTTACTAATAACCTATATTTCTGATATTTTCTATTCATATAAGTTGTAGCATGTCCATAAAATCTATAGCACATTTCAATTGTTTGCATCGGACCGCCGATATTGAGCGCAAAAATGTTATCCTTTCTGTCTTTGTATCTTTTGTCTAATTCTATTTTACTTTTACTAAGATAGTCTTTTAGTCCAATTAAAAACTCTTTCGTGCCAGTAAAGCCAATGCAAGCATTAATAACTTTGCCATTCCTTATATCAATGGTTATACTTCCGTCACCATCCAAATAGCCACGTATAAAATCATACTTATATTGTTTCGGTACGATAGAATCATCTGGAAAAACAAGTTGTTTGGTTTTTTGTTCGATACATCCTTTTTTAATAAGTTGTTGCGCCATATGTTCACTTGTAACCAATACTCGTCCATAAACAGTATTTTTCTTATATGAGCTATTAGTACTATATATATTTATAGGTCCGGTAAAATTAATATCTTCTTTAAAAGCTTCCAGTCGTTCTTTATCTTTAATGCTTAAAGAAAGTCCAACTTTTCTATTTCCACACTTTCTTTTAGACACTATGTATCCATCTGCATATAAGAATCCTAACCAATAAGCTTTATGTTCATTATCTATCGCATCAAAATAATGTTCATTTACAGAATATTTTAAAGCTTGCTCTCTATCTGTTCTTATATGTATGTTGCTCTCTTTTAATTTTTTAGAAACAGCTTCTGGAGAAGTTTTAATTTCTTTTGCTATATTTGCTATTGATTTTTTATTATCAACATATTGCTCAATAATGTAATTTACACATTCTTGAGACCATATTATTCTATTGTTAGAGGTACGTTTAACTTCCATAAGTATCTACCTCCTTTCTTTAGATTTTTATATGAGTATTTTAAATAAGTTGAATCTGGCATCTCTGGTCTACTGGCATGCAAATGCCTCCACCAAGGGATGTTATATTTTAAAGGATTAATTTGTTGCAAATTTATAAGATATGATATATAAAAAGAAGCAATAGATCCTCGTGATGGACCAACTAAAGATCCTCCACCATCTTCTGAGTCGTCCCACATCATATTGATAATATCCAATGCTGTAATATAATAAGAAGAAACTCTATCATTTAATTTTTCACTGGTTTCCCAGATAGCTCCTAACTCATCATTAATTCTTAACATCATTGATCTTATCTCTTCTTTCGTAAGTGACTCCGAATATTGCTTTGACCACCATCCATCTTCGATAAGATATAGCAGATATCTATCACTCTTTTCTTTTGAATAAGCAAAATTCTTAATGTAGGGACAAAAATCATAAGCTGTTTCAAAAGAGTGGCTCATTGTAAACTCTGGTATTTTAGCCTTAGGTACAATTTGCGTATGATACAAGTCATATTCTTCAACCTTCTCACCAATCTCCAAAGAGCACATCAAAGCCTCTTCCACTTCTTCATACCCAAGATAATCCATCCTCTGATGAATTTGTTCATTAGTCATTAGCCAAGTTGATTCATAGAAGTCACCTAACTCTCTTTCTTCATCATCGCGGCTATTAAGATAAGCAGCGTGGATTTCTCTATCTTCTTGTTTCAAATAATGGACATCACAAGCAACCGTAGCTTTTATTCCTAACTGATGTTTTAGTTTTATAATTTCTCGATTCAGTTTTATCTGTTCTTCTGACAGCCCCGGTTGCATTTCTAAATAGAAATCTTTGCCAAATAACTGCTGGTTCCATTCGAGAAAAGGCAGGTAATTTTCTCCTGCAAGTAGAGACTTACCTAATTCTCCCCCTAGACATGCTGTTGTTGAAATCAGGTGTCCAGGATTAGATTTAACCACACGTTCCAGATCACTCTTCAATGTAGGAACACGTTCCATTCTTCCTGTATAAAAACTATTGTCCCACGCTAAGGAGCTGAGTTCTCTCAACTGTTTATGACCTACTTCGTCTTTAGCCAAAAGAATGTAATGATAAAATGGTGATTCACAGGATTTCTTACCGTCTTCTGTTACATATAATTTATCAATAAGATAAATTTCATTACCAAGGATACCTTTGAAATCCTCCGGTAATTCACCGGAAGACTTCATGGCTTTAATTGTTTGAATAAATCTCACATGACCAGATACAGATTCATGGTCAGTGATAGCAACTCCTGAAAGTCCAAGAGATGCTGCTTGTTTTATTAATTGAGGTACTTTTACAATACAATCCAACATACGAAGCTGACTAAATTCTGTATGTGCATGTGTCTCTATTCTCACTAGAACACCAACTTTCTCTTAGTATCTTTCTTTATTTCTTGTCCATAAGGATTAAGTACTGCAAATGATTTCTTTTCAGGTGTCCACAAGCTATGATACTGACATAAACCAGCAAACTTAGGATCAGCATTTGGGGAAGTGCTGTGAAATGGGCACCAATAACATAATGGTGTTGGTTTAGGTGGATACTCACCTTTACCTTCCATTTCATCCATTTCGTTTAAAACCTTGTCCAGTTTCTTAATTCCTCTATTAAGATAGCCTTTAGTACATACTCCTTCGTCTGCTCCTTGGATAGCATCTATAAGGATAAAGTCATATACATGATCTGCAGCGGGCTGTCCATATAAGTAGATACATGCCAGGTCGTAAATCACATGTTGCATAGGTGTTTTTATGTCTGCATTTCTAAATACAGCTTTCGATGATTTGTAATCAGTAATTCGCAACTGTTCTTTTGCATTCTTGTCCACTCTATCAATAAAACCATGTATAATAACTCTATCGTCGTACACAAATTCAAATCTCTGTTCTACTGCTACAGGAGTCCACTCTTTACTATCAATCCTGGATGGTAATACTTTGTTATAAAAAATATCCATCTTCTCTGAATAGTTCATACCAGACTTACTGTCAGCAGTAAAAAACTCATCAAAATATTTCTTTTTAAGGTCTTTTATACCGAGAATGTGATTATCCGACTTCTCATCAGTCTCTAAATAGCCCTCTTCTGTAATACTTTTAAGGTAATCATAATCCACTGTCTTGCCTTCCATTATCATTCTTCCTTTAAGCTCTAATGCTTTATGTAAAATAGAACCAATTTCCATAGGAAGTGATGATTTGCGTGAAAAATTCTTGTCCACGTATTTTAATTTGTGGCTTAATGGGCAGTGATCAAAGTTACTCTCTTTACTGTAGGAGAGATAAGGTAATCCCCTATCCACCTCAGTTACTTGTCGGATTTTCTGACTGAATTCAGTCAATCAATGCCTTTCTATACATAATACGTTCCCTCCAACGCGATATCTTCCATAGTTATTTCTACTTTGTTATCAAGTAGTTTTAATAGTGTTTCTTTGCCTTTATCGGTAGGCGCATCTTTGTAATCTAACAGTCCATCCTTATCCCATAAGATTGACACTTTACAGTAAGGAATAAGTGGACGTATCTTTTTAAATAATTTATTTTTATACAACTCACCGTCCCATCCATACGGATCTTTGTATTCTTTGTCAAAGCCTAAAATCAATTCTTCTATCTTCAAATAATCAAGTAATAGTTTGATTTGTTCATCTGAAATTTCACTGCCGCATACAGCTAAAGAAAAGTCATTGTCTCCAAAATATGAATGATTCTGCATAACGCCTTTCTCAGACTCAAGTAGTAAGCACTTTCTGCAAGCCTTAATCTTGTTCTGATTAATATGAATACCATAAAGATTATGTGATAGTTTATGACTCAGAAATTTTCCTTCTATATAAAGAGGCACATATTTTCCAATGTTTTCTACATCCTCTTCATCAAGATATCTTCCTCTTATACCAATAAGATTTTGATATCTATCTCTATGAGGAATGACTATCTGATTCGTATTACCCCAATAGGATATTTCAAATGTAGATAGTGTTTCTCTGGAGATATGATCGTTCAAGAATACTTCATGCGGGGTATATTCAAACATTTCTAGTACATGTTCATCTATAGGCTCACAATCTGTAATATCTTTGGCTTTATTTTTACCAAACTTCTTGAGCCACGACATATCACATATATGTTTTGGCTTTTCAATATGCTCTACAGCTTTCATATCTATTTGATTAGCAACATAAGAAACTGCCTGGTACCATGTATAAGTAACTCCCTGCGTTCTCTTAGCTCTAATCACTAATTCAAAAATAGAGAATGATTCGCTACAAGACGTGTAGCAATGAAATGTTCTACCGGAATATTTGTCTGTCGGCTCATGATAGTAATAAAGCTTATAACTATCTCCACCATGACAAACTGTTTGAAAAATTAGATTTCCAGATGAATCTGTCCTATATCCATTAGATCCTAAACCAGTGACTATTTTGATTACTTGTTCTTTTGTAAGAGCCTTTAATATTGCATTTTTATCATAATAGGGCATTTATCTCACCTAAAAATCAAATGGTAAGGCCCCAAATAAAGTGCTCGTAGCTTCCTGTTGCTCATCATCAGTAATCTGGATATCATCAAGGCTCTCAGAATGTTCCTCAATTACCTTTTCAATTTGAGCTACCGCTACTTCCGTTTCAATTAGGTTGTAATAGTTGTCTGTGATAAATAAATCTTTCGTTCTGCCAGTAGATAAATCAGCATATTGCCATAAACGAATTTTTGTCAGCTTTCCTCTTCGAACTTTGTAGATGTGTCTTACAAGATTAGGTGTTGGAACTCCATACATATTATGCATAAGTTTCTTTACGCACTCTAGCTCCGCACTCGATGGTCTCAATGAGATTTCACCTAAGTCAATTCTATCAGCCAAAGATTTTGCTCCTCGAAGCATTGTTTCATCTTTAATCTGACTATCTTTGTATGTTCCATTTAGCTGTGTCATCGTCAGAATAAAAATACCTAATTTCATAGCTAAATTTTTGAGAGTATCCATAAATAAGAATAATGTCTGATCCTCTCTCAGTTTCATTCCCTTACTCATAGAAGCAACTTCTGCAATCAATTTAGCTGACATATGTATGTAATCGAATACGAAATAATGGCATCCTTTTTCTCTTTTATAGGTCTTTATGATATTTGATATATCTTCTATACCAAAATCATTTATAATCTCTATATACAAAGGATATGTAGAGATATATTCAATAGCTTTATCTACTCGCTCCTCTTCGTCTCCTTCATATTCACCATCAAGAATCTTGTTCTCTGGAACTCCGGAAACGTATGCCATAATAATTGTCTGTACTTCATCTTCCTCTAACTCGGTAGAGATAAATAATGATGGTTCTTCACATCCGGTGTATATCCATTCTTTTTTATCTGTATCGTAGAAATAAGGAATTGAAATATTACAAATATCTGCCAAAGCAGTTCTGGTTTTACCACCACCACTGTCTGCTGAACGAAGATAAACCTTTTTTAGTCTAGCTCCTCTGGCGATAGTAGTCATCATTGGACTTTGTAGAGGAATGCCAAACTCCGGTTCCTCTTTTAATCTTTCTTTCAACTCTTTCATTCCCTTACCAGCAAGCTGACCTCTTCTGGAAGAATCCATTCCATAAAGCATTTTAGCTTTTGTAATAAGTAAATCCTCTTCTTCCAGAATCATGTCATTTATTGAAGTCGCATCTAACTTAGCTGCTTGCTGCTCTTGTCTACTAGGGTCAATGATTGACTGATCGTAGATGTTTCTTATATCTACCCCACATGAATCCCAGTATCTCAAGAGACTGAATTTTTTCAAACGTTCAAGGTAATAACTGAAATTGTCCAACTCTGCCAATCGAATAGCATCATCACAATAATCAATCCCCTGATTGTCATTGAAAATCTTATATTGTTTCTCGTATCTTGAAAGAAAGCTATCTATAGCGAATGTATCTATAACCTCTACACCTTGGTTGTAGAGATTATATACACATGAAAACAATATTGCATAAAACTGTTCTTCTTCAAAGTCGTATTGTGTAAGTGTATACTCTTCCAAAAGGGAAGGTTTTTTCATAATACATCCTAAACATTGAAGAGTGGCATGTTTGTCAATTAGCATATTCACTCTCCTATTTTGCTTATGTCAATCAAATCTACGTCTTTCTTTTTAGGTGATACTTTTATATATTTCTTCTTATACAGCTTATCCAAGCTTACTTTTGAAGACTCTATACTATCTAATTGGGTATAGAATGCTTGAGCCTGATCATAATACCAAGGGATCAATCCAACAATATCACTATCTTCCTCTTTCCTGACCTCTAATCCAACTATAGAAAAGCAGTAGTCTAAGGTCTGTTCCATTCCTTCCCAAGTAAACTCTTCGTACATTTTCTTATACTTATAAGCTATTGCTGAACTTTTAGCTGTACATTTTCCCTGTATCTGTTCCACTTTATTAAAAAATTTCTCAGCAGCTTGCGCTTCTGATTCTGGTACTGCTTCTGGGATTGTGGGGAGAGCACTTTGTTTCAGCGCTCTCTCATATTGTTCCCTTTGTTTTTTAGTCAGCTTATCATTCTCGATTTTCTCTTTTTCTTTCTTGATTTTTTTATCAAGACAAGCTTTATGGTAGTATCTCGTTTTTATATGAATAGCTTTAGAAGCAAGTACATTTTTATGGCATACAGGGCAAATATACATTGCCCTTGGCATCAGGCAACTCCTAATTCAGCGCAAGCATCTTTGATGTCTTCGAGAATAATGCTCATAGCCTCAGTCTGCTTTTTAGTACACTGAGATACTTTCTTTCCAACACCAAGAGTCTGTTCTACAATGTCTGTCAGTGTTTCCATGTGATCAGAAGTTGCTAATTTTCCTCCCCAAACAGCAATTTCTTCCTGAAGCTGTTCAAAGGACATAGTTTCTTTCTCTTCGTACATGGACTGCTGCTCATCATAAGATACAGATTTAATACCATCTGCTTCTTCCTGTTTAGTAATTGCATCAGAGATTGCCTTCTCTAAATTGTCTGCTGTAAATTCTTCAATCTTCGTTACCATGAAGTCATATCTTGAACGAGCGAAAAATTTATCAGTCTGTGCAAAATAGGCGGAAGATTTAATCACATGACCTTCCTCATCTACGCCGTTCGGTTCAAGATAGGCTACTACATCGCAGTTGTCTACGATTGGCTTAATGCAACGTTTGTCTCCTTTTGGCTGAATAAAGCCATCTTTTTCGTCTGCATGAGCAACGAATACTACTGTATACCCAGAGGTTACTAATTTCTGAATCTGCTCCCAATAAATACGTTCATAAATCTGATAAAGATTTACTTTACTGTTTTCATTGGCTCCGAGAGAAATGCATCCTCCACCGTATGTATCACATACGAATTTCTGGCAAAACAGGGATGAAGCATATACTTCGTCAATAACGATGGTAGAATAAATTGCTTTAGCTCTTTCTACTGTCTTAGGATCGGTAAGCTCTTTGATGTACTTAGTGAACATTCTCCAGTTATTAATCATTTTATGTTTAACCCCTGCCTGGGCACCCAATCCATTTTCACACATGAAGAACAAAGCATTCTTCATTTTTGCGCAGTTATAAGTTTTACCTGTGTTATTGGTTCCATAGAGCATAATTACTTTTCCTTCAAGACCATGTGCTACAACACTTACTTCTGGTTCAAAAATACTATCTGTCATGTATAGTCTCCTTTATATTTGTTCTTTTAGGTTTTACAAAATGGTTTATAGAATTAAAAATTAGGAAGTTTCGGTCTAGCTTTAGTTGTTGCAGCAGAGTTTCCTGTCTCTGGCTGTTTAGCTTTTGCTTTCTCTTCTTCCAGACGAACTTCTCTATCAGTAATTGCCTGAGAAATTGCACTAAGATCATATGGTTCTGGAGTCGGTGTTTCACTATCTTCACCATATGCATCAGATGCATTGGTAATAATCATTTCGTTTTTGTAAATAGTTTTCTTTTCGAATCTTGGTTTTCCAATTTTTACAGGAATCTCTTTTGTGATTTCTGCACGACTATTTACAATATCGCCATAGAATTTAACAGTCTGATTCGGTGCATAATCATCTAAGATTGCTTCTGCAATTCCATCTTCTGCCGGAGCAATCAGAGTCATTGGTTCAATACCTGAGTATGTAGGAACCCATCCTTTTACAACAACTCTACCTGTCTCTTCTCCTCTATTTTCACCAGTTGTATAAAGCTCTGGAGTAATAGAAGCAATTGCCATTTCTATTTCAAACCAAGCGTGAGGCTCAAATTTCTCTGGATCTCCATCATAACGATTGAAGAACATTGTCTGATAAGAAACACCCACATGTACCTGTTTGTCTCTCCCAACATAGGAACGAGGTCTAATCTGTCCATTAGTAACAATTACTCTTGTAGCAGCATCTTTACCAACTTTAGCAATAGATTGATATTCTCTCATTACTGTTTCAATTCCTGCATAGCAACCATTATCTGTACCATCATTCTTTTTCTCATTGACGTACTCTCTAAAAGTTACAAAGTTAATATCTCCTGTCTGTATAGTAATATCTCCACTAATAACTTTTTTCCCGTCTCTCACTGACTCTTCCAGTGTGTTTTCGCTTACAATACCAACTACTTCTACTTTTGAATCTGCCTGTCTTAAGTTTGTTTTTTCGTTCATAAATAATGTCTCCTCTTTATAAATAATATTATTTGGTATATTGATAAGCGTTCATAGTTGAACGACTTATTCACTAAATCTCATGCTGATCTCATCTAAGTATTTTTCATCTGATGGATTAGCAAATCTAATAATTGTATATGTACCTCTGCACTCTGGACATTTATTATTTTTTCTTTCACTCCATTCAAATACTGAAGCACAACGAGTGCACTGGCATAATGTTGTTCTTGTCTCCATCTCAAGCCCCCTTATTCAAAAATACTTCCACTAATGCCTAGTGCATCAGCTAGCAATGATTTCAGAGGTTCTGATGGATTCTGATCGTTCAACCATCCTAAATAACTATCTGGAATATTGGAGAGTAGTTCTCCTTTATATTTGCCGAATGGCATAAGATATGTTTCTGGCGTAGGTTTGAACTCCTCAATAAGTTCTTCTACTTCAGTTTCATCAAAAGATACGGTCAAATCCTTTCTTGAAGCTAAGTAATCTGCTAAGTGAACTATCATCTGACCTTTTGTTTCTGGTAGTGGTAGGTCATCTTTGCTTCTTTTATCAGTATTCCACTGCCCCATGTGTGAGGCACAACAATCTGCAATATAATCTAATTCTTCATCTGGCAACCATTCATATCCCTTGTAAGCTTTTACTCTCTCAGCTATAAGTAAAGGATGTTTGAATAAAGTATACTGACTGCCATTACGTCCTAGTTTTTCATCATCATGATTCATAATTGCCGTTCGTAATAAGTCTCTTTCCCTTGATGTGAACAGGTTCTTTATACAGTCAATAGCTAACATATGATTTAAAAATCTAGTTGCTCCTTTTACATGTTTGGCAAGTCCCATAAATCCAACTGTATAATCAGGGTGGTATTTATTCGTACTTGAAGCAGACACTTGCCAGAAATATGTAGGTGCAGTCTCTAATAATTCAATACAAAATTCTTGGATATCATCGTTTTCAAACAGCTCTAGCTCTTCCTTAAAAAATCTCTCTGCTAATGTCATACAGCTTCCTCCTCAATAATTTCTTGTGCTTCTTCCATATCTGGTGCATCAGAGGAATCTTTGATCAATCCTTCAAGAACCTTGAAAGTGAAGTTCTTGTGTTTATAAGCTTTAAAGCTGCTTCTATTATCAATTCTTACAACTACACCTTCTCTAACATGTGTCGCTCCTATTGGATCAGGCCCGTCATAGTATTTCTCTACTCGAGCCATTAAGTCTTCCTTAGTAGTAAACAAGAATTTGTCAAATTCAGGTACGTGTTCTACTGCTAAACGATTACACCAATTCTTTACTTCTTCCCACGGAATCTCTGTTACAACTCCGTCTTCATTGGTCATGGTCATTCTATAGACATAAATATCAGAAGTGCCTGGTGTACATCCATAAGAGAATATTGTTTCATCTCCGTAAAGTTTTCTAACCTCTTTATCTTTGATTTTAGTATTAGAGCAAGTTCCCATAATAGTCTGATCGGTTCCATCAACCCATCCTACTATTTCATAGAATATTTCCATTCCTTTAGGGAGTCTGCTAGAAAAGTAATCATGATATTTTTCTCTAAATTTATTAGATCCATAATATCCACCCTCATATTCTTCTAACACAACTCTTCTCGTACCAGAAACAGGCTTCCATCCTTTAATGATAGGTGCTGGTTTATGGAATAACTTCTGTAAGAAAGTTCTCTTGCCCTCAGTGACTTTAATAGAGTTTCCGGTACGACCTGATGTTCCATGCATTTTTAAAGTAATGTAGCAAGTGTCTCCTGGTTTAAAGGCATCAAGATTATAAGCTAATTGCTCTGTATCTACATGTTCCATAAAATATGGGAAGTTGTCTTTTAGATTTTTACTTTTATGTTTTGGATAATTAGACTTTCTATGATTTGATTTAGGAATATATTTTTGACAGATAACAGTACCATCAAGTACAGTAATTTGATCGCCTAAAGATAATTCATCTACATTTGTCCATTTATTAAGGGATTCTACGGGTAATACTAATCCTTCTGATTTCTCACCTCGAAGTCTCATTGCTTTGATGTTTCTTTTTACAGGATCAAGATACCCACCTGTAGTTGTCCCATCTTCGTTTTTAATACGCAGTAAGTTGTTTTCTTTTGCAAATTCTTCACCAAGCTGTCCGTCAACCGGGAAGAACACAACTTTCTGCCCTTCGTAATAACTTAAATCAACAATAACCGTATTTCCAAAGACGGTCGCAAGCTGGAGCCTATCAGCATTGTTGTGTTTACGAAGTTGCTTTAGCTCAGTAATGTAAGCGCAATACATTAAGTATTGAATACCTCTTTCTCACTCATAATTCTTTTGCACAGACCAATTACATCTGTGTTACCTCCTTTTACTTCGTTGTATATTTGTGTAACCCCATAAAGTTTTCCTATGTGAAAACCTTTATTGTATGTATCTGTAATTTTCTTTTTCATTCTCTTCTTAGTTATAAACACACGGTTCCTCCTACTGTTATATTTTCAACAGCTATGATAGTTGTTGTTGCAGAGATAAGAGCTATAATTATTAATAATATGAACCAATGCAATGTCTTCATTTTTATTTTTGCAGCAAATATCCCTAATACAGCCCAACATACCAAGTTTAAAATTCGCATTGTACTCATAAAGCACCCCCATCTCTTATATAATCTTCATATATAAAATCAGTTGTAGTTTCTATATCGTCGTGCAGTGTTTCTTCTGGGTAATAAACAAGAGAATCTATTATATAAGAAGTCATAACTAAATTTGATGCTTTACTGTCTGACAACTGATATTTTCTTTTTAATGTATCTTTTAATGCCTTAATATAGCTCTTGGCACTTTCTGTAAGTTTTAATGTGTCTGCTATCATGCAATCCTCACAATCTGGTCATATAAAAGCAAATCTTTTGTTGTTATAGCTTTGCTGTCATGATAATGGCCAAACAGCCAACGTCCATAATCAACATTGCATTTTATTTCTTCAAAATAATCAGTTAATTTATCCGGTTTATAAAGTCCATGTGATAACAATGCTGCTGTAGAAGATGCAGTACAATGTGTGAGAATAAAATCTACTTTATTACCATTCTTTGCCAAGTTCCTTATGCCTTCATCCATTTCATCCTGATTTGGCATTTCTCTTTCCCACCAAGATATATGATTGATTCGGTACATTTTATCTGGATCATCTCTCCATTCTTTTACTCTTGGATCGTCAATCTCTAATACTCCATCTGAAATATCATGACTGGCAGCTCCACCAAAAGTAAAAAATTTTAAACCGTCTATATCAAATATCTGTCCTCTCATAAGATGAATTATAGATGGCTTAATAAAATGTACCTTGCCACCATGCCATTCTTTTACCGGATAAGCATCTAATATATCGTAACATTCATGATTACCGTCAATAAAGAGTGTAGTAAAGTTTCTCTCTTCAAGCCAATTCAGATACCATCTCTGTTGTGGCGTATCTCTCCATATTCCAAAATCTCCAAGAACTATCACATAATCATCTTTTGTCATTTCCTTTTGTTCTGGGAAAGAGTCCATATTGACTCTATGAACCCAATCCCCATGCGTATCTCCAGTTACCCAAATCAATCCCACCACCTCCAACAATATGTAGTGATTGAAAAACCAATAAGAAGAATTAAATAAGCAACAGGGATTGCAAACAACATTTTTATTAATGAAACTAATAAGATAGACCAATTAAATGTCTTAGTTGCCAGTGCGTCCAATATTCTTATTATAGAAAGAAGTAATAGTTTCCATCCGCCTACATACATAGCTCCAAAGACTCCACCTGCAGCAGAAATCCATCCTATAATTTGCTTAATCACTTAACTCCTCCTAAACTAACAATCCACTTTTTTACTTTTCCATTATCATAGGTTTTAGTGATTAGTGTAGCCTGAACAGTTTCACCAATTCTTCCATGGTACTTTTTATATGTATCTGAGTCTGTTAATGAATATTCAACACCATCATAATTAACAGTTATTTCGTATTCAGCATAATCTGTGTATAATTGAGGTTTCCCAGCGATAAACGTAATATGACTTTCTTCTGGTTTATAGTATTCATTTGTAATAGTTGCCTTTACAGTTTCAGTTTTCTTATTAATACACTTAGTACATCCAGTTAATGTTGAAATGCTTACTAACAAGACTCCTAAAATGTTAATAAATTTCTTTTTCATAGTTTTATACCTGTATTAGAACTTGGTGTTACATTAGTTAAAGTCCAATCTTTTTGATCTCCATAAGGATAAGGGCTATATTTTACAACATTATCCTCAGTAGTCTCTGTTCTTGTTGTTTCTTCAATAAGATGACCTTCCTTGTCATATTTCTTAGTTGTTTCAGTAACCGTAGTTTTTGTCATACTGTCCTCCTTATATTGACAAATCACCTCACCTAAAGTACAATATACTTACCGGTCCCAGAGTGGATTCGGGTGAGGATCTTCTGAATGGGTAATGTGACATGGGACCGTTCCACACATTATTTTTGAAGGAGGTGTTGCCTATGGCAGCAGATATTATAACTATTCTTACTTGCTTTGGCCCTACATTACAATTTATAGCTATTAACGTTATCCTTGCCTTACGCACCCACCTACTTCATTTACTGACGCAAAATACCTACACTACCGTCAATATGGTATAGATCCACTGTTCTGTTACTATACGTTACCCTCATTCTTATTTATTCTCAACAGTTGCTACATCATCAGATGTCAAATCACCTGCATCAATGATAGTCGCGGCATTTCCACCCTGTACTTTTGGCACACTACCATTCCACTTATCAATTTTCTGTTTTTCAATAAGTTCTGGAGTAAGTGATTCTGCAATCTTTTTATTTGCTTCCGCTTCGGCAGCGGCTTTAATACGTGTTGCTTCAGCTTTACCTTCGGCAGTGATCTTAGTCTGTTCTGCTTCAATAGCAGCTTTCTCTTTATCTTGCTCTGCCGCAATAAGAGCTACTTCTTTATCCTTATCAGCCTGTACTTTTGCAGTTTTTGCTTCAATGTTTGCAAGTTCCAATTCCTGCTGTGCATTTACTTTCTTCTGAATTGCTGCTTGAGTTTCATCATCAGTAGAAATTGAAGTAAAGTTTACAGTGTCAATAATAATTCCGTATGGCTCAAACTTCTGTTTCAGGTATACATCGAGCGCCTCATTCAGTTCCTGTCTTTTATCTCCAAATACATCTGTAACTGGATATTTCGCTGTTACTTCCTGTGTCCAAGCTTTCATTTTAGGTTTAATAAAAGTATTCTTAACTGATTCTCCGGACTGGCCTTTAAACTGAGTAAATACATCAGTTACACGATCCTGATCAAACTTGTAAGAAAACTCTAAGTTCACAAGTAAAGATTTACCATCAGCTGTGGGGGTTTTAAAACTCTCATCTTTTGGGGAATCACCTTTATCTTCCGATGTCAGATAAGACTGTTCAATACCAATTGAATACAAAGAAGTACTAATTGTTGGTGAGATTACATGCCAACCTTGACTAAGAGTATCTCCACTGATACCACCATTTAAGTGATATTCAACTGCCACATAACCTGCCGGAACTCTCACACTACATTTTGCTACACAAATCAATCCAGCTACAATTGCCACTGCTAATCCTACGCCGCCTAATAATCCTCTTTTCATTAATCTTCTTTCTCCTTTTTATCATCTCTTGTAATTTCGTCATAAGCATCATCCCAAAGCTTTTTTAAAATTCTACCAAGAGGATAGAACACCCCAGCTAAAAGGAACCATAATGCAATAGCTGCTAATATTACTAAAAATATAAATACCGGATTCATATTCTCTCCTTTATAATTCGATGCCTTCCATAACAGCTCTAGCTTCTAAGATAGCTAAATAATTTGCCATAGCATCAATCTGAATGTTATATGTACTCCTTGGGCATATCGGCTCAAAGTTAAGAGTTCCATTGTCCCATCTGAAGAGTATAGACTGTAGGCTTCTGAATCTAATCATTAACTGATAATACTCAGCTTTGAATCTCTCTTTATAATCTGGGCTAACCATCATTTCTGTTGTTTCTTTTAATGTTTTTACCATGCTATTTATCTCCTTTATGTTCTTTAATATCATTTACGAGTGTCCAAGTGAAAAAGATTACCAACATGAAACAAAGTAAATTTTTATAAGTAATAAGATCTACTAATGATATTGCTATAAAAATAGCATCAAGGATGATAAAAAATTTGTCAAACTTCATTTAATTCATCCCTTACTCTCATAAGTATCTTCCCAAGCCTATTTTCTCCAACTCCATCTACGGTTCCCCAAATGGCATCTCCCCAAGTATTACCCTCTTCCAGGTGCTCGTCACCTGTGGCAAGTAATTTTTCCTTAAGGTCTGGATTCTGAGTAAATTTAGCCAGTACGATTTCATACATTACTTTATCTTTTACTTCTTCCCAATCTGATCTCAAATCAATCTTTCTACCTACTGCCTTTGCCTCTGATGGACTAGCTTGAGAAAATAACTGGAATTTTAGTCTACGATTTTTTGTTTTCTGTGCTTGAAAAGCTGCTTCATTATTTGTATAGTCCCATCCGTTATAACTTACCGGTGCCATATAAAAGTTACTTAAAAAGTAATAATCTCCAGTAAAACTATTAATCATTCTTTCTCCTTCCCTAATAATCACTACAAGTTACTGTTAAACTTACGAATCCATCATCTTGTTCAAAAGATGCCATAAGCTCATCTTTTACCAATTCTTCTACTATGTCTCTATCAGTTATTTTTACTCCAATCAATTCAGGATCAGTCAAGTTGTATTCAGCTTCTACAGTGATCACTCTTTTTGTTGGTATCAAAATTTCTTTCTCACATGCATCATCAATTGGTTTATTTAATATTCTTTTTCCTCTTTGCGTAATACCACCTCCATATTTTATTTCATTGTTTAACCTCCTTAAGTGTAGGTGAGGAATTGAACCTCACCTTAACCTTTTGTTACTACACTTATTTTCTTTTCCCTACAAAGAACCCAACTAAAAAACAGGTTAATAAGCATACCGCAAACACGCCTATATTCAACACTATCATTTTATTTGCCTTTCTTTGCCTTTAATTCCTGCAACTTTTTATCAATTTCATCATCTTTCATTTTCTTATCCAGACGCTGTTTCTGTACAATAGTAGAACTTTCATAGACGATCCTAGCTCCATCAGCAGCTTCTTTCTGCTTTTTAACTCCGTCACGTATTTTCTCTAACATCTTTTCTTCTTCACTGGAACATACTCCTGGCGTTACATTAAAAGCTTTTGATGCCTGAGCAGTCTCCAAAGTTAAAACAGCACTTTCTTTTTCTGCTTTTAAATCATTAAGTTGCTGCTGTAATACTTCTACTTTTTCTTTCTGTACATCAGCATTTTCTTTCCATTCTTTTAATGTACTCTTAATAAAATCAATCTTATCATTCAGCTCCTGTTGTTCTTTTAAGTAGACTTTTGCCGCTTCGTCATCTCCTCGATCCACACAAACATTTACATTTACATCTGCTTTCATGGCATCTTTCTTCAAATGGAACAAATCATCTTCATAATTAGAAATCTTACCAAGCATCTGCTGATATCTTACATTTTCCTGCTGAAGTTCATCTTCTTTTTTCTCAATAGCGGCATTATAATATGCTTTAGCTCCTTCAGGTGTAGACGCATCTTTCTGAATCGCTTCGTTTGCCGTGCCAGATGCTCTTATCCTTACTCTTTTTCCAATTTTACTATTAAAAAAGAAACAAAGTCCTACGAGTACTAAAATAACAATTATAATAATTGCTCCAGCTGTAATATTCATTAGTCTCTCCCCTCATCAATATCAAGCCCAAAGTTTTTAAACAGTTCTGTCATACCTCCCACATAACCGGAACCTAATGCCTGGAATTTGAATCCATCTCCGTAACGGTATAATTTACCCATTTCTACTGCATTCAATTTTTCAAAGTTTTCATTCTCAGACAGATCATATTCATACTTATCACCATCTGGATTGTCGTAATCACAAATTGTCATAACTGCATTGGAGACCATTCCAAAATTCTGCATACGCTGTAAGGCCCTAAAAATTGTTAAGCAGATAGTAAATTCTGTTTTATCTTTCGGGAAAGTATCGGCATGCACAATGAAATATTCGTCATAATGCTTTCCATTGAAAATCATTCCCTGAGAATCGTCACCAGTTTTATTGTCTCCTGAATAATCTACCCAGGGATATGCAGAGCCATCTTCATAGGTTTTATAGTTTACTAAATCTTCTGGGTATACTACTTTGCGACTTGAATCTGTTAAAAATCCATTGATATCAAAGTCAATGTCTGCTTCACCAGCATAACGGTTCTGATCCCAATTGACTCCAATAAAGAAATTCTTAATGCCTGTGCCATCTTCTTTTACCATACTAATTTTCTGATTTTTGCTCATGTTGATTACTGCCATATTTCTTTATCTCCTTTTTATTTATTATTCAGCCAGTCTTTATACTGACGAAGAATCTCTGTATATAACTGTTCATCAGACATTTTATTCATGTCTTTTACTGCTGTAAAACCGGTGTTGTCATGTTTTCTACCTTTCATATTGTCAAGGGATTTTAAATAACCAAAATCTTCATCTCCAATTCCTATGAACTGCACGAAGATGTTGTACTCTGAAAGCTCTTTAATAACTGCATTGGTGGCAAAAGTATCACTGTTTTCACCATCTGTAATAAAGATGATAAATGCTGGAATCTCACTTGGCTCAATATCTTTATAATATGTAACCATTTCTTTCAATACAGGAGCATAATTAGTACCACCCATATACATATGAGCTTTTTTCATAACATTTTTAACATAACTACTATAATTATCAGCGTTAGCAGCTTTTAAGCGCTCTGCTCCATTTGAGAACAGCCAACTCTCAAGTTCTCCATTATCGTCAAATCTTAGAGCAATAGGCAACAAACGAGAAATGGTTTCCTGTACAGATCCATTATCATACAGCCAATCCATACTTCCTGAATAATCCATTGCAAGAGCTACTCTAGCCGTATGTTTTGTCATATCAATCTTGCTTCCCTTAGACATATCAATAAGTACTTTGCCAAGATTTTCATTGTGCTTAGACATATCAATTGTCTGTAACTTTTCTTCATATACAGGTTGCGGAGTTACAGCAGAAGATAACTCTACTGCTGCTTTCTCATCTTTTTTTCCGAATAGTTTTCCCAAAAATCCCATTTTAGTTACTTCCTTTCTTACAAATTGCTTTTCTAGTCCAATCTACAGGCACAACCATAAATGCTGTCACTAAGACTACAATCCACTGTTTAGCATCCATTGGAGTTGTCTGTACTAGATTTCCTACAAAGTTACACAAAACTACAGTCATTGCAAAAATACCCAATGCGATATATACAAATAATTTGTTATTTTTAATTCCTTTGAAAAGATTCATACTATCTGTTCTAATAGTGAATCCATTAAATACTGCCATTAAACACAATAAAGCGAATCTCGCTGTCATAGCCGAAAGTTTTGTTGCAAACATATTTCCAACTGGACCAAATGTAATTACACCAAATAAAGCAATAAATACAATTGAACTTAATGCAATTCTTCCTTTCGCTCCACGGATAAATAATCCGGATCCTTTCATGATAGGCTCTTCATTCATATATTCCTCTTTTGGCGGTTCCCCACCAAAGCTTAATGAGTTAAGTGAATCCATGATGATATTTACAATAAGAATCTGAACTGCTGCTAAGAGAGCTGATCCGCCAGAAATAATTGGAAATACCATACTTAAGATCAACAATGAAATATTGATAGGTAACTGGAATTCAAGGAACATCATAATGTTATGCATAAATGTTCTACCAAGTTCGACTGCCTTTACCACACTTGCAAAATTATTGTCTGTCAAAACAATATCTGCTGCTTCTTTTGCTACATCAGATCCGTCTTGCATTCCAAAGCCTACATCTGCTTTCTTTAGTGCAGGAGCATCGTTCACACCGTCACCTGTCATTGCTACAGACATTCCAATTTCTTGTGCTAATGTTACAAGGCGAAGCTTCGTATTCGGTGAGCATCTGGAAATTACTCTTAACTGTGGAATAATCTCTTTTACCTTTTCATCTGACATTGCCTCAAACTCATCATTGGTAACTGCTAAGTCTCCAGGCTTATAAATTCCAGCTTCCATAGCAACAGCCTTAGCAGTCTCCATGCAATCGCCAGTAATTTCAATTACCTGAATTCCAGCTTTATGAGCAATTTTTACTGCTTCTGGAACTTCATTCCTAACCGGGTCAACAACTCCAATGACTCCAAGGAGATTCATTTCATCGGGGAGACCATCATCAGTTTTATCTGAGATAGTCAATGCAATACATCTCATTGCCTTCTCTGTTAATCCTTTAATATGGCTCTTTAAAGCTTTTCTTTTTTCTTCTGTCAGCTCAGTTACAATGCCATCATTATCAAGATAAAATTTACACTTCTCAATTAATTTCTCTGGTGCGCCTTTATAAACAGTAAAATCATTTGCTCCATTATTTAAAGTAACTGCAGAGAATTTATTTTCACTACTAAATGGAACACGTTTCTTCATGATAGCTTTATTCTGTATTTTTTGTGCATCTTCAGGAGAAAGCATATCAAGTACTGCTCGATCAATTGAATTACCACCAGTGATATTTCCGTTAGAATCGAACACTGCACTATTATTCATGCAGATATTTAAATCAATTAGCTCGTTGAGCGGACTTTCCTTATTAAAAATATCCTGACAGTTACCGTTAATCATAACTGTAGAAGTCATTTCACCTGTTGTGAGAGTTCCTGTCTTATCTGTGCAAATTAAATTAACATATGCTAATTCAGGAATTTTACCAGTATTCTTTGCAAGAATATTGAATTTTTCCATTGTTGATACATTTTGTTTAGTGACAAGTTTTACAATGAGTGGTAAGCCTTCTGGTACAGCAGCAACAATAATTGTCAATGCATTTGAGACATTCTGTGCTACTTTCTGAATACTTTCAAGAATACTTCCTGAGAAATACTGATTTAAGCTTCCAGCATTTAAGATACCTGTAATTGTCATAATTACAAATGCTAATGCTGCCGCAATTGTTCCCCATTTTGAAATAAAATCACACAAATGATCCAGAGCAATATCAAGAGCTGTCTTAGGTGGTTCTAAAGTCTGCATTTTGACAAGAGTATCACCATTAACTGTATTAACACCAACATCTGTAACAATCATTTTTCCTTCACCAGACATAATAACTGTTCCTGCAAAGAGAGAACACTGGTCCGTATATGCAGTAGTTGATGTTGTTTTAACATGCTTATAATCAATACTAGGAATCTTTCTACATTCTTTTGTTTCTCCATTGATAGCGGCATTATTAACAGAAATTTCCCCTTCAACAATAAAACCATCTGCAAAAATCTCTTGTCCAGTTCTCAATAGAACTAAATCACCTACTACCAGATCATCTTTATTAATTGTCTGTATGCTTCCGTCTCGGACAACATCACAATATCTAACTGCCGTTTTTGCTCTTAGTTCTGCTGCAGATTTCTGTACACCTAGACCTGTCTTAATAGCAATTCCAGTAACAATAGCCAAAACCACTATAATCATCACAGGCTCAGAAAGAGACATTACTCCCATAGCTCCTAAAACTAACTGGAATAAAGCAATTATTATTAGAATCATAGTAATTGGTTCAGTTAATGCTTCCTTAGCAAAATGATACCATTTTTTCAATTCAGACTCCGGAAGCTTATTACTTCCATATGTAGCCCTGCTAACCTCTACTTCGTTACTTTTTAATCCATTAAATTTCATTTTCAAATTTCTCCTAAAATAATTCTTTCATTGACAGATGCCACAAACGCTTCTATGGATTTATAATCTGGTTTATCTGGTAACGCAGTATTTTCCGCATCATATTTAAGTCTTTTCTCTAACTCATCTATCATTTCAAAAAACTCTGGAATAGGCTGATAATTTTCATCCAAATATTTTCCATTGCGTAAATCCATAAGAAGTTCATGATCATCTTCTCTATATGTAATAATTTTTCCTTTCTCAAGAATGTCAAAACACATAAGATACAGTCTCACTAAATGACACATATGCTTTCCCAACTTATTGTGATCTATAGCATGTTTGTTTCTCTTCCCAATTTTAGAATAGTCTTTAACAATACTTTTCATTTCAGCCCACATTCCTTGATAATCATTCAAAGGATAGTGCTTTAGGTGAATATCCATAAACACTTCTGTTTCATAGTCTTCCTGAACACCTTTATCTACATAAAGCTTTATTGCATCTTCTGGAAAATTGAAATACTTTTCAGGGAAAGTATAAAAAGCATTCATAATACTATTAAGAACATGCTGCATTCTTTCTTCTTGTCCCAATTTCCTGGCAGCTTTATTATCGAGCCTTCTTAGCTGACTTGTAGCATAGCCTCCAAAAGAATAGATCGCTTTCTTAGATAAAAACATTTCAGCATTATCAAGAAGTTCTTGACCAATTGGATGAATATAAAGATAATGTTCTGGCTTCAATCCTATCAGCTCAATTGTGTTTGGGTTGCAGTTTGACAATAGAGTTATCAATTTATTAAAAGAATAGATTGTTGTATCTGTTGTTTCTTCCGTTACCTGATCAAAATTATGTGTAGGAATCAGGATTTCTTCTCTTTTATTTAAAGCACAACCCCTAATATCCAGATCGGAGTTTTCTGTATCTGTACCATAAGCATGAGACCCACCTAAGCCTAATAGAATTATGTTACTCCCCAGGTGCTCGTTCGCTCTTAAGAAATCATAGTGTTCACTTTTCAACAATTTTTTGATTTTCTCTATTTTCATCAATTTCTCCTGTTGAATAATAATAATTTACTATATCATCTAAGTTCCTTATCTCTTTTTCTAACTCTGCACACTTTTTCTTGCTATCACATGCCCATAACTGTTTTCGTAGCTTCGTTGCAACCTCAGATACCTTTTCTGCTTCTTCTGTTTTATCAATGGTTTCTATGACATCAACTTCAATTGGTTCTCCGCAAAATGGACAGAATTTAAGAGGGTAATAATAGTCATCAGGCCATGTATCTCCCCAGTCTTGGACTTCTTCGCTTACGTAAAAGAAAATTCCAAAAGTTTCATTACTTTCGTAATCACAGTCTTGGCATACTACACTTTCACAAGTTCTACATAGGTAGGCATCAGGGTATTCATTAGAAATAATTATTCTAGGATTTTCTTCCAATGCCTTACAGCAGAACTTTGGTTTATAATACTTATAAGATGTGTTGCCATCTACAATTATTTCCTTTGCTTTTATTTTCATGTTTACACCTCAGATAATCTGTAAGTTTTCGTCACCAATAAGCCATGCAGAATCTAAAATAAAATTTTCATATGGATCACCATTGTCGTTCCAGAATTCATCTGATCCAACTTCCCAATCACCCAATGTTCCAGCATTAAAGTTACCGTATAAATAATCTGCCACATATTCTAAAAACGCATCTACAGCCTTATCATAATCTTCTTTTCTTATTGACTCTTCTACATCTGGCTCAAGATCAATCCATTTATGCTGCTCAATCAAAAAAGATTTAGCATTGTCTCTTACTTTCAACAGTGAGTTTTTAATGTCTGTCAATGTTGCATCTTTCTTTTTTGCAATGATGTAACTTGAAGATGAGCTATTAGTAACAAACCCTCTTCTTATTTTCATTATCCATCTCTCCCTTCTCCTTCAGCAACTTCTATATCAGCAAATCCATTTTCTTCCGTAATGGCATCAATCGCTTCATTCATAGAAAAATTATAATTATAATTAACATCACCCCACTCATCTTCATAGGCCTCATTGCTATCCATAATTACAATATATTCTCCATCAGGATGCTTTTCTAAAATGTCATCAACTCCATAAATTGTTGCTCCGCACCAGCTAGCCCCGAGACCACCACACCAATCTTTTTCATCATTTACGCCGGCAACATCTAATACATTAAGATTAAATTGATCAATTATCTTCTGAACTTTTTTCTTTGTCAGCGATTCTTGCAAAACAGATAATGAAACTGCTAGAGCTTGAATTAGTGACAAATCCTTTCCGTATTTTCATGGTCCTCCCTTCTAGTGGCTTTCGCCACTAGATTTCTTATTCCAATTTGGTTTGTTAGTTTTCATTTTATTTACATGTTTAGAAAACGCTAGGGACTTCTTAGATGGCTTTAATCCATGCTTAGTCATTCTGGTGTGTTCTTTTCCGTTTTTATCTACTCTCGTTGTATACTCTTTGTTCCAAGAATTCTTTGATTTCATATTACATATCCTCCATTGAATAAATTACTCTCTCTAAGCTTCTTTTGGATTTAAAGCATTTCTTAAGTAAACACCACATAATTGCCTTTTCAACATCGTCTTCATCTTCCCAATCATTTAAGACTACAGAAGTTTGAGTTCCATCTTTAAAGCCAACAGTTGTTCTAATCTTTTCTGTAGAAATATCTCTTGTTCTTCCTACAAATGCAATATCGTCTTTCGATAAGGTTTTACAAACGTGTTTATCAGTTTTGTTTTTAGGTACAATATATACATCAATACCCAAAGCATCTTTAATCTGACGTTCGCAACTTCTAAGCTCCTCTCCAATAGTATGTTCTTTTTCTTTTTTCGCTACTACTTTTTCAAGTGCTTTTAAGATTTCATCTGGTGACATGTTCATATCTGTTTTCTCCTCTTTATAATCAAAATATGGCATTGGTTTCAGTTTAAACTCATTCTTCTCATGTAAACGATCAATTCGTCTTTTTACTTCTGGATCGTCACATACTCCTGTACGAATATATCTATCTAATACTGCATAGGTGAATCCAAAGTTATCTTCATCTGACTTGCCGCATAAACCATCTGCTGGCGTTTTCTCTACATATTTTTTAGGCAATCTTAAATAATGACCAATTGCTACAACTTCCTTTTTTACAAAAGGAGCTAATGGAGCTAAATCTCCTGCTCCGTCACCATCACGAGTAAAATATCCAATATATATTTCACTAAGATTTCCAGTATTGACTACTCTTCCATTATGAGACTGTGCTACCCCGCGTAAAACAGCCATTCTTAATCTTGGAGCAAGATTAATCAGGGTCTGATCTGATACATCCAGTGCAAGATCAATCTGATCAATGATATCATCATAAGCATATCCAATATTAATAGTAAGATAATCAATACCTAATACGTGCTGGCAGATATCATACGCCACATCTATATCATCCTGTTTGTAATTTGGCATAATTACTCCGAGGACTTTGCTTGGTCCGACAGCTTCCACACATAACTTAGCAGCTACTAAAGAGTCAACACCGCCGGAAATACCTACTATAAAGTTACATTCTGGGCCATTTTTCTCTCTCCAATCTCTGATCCACTGAATGCAATCATTTGTTGCTTTTTCTACATTAAACATTCTGTTCCTCCAATTTCCATAATTCTACTTCAAAGTTACACAATTCTTCTTCTATAATTTTGTAAATCACATCCCAATCTGCGCCTCCTCTTCCGCAGCCTATTTTATATGGGAGTGCAATGCTTGTCTTGTGAGGCCTATTATCAACATCAAACCAATAAATAGGTATCTGTTGCCGAATGAAATTTAATCCCTCTCGAAAAGCTTTAAGATCTGTATATTGCTTACCATCATATCCATACTTGTCTTGTGCAAATAAAGACAATATTACTTGATTTTTCCATCTGATAAAGTACTCGTCATATGTTCCAAGAAGTAATTCTGGATTAAACTCACGTAATTTACAGACGTTTCTATAATGTATATAAATACTTTCGTCATAATCTCTTAATGCTTTAGCAACACCAGTATTCATTTCTCCTTGGCAGTTAACTTGATGAATTATATAATCGGTCTTTGCATCTACAATGTTGCCTTCAATAATTCTAATCATTTTTTACCTCTTTATAATTTGCATCTCCTACGTCATACATACTAAAATGGAAATCCATATAATCTTTATCATCTATATCTTCTTTGTCAAAGAAATCTTCAATCTGCTTTCCATCTGCAATTACAATATAGAGATTTCCATCTTTGCTTATGTACGTTTTTTGAGCTTCGTTTGTATAATCACTATCACCTGTCCAATCTGTATAATACTCATAAGATTCTACCGGTTCGTCAGGATGATATTCGTCTTCTAGTTCAAACTTAATTTTTGTAATGTCATTATACATAGACAATGTATCAAATATCATTTCTGAAAAACCTTCTGGTACCGCAAAACAACCAAACTGATTTCTCTTTTTATTTGCATCTTTATGAATTTCAATGGCAATAATGTTAGCTGACACCATTTTACAAATAGCGTTACATGCTATTCTTCTTACAGAAGTGTCTATATCCTCTACTATAAAATCTCCTATGTATTTACCATCAATGGTCACATAATCACAATTTTCTAAAATGAAGGTAATTGATTTTAGTCTCATTTTTTCTCCTATAAATCCTGGAACGTAAACTTCTCGCCACAAGAGCAAATCACTTCTCCAATAGTTCCAATTGATGTAGGTGTGAAGCACCATGTAAGAGATCCACCTATGCAGCCATGTCCCATTGCTCTCTGTTTAGAAGTTTTAAGTCCATGTTTTTCTGCATCATGTTTCAACTGCCACTCTCTAATTTTCTTTTCTTCCTTTTCAGAAATTGGGAATCCTCTGTACAGATCTTCTTTTGCTTTTTTCAATTCAGCTTCCATTCTCTGCATTTCAGAATCTTTATAATGCTCATCTTTGAGATTTTTATTTTCTTCACTCAGATACTTAATTCGTCTTTCATAAGAATCTGCCTTATCAATAATTCCCTGACAAAGTTCTGAAACCGAATCAGTAAAATATGTTTTTCTCATTTTCATCTTAATGTTCTCCGTTTAATCTGTTTCTGATTTTTTCAAAACACTCATCATCATATGTTCCCCCATTAATGAACACTGTCCTTAATGCATCATCATATACAAGACTGTCATATCCATCTGCACACTGTAGTTCTCCATTTTCATCATAATAGATATAACAACATCCTTTATGAGATTTCTTTAAATGACTTGTATCAGTCTTCGGATCCTTATAAATCATGACTGGTTGTCCATTAACTTCTCCGAACGTAGCTTTCATAGCAATTCCAAACATATCTCTAGTTACAACGACCATACGTCCATCAGGTTCTACGACCGCTGAAAAACAAAAAGCTCCCACACCAAAAACAATATTGTTCGCGGCGAATCCTTTCTTCTCAAGTTCCTCCCATACCTGCCTTACATTATTAAGAGTACAGCCATCTCCATAGATAATTCCAATATGAGGGTCCAGTACTTTATATCCTTTGCTATTCACTGATCCTTCAAATGTGTTCCAGAGTTTTTCAATTGTCTTTACTGAAATTTCTACCATATTTCCACTGTCCGGACGAACCAGAAGCTTACCGTTATGCTGCATAATTTCTTCTTTACAAGCTGGAAGAATGTTGTCAATCATATTCCAGTAATCATATGTATCAGATACCATACTGAATGATGCATTAGGATAAAGCTCTGTAAGCAGTCTCTTCACAAATGTAATTTCATCTCCGTCTACGGCGAAGTTTGAAGCCATAACTGAGTGTTCTGTTGAGATTGCTCCAATTCCAATACCTTCTGTATAACAATCAGCATCGTAATATTTGTCCAAATAATCAATTGCTGGGATTGTGCTGGTTTTATCGAATGATAATAACCATGCGGCAGAACATCTTTTAGCTTCTTCAATACAGGACATTCCTCTCATTCCAAAGTCAGAGCAAGCTAAATTGGGTTTTAAAGAGTCATCACAAGTCTTTTTGTAATAGAAATTAGCCAACTCTCTGTACATATGTCCGATTGTCGCATGAGCACATGGCTTCCAGAGTTCTACCTGCAGGATACATTCAATCCACTGTACAACCCATGCAAAGTCTGGATGTGTATTTGTGATCTCGATACACGGTACCCCCATCGGAACCAGTGTTCCCTCCGGTAATGCGCGGATTTGAATTGGAAGATATCCTAATTCGTGGAGTTTAAGGATTGGAGAAATATCGTAATTTCTTTCCCCTAACTGGATATCCATACTATATGTATAGAGTTCCTGAATTTCGTCAGTATTCAACTTGAAAAAATCCCTTTTGAAATATTTAACAAGATACTCTTTAATAAAAGCCTGCAGTCCGAAGAAAACCATATGATCTTGCTCCTTTAACATTGATCTTCTCGGAGTCCAATAAGAGACTAACTTCGTAAGTCCCTTCGGATAGATTTTATTATGGATTTGCTTATAAGTGTCACTTAATAAAATTGCAAGTGTATTCATTATTTTTTATTCTCCTCTTTGTTGTTTACAACTTTATCAATCTGGTCAGTAATGTAATCAATAACATCCTTGCCGGTTTTCCCAACTGCTTGAATGTTATCTGTCGTTACATTATCTAATACAATCATTGTATACATTGTATCTTTCGATGGAGTTACTGCAAAAAGTAAACTACTAACGCAAAGCCAGATAACTGATTTCTTTAAATACTTTTTACATGCAACAACAGGTTCCTCATCCTGTTCATAATCCATAGAACTAAGAAACCAAATAATTGATAATACCACCGCTGCACATCCAAGTAAAAATAATACAACACTAAATAATCCCTTTAAATCATCAAATAAATCAATTAAATAAATCAACCATGGGTTAATAATCGGTTTCATATTTTTATCTCCTTTATAACTTTCCTATCAAACAGCTCCAAGTAAAACCAATCTGAAACATATGAGTTATTTGATCTTGAATTAAATTAATTTTCTTTTTATTGGCTTTCATATCATCTACTAACATATGTATCAATAAATTCATAACCAATAATAAAGGATTCCATTTACCACCAATAATCATAAGCGCAATTGTTGGTGGTAACATAATCATAAATGACCAACTAAAGCTATGCATAAACAATGCTGCTAAATAATCATATTTATATAATTTTCCTGGTGCATTCTTTTCCCACCATGATTTTTGCTTTGCAGATGCTAACCATCCTTGCAAGTAATAATCATCTACAATATGACAGAAAATCATAGTAAATAAGATAAATATTTTATATGCAATATTCATTATCTAAACCTCTCAATCAGTTCAATCTTAGGACTTTCAAGATTTGTCAAAATCGTATCTGTCGTATAAATCTTCTCAATCAGTCCATTATTCTTCAGAAGCTCTCCATCATAAATAGTGTTTTCACAATGAGTAACATAGAGATAAATCTTACCTACACCGGCCTCCTTTAGCTTTTTAGCACTATGATAAAAAGTACCGCCTCTGCTACAGATATCATCTACTATAAGGATATCTTTACCTGGGAGTTGATTAATTTCACCTGATAGATCAAGACCTTTGATTTCTCCTGTCTCCCAGTCTCTATTCTTAATACCAAACGCATATGGAAGATGTACCATGGAAGAATATCTCTTCATAGATCCTGCGTCTGGATAAAACATCATGAGATTATCACTCGCAATCTTCTTGACAGTAGCTTCAATCATTCGATTCGGTGACTCTACATGCACTTTATTAAATAACGCAACAGATACATCAGAGTGAGGATCTAAAACTTCTACCTTATTAAAATGCAATGAATTAATAATCTGAGCAAAATATTTTAAAGTAAATAATTCGTTCTCATGCTTAACTCGATCCATACGAGCATCTGGGATATAAGGCATGTATAAACTAGGTACTACTCTATGGTCCCAACAATATCTAGCTATATATTCAACTGCTGTTAACTCTTCCATTGATTCAAAGAACCATTCAATATTATCTCTACTCCATCCACCGATGGGTGGGAGATTCTTAAATAAGAATGTCCCATCCGGATATTTATCAAGTTTGATTTCTACACCGTTTAATTTAATCATTCCAAATCTCCTTGTAATTTATTTCTCGCTGCTCAATGATGTTATTTCTTGTGAAAACAATCTCAAAATCTGAAATCTGTTTCGTTCCAACAAGCTGAAATTCATAAACTTTATATCCAAGTTTCTTCAGTTCAAGAACATCAGTAAGGCTGAACCAGTGTTTTAATGTTTCCTTTGATGGTGCTGCTGAGAACCACTGTTTCCCACCTTCTCTGTATAATTCACTATCTTCCATTGGCAGGTTTCTACTTAATCCTTCTGAGAGCTGGTCGAATACAGGATTCCATGTTCCATCAAAATTCCGCCACAGTCCATGTTTCTCAATTTGGTCTTCTACTCTATATCCGAAAATCATTTCTTTTCTCCTATCACACTAATCTGACAACTTTTCATTGTATTTTTCTTTTAGTTTTTCATAAGCGAGATGTGCTTCATATTCTGTTTCATATCTTCCACCATATATATTTTTACTATTGTGAACATATGTGACCTGCCATTTTCCATCTTTTAGTCTTGTTACACCTACATATCTTGATGTTGTTGTTAATTTTCTCCTGCCAAGCATTTCATCGAAATTAATTCTATTTGGTAAAAACATGCATGTCTCTATTGAGTATATTTTATTATTACTTCCAATATATGACATATCTTTATCTAATTGAATTTCTCCTTTTAAAAATTTTTGTTCATTATACCCTTTTATATTAGGGATATCTTTATAGAAATATTCAAAACACAACCATCTGTCGCATACCCGTATTCCCTTCTCCCCGTACAATTTATATCCCTTATGATTTTTGTTGTAACATCTTTCAATCATAAATTTCCATAAATTAAATTCTTTCTTATGATTGGATTTTTTTATATCGCCTTGACAGGCAACGCCATAATAAATAGGATAGTAAGGATCTCTTATTTCTCCATATATAACGCAAGATGCACATATATCTTTTTCATAATTAGTTAATAAAAATCTCACTCTATATTTCTGAGAATTATATCTTTTTATAATCTCATAATCTCCATATTTATTGGATTTTCTTATATCTCCAACTTTAATTTTACTCATTTATGGCCTCAATCTGAAGTGATTTTAAAATTAACACCGTATTTTTATACATTTCTGTAGTAGTTGCAGCAGTACATTTTAAATCAATAAATATATTTGCTTCTGGAAAAGCTGTTTTTAATAATACCAAATTAGTAATAACACATACATCCAAGCACAAACCACAAAGCTCTATGAAATATTCGCCCTGAATTTCCTTATTTTCCGTTATAAATGGCTTTAAATATTCAATGAGTTCAAGAGATCCGAATGTATGTTTTAATATAGGTTTGTAATAACTGTATCCTCTTAAACAATTGTAAATACTATCTTCAATTTGCCAACCATCTGAACTAACAATACAGTGCTTTATAGGTAATTTTTTACCTTCATTTGTCTCTAAGTAATCAGCATAATGAGTATCTTGTGTAGATATAATAATGCCATTATTTGATTTATACTCTTCAATTTTTTTCACTATATTTGGTACAACTGCCTGAGCTTCCGGTGTACCTAGCGAACCTGTCACAAAATCATTCTGCACATCAACTACAATCAGAACTTTCTTTTTACTTTCCACAAATATTACCTCCGATAATCATTTTCCCAAATGGATACTCGACAATTCCATAGCTGCATAGGACTTCCATTTCTTTAGTTGGATCATTTCCACACACCTCTAACAATGCCTCAACTTCTTCTACTTTTCTATTGATTTGAGCTCTATCATCTTCATTATCCTTTAACAACTTATCTCTCATCTTTTTGCTATTTTCAGTCGCTTTATCAAACACATTAGGCATCTCAACTTTATAGCCTTCATCCGTAAGTCGTTTCATACAAGCAATTAACTCATGTGTATTAGTATCTGAATTAAGTATCTCTAAAAGTTTTTCATTCATTTCCTTTTCGATTTTCTCAAGTGACCTTTTCTTCCAAAGTTTTACAACTGATGTGGAATTACTCACTGTTTTCACTTCCTTCTTTTCTGTCTGTAAAATATTTGCTAAATTATCTTCTTTTAAATAAAAGTACCCAAAATTGGATTTTTCATTGTATTTTCCAGGTACCTCCACTGCAACGAGGCCGGTATCACATATGCCTTTAACAGTTCCATTAAAATGTAATAAATTACAAGATTGATACTTTTTAGGAACCGATATTATAAAGACTTTATTTCCTACATTAAACATTTTTAACTCCTTTCTATTTATTAATCCACCCAGAGAGACTCGAACTCTCACGCCGTTAAGCATTAGAACCTAAATCTAACGTGTCTACCAGTTCCACCATGAGTGGGTACAACTGGCAGGTAAACTGCCAATTGTTAATAATGAGAGCTACGATTATTTACTTATTCACTACTTACCAGCCTTGTACAAACTAAGAGCCAAGTATAATCATGCTCATAAACTTTTACCAAGGATTTGATAAATCTTTATTCTTTATGCTTTATTCTTTAATCTTTAAATTGGGATAAACTTTGAATTTTGAATTTTAAGATTTGATATTTGAGCTTTGAACTTTACAGCACTATGGCTATCTGCCTCATCTAATAATGTAAATATTAGACATACCAGTCTAATCCTTTTTGTATTTTATACCATTTGCTGTATAAGTAATGCTGCAGTTTCTTTATTGTTTTATATATGTCTAACCCAGCTAAAAAGACATATAGATTATAGTTTAAAGTTTTCGATAAGCAGTGAATATATCTTAGTATGTAATTTCGATTTCTGTCAGAGAATTACTTACTGAAAGTGCCGCATCTACTTCAGCAGTGAACTCTGCAATTTCTGTTTCCAAATCCTCCATTTCTTTAAGAACACCAATTGGATCAACAAGTTCCATTGTCTGAGCTTCTATATAAGCTTCTCTAGTTTTTGTAAACTCTTCAGTAGAGGTTTTACCTTCTTTACTGCCATAGAGCCCTACAACATAATTTTCAGCTTTATCTTCCAATTTACCATTCTCAGTTATGATCTGAGCCATAGCAGCATCATACTGTTTTTTAATTTTCTGTTTTAAAAGTTTCTTGAAGTCCATTCCATGATTTTTCATTTCAATAGCTTCAGCTACTGTATACTCTTTATCGGCAACAGTGACTTTAGTTACTGCATTTGAAAGAACTACAGCTCTTTTAATAGCTTCTCTTCTCTTGATTAAATCAGTTGCTTTATCATAAGAAGATTTCATAACTCCTGTGTAAACTTTGATATCTACACCTTTGACTTTTGTGTTAGAATGCTTATTTGAAATACAAGCTTCTACACTGTTAATCGCTTTAATAATGCGATCATCTAAGATTTTCAGTTCTGCTAATGCCTTATGGACATTCATTTTTTCTGTTGTCATAATAAATACCTCCTGAATTTTAAACTTTAAATTAGTTATCTGTGATAAGAGTGGACTCGAACCACTGACGCCAAGAGCTATGTGCTCTCCGCTCTCCCAACTGAGCTACTTATCACTTTTCATGCATGACCTGTCGTGCTGCAGTCACAACAGGATTATGTGTACTTTTTCTTTCTCCTTATCCATTATAATTTTCTCCATAGATTGCGATTTCTGGTTTACCATTTTCATCTAATACGTAATATGGTGTAATGCCACTAATGCCACCATAACGGTCTGAACCTTGTGCTACATATACAATTTTAGTAGTTTTATCATATACAAAATATTGACTGACCATATACCACCCATTACTCGATGCGATTTTTATTTCCTTAAATTCAATAAATTGTCCAAATGATTGAACTTTTTCCCCACTGTCATTTATCTCTTTGTCACCACATCCTGCAAATGAAAATACCAATCCTGCCATCAATAATCCAACAGTCAAATTTTTAATTTTCATTTAACTTCTCGCTTCCTTAAGTAATTCTTTTGAATTTTCATCATCTAATTCAAGTTCTCGCTTGTTTCTTATTGGAACTTTACAGCCTATAAAAGTCACTCCTTCGTCAGGAGAAATGGAAACTCTGGGACTCGAACCCAGGACCGACCGGTTATGAGCCGGTTGCTCTAACCAACTGAGCTAAGTTTCCATAGTGGGTGAACTTTGAAAACACCCACATATAAAAACGTAACAACTATAATGATTGATTTGTAATCATGTCAGCTACACGAACAGTCGTCACCATTCCGTTGCCCCATCACTCACCTCTACCTCACTGACTCAATTACTTTTTTCGCCTTATACTAATTACTCATTAGTACAAAGCACATCTATATAAATGTTTCGTACATCCAAACCATTACTACCAATGTACTGCGTTCCCTTTTTTGAACAGGTTCCAGTTATTAAACCATCCAAATTTTCACTTAAGTTTTATCTATGTTCGCCATGAACATAAGTAGGTATACCTTAGTTCTATTGGTTACCTCTTTGGCCTTCAGAGCTAACTTAGAACTACGGGGTAGATGGGATTCGAACCCATGAATGCTGGAGTCAAATTCCAGTGCCTTGCCGCTTGGCCACTACCCTCTATAGATACCTATGAAGGTATCTATATATAGATTATTTATACTGCATAATGCAATTCTCTACTTTTTACTCTTACAAAAGTCATATATGCTGGCTTCATTGCTTTGATGATCTTTTCATCTTCTTCATCATTGTAATAATTATCATTCTCTAATTTAATATCATTTCCAGATACATAAATGATGCCTTTCTTATGATCAAACTCACAATCAAGAACTTTACAAGAAGCATCTACATAGGTTCCTTTAAAGCAGAATTCCGGTTCAATCCTTGCACTCTTATCAAAGAAATCAATAGTCAATTTTGTGGTTGCTTCAGAACCATCTTCAAGATGTAAAGTGGCTTCATATGCAATACTGTTTAAATTAATAATATTTAGATCTTTAATTGCTGTCTCAAAAGGTTCTCCAAAGTTTAATTCAAATGCGATTGCTCTTAAACAGTCATAGTTTAAATCTACTTTGTGAGCGAAAGAAATTACTTTTTCAATTTCACTGTAATACTGTCTATCCAACTTATCTTCTAGGTACTCTGTAATTTCAGCATCTGACGGATACTCAAACCTAAAGTGATAGTGGAATCTTCCAGGTCTGTTTACTAAGTAACTATTTAATGAATTGAGATCATTACAAGTAATTACAAATAATTTCTTTCCCTGCGATAGCCCATCGAATAATGTAAGCATTTCTGTTTGAGGATCCGCCATACCCTCAGCAGCTTTGACACCGCCAAATGTCTTGTCAAACTCATCAAACAGTACCATCACTTCCTGTTCAATCTCCTCTATGAAGCTAGCAATTCCGGGGATATATGTATCCACAATGATAACTGGCAATCCAGTTTTTGCCGCTTCAACAGCCAACGTTTTCGCAAATAATGATTTTCCAATTCCTTTGTTTCCAGAAAGAATAACACCAAGATTTTTCTCTGCTTTTGGAAAGGCTTTAAGAACTTTCTCAACCTTACTCATATGTACTCCATAAGTTTTCTCTTTAATTTCAATATCTGCATACTTTTCTAAAAAGAAACCGGAATTTTTTTGGAATCTCACAACGTAATTCTGTGCTGGAAGCTTATCAAAAGTTTCTAATGAATCGTCATAAGTTCTAAATGTGTTTCCTACTTTAATAATTCTCATTCTTCATTTCTCCTATTTGAGTTTTACAAAATGGTTTATATGTTAAAAATTAGTGACCATTGACATCTGCTTCATGTAATAACATTACATCTGAAAACATTTTGTCTCCGATCAATCGTTTATCTTTATTTCTTGCTCTTCTTGATTGAGCCCATGATAAATATGGATGCATATGATAATAAATCAAATTAGCTATATAAAAGATATCAAACATATCTTTCCCCGTAGTTACATCAGAGAAATCGCAAGATGTCAAAAATTCATATGCTCCAACACAATGATGCTGATAATAGTGACAGTAATCATCCTCTTCTCCTTTTTTATTGATTCTTGATTTAGTAAATAATTTTCCTATATCATGAACCCAAGCTGCAACCCATAAATTAGAGTCTTCTGTTGGAACTCCTGCTGAAACCTTTTTCAGATGTCCGTAAAGAGTCAAGGTATGATGTGGATTTTCCTGATCAAAATCACGAGTCATATCTATTAAATCATTCAAATCTTTACAGTCATCCTGTACAACTCTGATTTCATTGAATCCTTCATGGCACATAGGCGGAGAAAACGTTTTTCTCATTCTAGTAATTACTTCGTCAGGCACTGGAATTTCTCTTTTTAAATTATCTTCCAAACACTTTTCATATGTTTTTAAGAATACAACACAGGTTTTATAAACTTGTTTACTAACCTGCTTTAAAAAATGCACTCTCCTTTTCTTTACTAAGTTAGTAGCATCATAGATAACTGAATGAGTTTTCAGATCTTCCAGTATCCTTCGATGTAACTCTTCAAATACTTTATTATTATCTGAATCATCAAAATTATCTCCGTACATTTCTCTTCTGAGTTTATCAGATGAATGTAGTATATACTCCGGATTAGCTTCTACATAGGCCTTAGCCCAAGTACTCTTACCAGAAGCAGGAAGTCCTACTAACATAATCAATTCATTCATTATGTAATCTCCTCTATCTCTTTACAAATTTTTTCTGCAGTTTCTTTAGATATATACTTCTGATTAAAGAACTCTTGTCCAATATCTGATCTAATTTGATATTTCTGCTTGTCAGGATTAGGTTTTCCTTCTCCATTTACAATTTGAGGTAATGAAGCAGTTTGGAGATAATCTATATAATATAAATCTTCTTTTATACTTCTTCGTTTCTCTCTAATTGCTTTCTTAATTTTATAAGCCCAATATCCAGAAGTAACATTTAATTTATTAAATTCGATATAGTGATCAAGGTCCTGAGATATAAGTTCTAGTTCTTTTAACTGTTTCTCTAATGGTCCTCTATTACCTAAAATTTCTTTAATAGGCAATATACTGTCATCTATTTTCTTTTTATAATCACCAATTTCTACAAGAGATTTATTCTGCTGTACAAAACCGACTCTCTCATCAACTGATGTTACTTTCCAAGGGGCGTATGTACTTAAGTTTTTTGGAATTGTTGATATCCTGTTTAAAGCTTTTGGCACATTATCAAACTTCTGTGCAGACTTTAGATCTACTACATGAGGCGGATATCCATGCTTAAACAATAAGTAATTTCCAGGATATTTTTCACTTTCTAAAACATATTTCATTTTCCTCTTCCTTCGATGTTTGTATTATATCGCAGTTTACATTTTGCGTCAAGAGGTTTTACAAACTTGTTTATAAGTTTAAAAAATTTGTTTCCTCTCTTAACTTGTTTTAAGTATATCACAGTCATTTCATCTTGTCAACATGTTTTTACAAAATTGTTTATAAAATCTTTTTCTGAAATAATCGGCACACCAAGCTGTGTAGCCTTTACATTTTTACTGCTCTTTGATGTTGTATCATTATTAATAAGGTAGCTAGTCTTTTTAGTCACAGAGCCTGTCACTTTGCCTCCCAGTGATTCTATCTTCTCTACCAACGCAACCCTATTGGTGAACTCAGTGAGTGTCCCAGTAATGCAGAACGTTTTTCCCTTTAAACTATCTTCTACAATTTGTTGAGGAATCTCTTCAAACTGAAATTCTGCTGCAAGTTCATTTATATATCTTTCATTTTCTTCAAAATAATTTTTTAGAGAAGATGCTTTCGCGAATCCAAAATCCTCCAGACATGTGAAATCATACTGAGAATTCATATCTTCAATGAAACTGTCAAAAGCTGTTTTTAATCCTTTTTCTCTTGCTCTTTTCTCTTCGATATTATTTAATTGTTTACTAACATTACGACCTATTAAAGGTATCGACAACCCATAAAGGAATTTAGGTAACGTTGTTTTACGGCATTTTTCTATTGATTCCAGAATTTTATCAACTTTCTTTGCACCTAATCCTTGTAGTGTCAGCAACATTTCTCTACAATTCTTTAAATAAAATAAATCTATTGGCCCTTTAATAAACTCTTTCTCTATTAAAAGATTCAAGGTAGATTTAGAAAGCCCAGTAATATCATGCGCTTCTTTACTTACAAAAGTACACAATTCACCAAGAAGTTTTCCCTTGCACTCAAGGTTCATACATTGAAGTTCCTCTGTTTCGTTCCCACCAATAACCTTTGTATGTCCACCACAAATAGGACATTTATCTGGAACTGTAAACAAATTATTTTTGTTTCTAGTCAGGTTCTCCGCAATCTGCGGAATGATCATATTAGCTTTATATACAGTGATCGTATCCCCTACAGATAACTCATAGCTTTTGAAAATACTTACATTGTGTAAACTAGCTCTCTCAACGATGGTATCATCTATCTCAACCGGATCAAACACTGCTACGGGTGTTAACTGACCAGTCTTTCCCATGCTCCATTCTACGTTTCTGATCACTGTTTCAAACTTATCATCTGCAAATTTATAAGCCAATTGAGAACGAACATGGTGTGATGTTTCTCCTAGGCTTTCGCCATAGGCAATATCATCATATGAAAATACGATTCCATCAATAGGAACATCTTTTTCTCTTGCAGTCTCTCTAAGGATTCTAATATCTTCTTCAATATTATCAACCTTTACCCAAGGAACCACTTCAAATCCAAGAAGTTCTAATATCTGCAGTCTTTTCATAAAGCTATTACCATCTATGCCGCGAACCGCCTTCCAAGCAACAAAATTAATTTTTCTTTCTTTTGTAATAGAGCTATCAAGCTGCCTGACGGAACCAGCAGCTAAGTTCCTAATATTCTTAATGCCGTTCTCCTTGATATATTTTTCTAATTCTTCACCAAAAAGACCTTTTCTTTCTCCTTCTTCTTTCAACTCAATGTCTTTCAGTTCTTTAAGATGAATGTATTGATGAATTTCCATAATAGCTTCTCCATCTACTACCACCTCATCTTTATACGGAATTTCTTTCGGAAGATTTACAAAAGTGTTTACTGTATGTAAAACATCTTCGCCAATAACTCCATTACCTCTAGTCTCTGCTGCAACTAATTTACCATCTATATATTTTACTGAAATAGTAAGCCCATCCATTTTTAGCATAGCCAATCCAGGCAAACCATTCATAAAGTTTTCAACATCACTTATATCTTTTGTCTTGTCTAAAGACAGCATTGGATGATCGTGTTCAACTTTTTCCAACTCACTAACTGTTTCTGAGCCAACACTAATAGTGGGACTGTTGGCTAAAATAATACCTGTAGCATGTTCAAGTTCTTTAAGTCGATCATATTTTTTATCATATTCATAATTAGAAATTAGAGAAGTGTCTTCCATATAATATGCATGAGCATATATACTTAATTCTTCCACTAATTCACGCATTTCCTTTAAAAGCACCCTTCTTCCTCCATTTTGTACAAAATAATATAATCTTTATCATGAACAAACTTTTGTCCTTCCTCTGTCGGAACCTCTTCATATAAATCTGGTTCCAATTTTATGTATGAGTCTCCGGTCTCTATTCTTACCGTACTTCCCTCTTCGTATATATTTTCGATTACAAAATTCATCCACCCCATTTCTGTGCCGTTCATATGACAAATTAATCCAATTCTTTCTTCAGTTCCAAAACATTCATAAAGTCTTTCTAACACTGCAATCCCTCCAATGTTCGAACGTTTGTTCGGTTGCTATGTTTAAATATTACCACACACAGAGAATTAAGTCAATCTATGTGTGGTATCATTTATTTATAAATAATTATAATATTTGATTCTAAGTGCCTTTTTAGTATAGCCATTTATATTATAATTTGAATTAACCTTTTTGATATATTGTTCTTCAAAAATTGTTTCTTTAGAAACGCCATATTTTTCCATTATGTCTTTTAATTGTTCCACTATCCCAGCTGTATAAAGTCGAGGTATGGTAAGATATGGAATATTTTCTTCTTTCCTAAGAACTATCAATCGACTTGTTAATCTTAAATTCAGAGCCTCCAACGTATTACTACGTATATTCTTCCTGGAGTTAACTATATTTCCCTCCATATTTAATGAAGTTACATTCCCAGTAGAAGATATATACTCTTCTTCTTGTGAACTAGCTTTAGCTAACTCTACTAATTCCTCTGATAAAATTCTTTTTTCTCCATTTTCAAAAGTAAGGATATTCCCGTTGAGTTTACTTATTTTAACTCTTAAAAGTTCACCAACTTCTTCTGTTCTTACCCCTTCAAATAAAGCCAAAATTAAAAATTTATCAGAAAAATTTTTAAATTGGGAAATGTCTTCTAAAACTTGTGCTCTACTAGGGCACACTGCTTTCTCTTTATTAAGATATTTTTGTAAATATTCCGCACTTGTGCCTAGCTCATCATAATGATTTATATTATCAATTGAAATATTGCAAGAACAACACCAATCCGTATACTTCCGTAAAATACTTATAATTTTTCTTATTGCATTTAATGAGGAAGCTAAAAATATAGGTAATAATTTATCTATCTCAGACAAAGTAAAATCACATATATCTTTATCAAGTAGTTCCTCATAACTCTCTGTTTTGTTAAAAAGCGATTTAGCACTTGATGGAGTTTGTTCAAGATCTTCTACTATATAACGTAAATACTCTTGCTTCCGTTCTTTGTTATACATATCACACCTCCTCAAATAAAGCTTTTATTTTATTCAATTTTGTATCTGTAGCATTATCAATAATCGGTATATCTTTTTCTAAGGCATTTTCTATTTTTTCTGCACACTTATATATATCTTTAGAAATTGATGTCCCATATATTATTACTGGCATAGTTGTATCGTCAAGTATAACATCCGGATCATTCTCTTGCAGTATTTTCAAAATGCTTATAATAAAAACAGCAGTTCTAATACACTGGCTTCTATTCATCTTATTAGTTTTAAGAATAAACTCCAATAATGAAAATAGAGATGCTCTGTCTATTTCTCCTCTATGCGCTCTTTCAATCTTACCTCTTACAGGACTATCTAATGTATTGTTTAATTTATCAATAATTATATTAGTAGGAGCTGATTTATCCATTGAAGCTAAATAGCTCTTAGAAATTTTATTTCTTTTATCTTCCTGTTCAATATACTGACATGCTTTATTTTCTGAGAAATTCATGATATTCAGAATGAAATTAAACTGAAAATCAGGATTTTTTATTTTTGTATTCATTGCAGCTCTAAACCGGTGAAAACCATCAATAATATCAAACTTCCCAGAATTAAGTACCAACTCAGAATCAACTATATCAAAATCCACATTTGGATCATCAACATTAAGATTTAAAGTCAGAGCATTAGGTACAAATTCTCCTTTACTCATTAAATCCTCGATAGCTTTTACAGATGTAGCAACTATATCAATTGTATATGATATATCTTGTCCTCTACGCCTTTGCTTAAGCTGACGCTGGGTCCTTGGATTATATATTATAAGTTGCTGATCATAAAGTTCTTTTAACAGATCAATGCTGATTTTTGCTACCCACTGATCTTCAGCTATTTCTATTACCGGGCTTATTTTTATTGGATAAATCTCAGCTTTTCGATAATCTGCCTTCAAATTTGAAAAACGTACAATTTCTTTATCTGAGAAATATGTTTTTATTTCCATGTTTGCCCTAAAAACATTATTAAAAGCATCAATAAGCCAGTACATTTCATTATCTGGTATTTCATCTTTGCTCTTAGCACCGATAACATACTGCATATATTCTATATCTGAATATTCATATTTTTCCATAAGAAATTTTTTAGTTTCTTTCTTAAAGTATGAATTTTTTTGGAGCTGAGAAAAATATCCATCCAATGTTTTATATAGGTTTTCACTTCTTAACATTTCCAAGCCTCCTTTCTAGTATTATAACATTGTTTAGGAATTATTTCAACAAGCTATTTACATATTTAGCTGCTTCTGCATCAACAGGTTTCTGAACAATATATCTTTGTGTAGTATCCACGCGTGAATGATGCATATTTTGCTGAACATACGCAATATCTCCTGTTTTCTCGTAAAGTAATGTTGCATAAGTACTTCTAAACTTATGTGGTGTAATATGCTTTTCAAAATCTACTGTATATGCTTTAACCAGATCCCTTACAGATTTATCTGTAATCCTTGTCCTTCTATTTGATATGAATAAAGCATTACATTCTCGTTTAGCTAAAAGTTCGCTTCTTTTTATTGACCAATCTCTTAGTATTTCAATAGTATCATCATCAAGTTCATATTCATACGTGTTCCTACGCTTATCAGTAACTCTAATGATTTTCTGATCCCAGAATATATCTTCCACATTAAGTTCTGTAAGCGCAGTAACACGAATACCAGTTACCATAAGAAGAGTAAATATAGCTAGGTTCCTTTCTTTCCAAGCCTCTCTTCTTGCATTAGCTCTTTTTGTACCAATAGAATTATCATTTATTCTATCCACAACTTTTTTCAACTCTGCAGCTGTCATAGCAACTTGCTTATGTGGATCTTTTACAGAAACCCTTTTTATGCCACAGTCAAAAGGGTTTTCTGAAATTATTTTTCTACTTAATAAGTAATCAGCAAATGATTTTAATGCCGTATAAGCAGTTGCTTTAGCACTATCTGAACTATATCCTCCATCTCGCCCTCTCAAACAAGAAAGATAAGAGTTTACATTATCAATAGTCATTGCCCCATTGCAATCTTCTATTGACTCTATAAATCCATTTTCTTTCAAATAATTCATAAATCTAACAGCTGTCATAGTATAATTTTGAGCAGTAAGATATTCGCATGAATTGAACAGACCATTATAATAACCAGTAAAATACTGTGGCTTATCTCTAAGTAATGTTCTCATCTTGCTTTCTGATTTATATTTATGTTCTTCTCTTCCCTTCATGCAAATCACCTCACCATCTAAATTTGTGATCTAATCCACTTCCACGGACTCCATTCTTTTCTCTTTCCTCAAGTATTTCTTTCCTAATTTTCTCATGTTTAGAGTGGAAATATGCCATTGCCACCAACCAGATCATAATTAGCATAGCCCATCCTGATGGACCCGCTAACAAAAACATGAATGATATCAATACTAATACAATTATAGTTTTTGCATCAGATTCATCCCACACCTCAACATGATTATCTGCTTTTGTTACTGGTCTATCGCTTGCTTTTCTCCAATTCCATGGATTGGGCAATGGGATTGGTTCATAATCATCTCTTACTACTGCAATAGGAAACGGATGTGCTTCTTCCATTTCAAAATCCAATGAATCTACTTTTACCCAAACAGTATAATTAGGATGGTATGTCCAAATTTTATTTCCTGTTCTTACCACCTGAAAAGTCCCTTGTTGTCCAGGTCTTAATGCTTTTTCCGCTAACTCATTTGCCTCATATACTAAATAAAGCTGGAACCCATATGTATCATCATATGTTTCATGCTTAATGTCTGGAGCTAAAAATAATCCTGTATTAGGAACCATATTTTCAAGATGAGGCGGATACATACACTGCTCTTTATATAGCTCTTCTATAGTTTTATCTGGCATAGTATATGTCCAGCCTCGCTGCATATCTCTTACTTTAACTTTCTTTCCCAAATTCACCTTACCTTTCCTTGGTACAAAAAGATAGCTATTTACAGTTTATGGCATCTGTGTAGTATTTTCAATAGGCCGCCATCCTACAACATATTTATTTGACCAGTTTCTCCATTCATAATTTCCATATTTTCCTTTAATCATCATATCTCTTTTAAGACTACCATCAGTCATGAGAATTTCTACTTCTTTATATAATTCTGGAAAATCTCCCCATTCTGTATGCCATTCCATATTTTCATCTTCTCTTTTTCTTACATATTCAATTACGGGAATCATTTTTTCTATCTTTTCCACTTCGTAAATGTCGATAAAAGTAACATCTCGTACATCTTTACAAAAATTATGGCTTATTTTTTCTGTTATATGGAAATAGCGATCTTCAACTCGCACAATATTCGAAAAATAATATACATTGAAAACGTCAAAGTTTTCATTCTTTGGCGAATTGCATGTGCGGACTTTTCCAAAGTCACAAATGAATTTGCATTGCAATTCTGTAAGTTCGCCTTTTGCCATTTTATCAGCGGTGATTCCGCGTTCTTTTAGTCCTTCTCTGTAGTAGTAATCTGTCATAATGGTATCCTTTCTTGTAACATAATCCTTGTAGCGAGAGGTAATTAAAATAAATCAAATTATTTCAATTATGCTTGAACTAATAGGGAATGCCGGGCTTGCCTGGTAAATAATTTTGACATTTAGAGTACCTCCATAAGAAACTTCTGATCCATCAAACTCCTAAAATCATCAATATAAGTATGACATCAATACTAAGAATACTCTGTCAGCAACTTTTTCATTCATATTTGTAAGCATATACCAACAAGTCAAACTAATTATTGCACTTGAAATACTTCTCATAACATTCTCCTATACTCTCTTTGTTCATTTATCCTTTAAAATCTAAAAGTGGGCGGACATACGGCTGGATATGTTCTACGTTCATGAATCTTGATGACATATTTTATTCCCTCCAATCTCCTACATATTCTTTAGTATTTCCATTGCATCATCTAATGCTACTTGTTTTTCTTCTAATTGTTTCTGTAAGCTCTTTATCTCTTCGTCTCTGGCCTTTATCATAAGCTTTAACTGTTCTTTTGTAGCATTATGTGTATTTAAATATTCTCCGTTTTCATACTGTTTATATGTCATAATGTTCTCCTACACTCTCATATTCCACGCATCAATCAATCCATGCGGTGTTTGATCCCAACCTCTATCAATTCCTGCTATACAATTGCAACAATAAATTCTCCATCTTTTTCCTACTATGTGTGTATATTCTTCTAAAATAATTTCTGATTCTCCACAAAACGGACACGGTTTGAATTTTACACCTTGATATAAATTTTTTGCCTTGATAGTCTTCATAATATTCTCCTATGTAACTAATTCAAACTCTTTAATAAGTCTCTGTACAACCATCCGGTTACACTTCTTATAAGCAATCGAAAGTGTTTTCTTTGCACCTTCTTTCTTATAAATAGTGTGTCCGCCAGTGCAATGATCCAGTTCCCAACCATTTTTTAGAATGATTCTCTCAACTTCTCTTCTGTTATAAGTTTTCATGTTTCACCTTCTTCCATCTAAATATCCATTCAATAATGATTCTTACTACAACGCCTATTAAAAACCATTTCAAAATTTCGCCCTCTTCATCATATCTTAAAATATCCAACTGTTTTATTCTTTGGCTTTCCCCAAATAGATTCATACAGATACTCTACCGTACTAGGTGCAATTCCATGATAGTTACACAATTCTTTAAATACTTCATATTTTGGTCTGGCATCAATATCTTCAATTACTTCTTCTAATGAAGTTTCGGCATGATTAGGACTACAACCATACATTGGAAGCGGCTCATACATATTCTTCAATTCTTTATAAACTTCATCATTATACTTATGAGTACTATTATCCTGCTTCTCATCATACATAATTTCGCTTATTTTAAACTGAACAATATCACACATATGCCATTGATTATCATCGTCAACACATGAATCGAAAAAATTAACTTCAAATATATCATCGTTGGTTATATCAATATCATAATCATTTGCTACTTTAGCTGCAGAATCTAACATTTGATTTCTACATTGTTCCAAAGTGCCGATTTTCTCTACATAGAATCCAACACCATCATAGGCATGATGATAGATGCAGAGATAATTCCCGTCTTCTATTTCAATTTCATGGATAGTATTAACATAGAATTCTCCATCTCCGAATGAATACGCAATGCGCATAATTTGATCATCAGATCCGTCTACATTTTTATATTCAAGCTCACTCATTACTTCTTCTCGGCTTTCCTCTGCAATACTGACTAAGTTGTCTATAACCCATTTATGAGCCGCAAAAGCAGTTTTGAAAAAGTAAAAATATGGTTCTCTATAATATTCATCATTCAATGTACATACTAAATATACTTTCATCTCACATTTCTCCTAAACGATCAATATATTGTTCAATATTTCCATTATCATACGTTTTTGTAACTAATATAGCAGATACTGTTTCTCCTATTCTTTTATAATATTTCTGATATGTGTCTGCACCATAGAGAAAATACTCTGTACCGTTATAATCTACAGTAATTTCATATTCTACCTGATCTGTATAGACAAATGGTCTACCATTGAACATCGTCATATATTCTTCTTCTGGCTTATAATACTCATTTACAATTTTAACTTTTACAATCTTTTCTTTCTTGTTAATACATTTAGCACATCCAGCTAGCATAAACATACTGATAAGCATAATAGATAATATTGTAAATATTTTTTTCATTCCAATATTCTCCTCTTACAATCCTAATTCGTTTAAAATAGGAAGCATTACAATAGTAAGTTCTGGATGAATTTTTTCCAAAGTTTCTCTAGCATTAAGTGGTTTATCTGGCTTAGTCAGTCTTGCGCATTCTCAATCAATTGCCATCTGGATATAATCATCATGAGTCTTAGCTTTTAAATGATGTCTACTATGATGTCTGTGCCAGTTATGCACTTGTTTATAATCAAAGAATGGATATAAAAATACTTTATCTAAATCATGAAATAAACTTCTTACTGTATTATGACCTAATAATTGTTTCTCTACTACACGAAAAGCTTTCCTATGATCAAGTGTATATTTAATTCTGTCTTTATTTTTCATTTTTGTTTCCACTGTCTCTTTCTCTTACTCTGCATTTTCCAACCTGATACTTTAGAGCATCTTTCATTATCATAAGCATTCAAATTTCTTTTATTTTTTATAGGTTTAAGAGTAATACCATACTCATATTTAATTTCATCAAGTTCCTCTGGCGTAATGCTTTTACGCTGATCAGAAGTCAATTTGGACCAATGATTGTTCCAACCACAATAACGATGTTTGTAATGTAATGTCCAATTTTTCTTATATTGATCAGTAAGTTGATAAAAATCTCGCACATTACCATGATCGTCAATAATCAAATATCTATGATATTCGTGATAGCAAATATAATTAAAATCCAATTTATTTTCTACTTTAGAATATTCATCTTCAAAATAATTAAATGAATAGTAGAAATCAATACTTCTCGTGCTATACAGGAACTTTAATTTGAAATATTTGTACAGATTTTTAGTTCCAGTAACATATCCTATATATTCCCATGGAAGCCATCTGTAAATAGTATAATTGCAATGACATCCTACTGGTTTTGTCCGTTGCATATAAATATGGTATTTTCTCATACTATAACCTTTCATTTATCTCCCTCAAAAAGAGGGAGATTTATTTTATCCTATACAAATAACATTGTGAGTATCTTTTTTATACATATAAATCTTAGAAGTCAGGAAATCTTCCTTTGGAGTAGCTTCTTCTAAAGTGTCTTTTAACACCGATTTCAGGTCTTCTGGATCTACTCCCCCTGCCTTATGTATCATTACTTCATGAATACTTGTGAATACCAGATATAAATCTGAATCTAACAAATCTGCCAATTTTTCAGCCACTCCTGGTAAGAAAATAGCTATGGCTCCATTTGTCTTTATTGTTGTACTGATACAATTTCCACTGTATCCAGCACTAATTTCACATTCTCTGTTTGGACTCATAAAATCATCACCATTATAGCTTGGATCAAAAATCATTTTCTCCCACTTATAGAGTCTTGGTGGAGTCATTCGGTAGGTGTTATCAATTGCTTCTTTGAATAAGTTATCCTCATTCAGTTCCGGATGATCTTTCTTCCAATGTTCTAACATTGCTTTTCGAATCTTTGTACTTGTAACACAACCTTCCTGTTCTGAAACCTGCGCATAAGTGACAAGAGCAATATCACCAACAATCCTATGAATGGTATCCTGTAAGTCTGCAGCATTTTTATCTTTATTAAGTAAGCGTACAAATAAACGTTTTTTTGCTACTTCATAATCTCTTAATCCTTTGGTCTGATCATAAACATTTGCATCTTTGATTCTAAGGATATCTTCAATGACCTTTGCCAGAATGTTTGCAAATGTATCACCTTCTTCATAGGACTTAAACAATTCCTGTGTATAAAGCCCACAGACCTCCCAGGCATCGTCATGCTCTGCAAACTTTACCAACAGTCTGTCTCCTACAGGCGCAAACCTCCCGCCTTCTTTCTCAAAAGAAATATTCTCTCTTGGAATGCTAATAGCTGCACTAATTTCATTTTTAAGTTCTTCTACAAATATTTCATAGTTCATCATAAACATACCCTCACTTTCTCGCTAACCCATATGGTTGCATGAATACTCTGCCATTTCACTTAACTTTTTAACTATAAAATCTGGTATATAACCACATTCAGAGCAGATACAAATCTTTCCTAAAATATACAAACATGCTTGATCCCTTGGAATTTCTTTTCCCATGAACTGTTGTTTAGTTTCTTGGCATTCACCTTCATAACAGTATTCGTTCTGTGGACAGCTATCACAGTCATATTCCAGAGCATTTTCAATCCAAGGAAAATACCAAGCTAAGATATCAGATTCAATCCCGTTGCCATTGTCACCTGTACATTCCGTTATTCCTGTACTGAAGTCCAAAGGGATATATGGATCATTAGAAGAAAAATCCCTTATGTAAAAAGGTGCACATTTATTCATGCCTGACTGCTGCATTTTTTGAATCCAAAACTGTTTATACTCTTCATAGGATTCACACTCTGTCCAAGAAAGTTCTTCTGGACTTGGTAAATCATCATACCAAGTGGTTCCAAACATTGCTTCTAACTGTTTATTAATATTATCAGTGCATCTCCAGTCATACCCGTTTTGCTGATGAATGCTCTTTCCTCTATTAGTATTAACAATTTCAAATACTGCCGGATAGTATTTCTCTACATAGTCATACATTTCTGAACAGGATTTATAATATTGTTTATAAAGTTTTCTCACTTCCTTATATACCGAATCAATAGTTACTGTGTTGTCGTTTGCCTTACCAATAATAAAACTTGAAGAACTACTATTGGTCACAAAACCATTACGAATCTTCATTGGTACCACCCCTTCCTATATCATATGCTCTTTTACAGTAGACCCAATCATCACATAATGAACCTGCCATTTCTTTGTAGCACCCTTTGCACAAGTGTTGTCTGTCTTCTACTATTTTATTAAATTGGTCATAGTCTACATAGAATTCTTTCCGGTAAGTTCCATCTTCATCTTTAACTTTTCCTATATAACCACCATTTGCCATATCATAAGCAGTTTGGTCTATATATGGATGTAAGAAATCATAAATATCCTGTCCCAGATCATCTCCATCATACATGTACCCCTTCATGCAGAAGTTTATAGAAAAGCACCAGCCCGTGTAGTTATCAGTAGGACTCTTATAGAAATCCAAATAATATGCTGGATATAGCAGTCTATAATGATCTGCCCATTTAGATTCCTTAAATTCTTTACATAACAGTTTATCCCAAAAATCTTCTTCGGAGCATTTTTTTGTCAAAAGGCTCAGATCATGAAGCAAGTCTTCCGGAATATCTTTTTTTAGTCCGAATGCTAAATTCCCCTCATAATAATTCCCCACTTTTCCACATCCTTTCGAACACATAAATAGAATTCTCTGTTTCTACTGTTACCTCAGTTACTTTTACTGTAATGCCTACTACACGACTTGTGTATAATACTAATCCTTCGAGAGAGGTTCCATCAGAATCACATACGTAGCTAATTATCATAGGAGCGTTCCCTGTAATTTTATTTACATCAAGGTCTACTATCCGTCCTATTCTTAATGGATAACGCCCATCCGTTCTTTTGATTCCTCTAATGCCACAACTGCCAGAATGTAATATTTCTTTTATTTTATATTGTGTATTCTTTTTTCGCAGTGTTTCCATATGGTCTCCTTAATGATGACTAATAGTAGCAAGACAACATTTCATCTTTGGAACAACATAATGTTCAAGTTCTGAGTATTTAAGTCCATCATTGTCTGAATAACTGATTTCCACAAACACAGAGAGACCTTCCATTGCTTTTTCTAAATTAGACACTTTATTTGTAATTGCTTTATTAAGTTCTTTCTGAAATTCTTCTGTTTCTCGAACTTTAAATCTCTCGCTATAAGGGATATTTAAAGTATTTTCTACTTCCCATCTGGTATAATAACGAATTTCTTCTGTATATCCCCCCAGAACATCTTCTTTATCCAATCTTGTAGCTTCCGTTACATCTCTCAGAATCTCTTCAAAATACTCTTTAAGATTTTCTGCTTTCAGTTCTTCTTTGACGCTCTCTTCACTTTTAAAGCCAAGGATGAAGCTACTACTGCTACTGTTAGTTACAAATCCTTTTCTAATTTTCATGACCAATCCTCCCATTCAACGTCTTCACCATCTACACCAATTAACCGTAAGAACTTACTCATATTAAAATTGTCCATAATAGTAAAACCACGAATTGATTGATCCGTTTCAGTAATACTCCATCTGTCCCACTCATCATAATAAGAACTATCCATTTCTAATTCTTTTGCAACTTTAATATGATTTTTAATCTTTTCAATCTGATCAGCTGTTAAATTACTTTTTGCAATAGTAAAACTGGATGAAGAACTATTAGTTACAAAACCGGTTCTTAATTTCATGTATCCTCCTCTATGATTTTATAATTTTTCTCTTGAGCATAGCTTTTTGTGTAGGTATTACAAGTGGCATAAACATACACATCTTTATTTCCTTTATCAATTAAATTTCTTTGGCTTAAATCTCTCACTTTTGCTTCGGCAGCAAGATTATTTCTAGCCTTTATAGCTATGCAATTCTTAAAACGAGTTTCTATGGACACCAAGTAATATTCTTTAGGCTCTCCTGAAGCTTCATCATACATATCACTTAAATCATTGGTATCAAAATCAATAGTCTTACTGTCCGGATCACAATGAACATATCCATTCTTTTTACCTTCAAAGTGGACGATCCCATCCTGAGGCAACCGCTGCAGAGCTTCAATCATCTCTGCAACAGTTGTTCCCTCACACCTCACTCTCTTACTAATATCCAGCATAGAACTCCTTTCTACTCCGTAACTTTAATGACGTAGATTTTATTTCCTCGTTTAGCATATTTAATAACTTCTTTTCCATCCTCCTCATTGAGTCTCTTGCAACAATTCATTACTGCAGAAGCTCTTCTTTTAGCCTCAGCTTCATCATCGTACTCAAAACACATATTAGCTCTGCCAGTTTTCATGAACTCAACAATGGCTCTTCCCTCTTCTGTTGTAACAAGACCTCTTCTGTTTGCTCCTAAATCTTCTACCTGTACGTCATAGCTCATTTTCATAATTTTAGTTCTCCTTTTCTCTTTTATTTAAAATTAATAATTTTAACGAATTTAGTGGTACCATAAAATACCTATTTACAGGATGCTCATGTTCCAATACTGGATAGTATACGACACCCCAAGAACCCTTTAGGGACTCTTCTCCAGTTAAAGTAAATATTCTATTTTCCCATGAATCTATTAAAGTATCTTTCATAATCACTTGTAACCCTTTTTTATTCGGAACCATATTAAAAACCTGTTTGCTTTCCAACAAAGTTAATTGGCTCACCAGTAACTTTGTTAATACCATGCCCTACTACTTCGACAAAATAATCTTCCCAGTAGTCTCCTTTCTTGTAATAGGATGTATCTTCTTCATAGTATCCTTCTGTATGTTTAACAACAAATTTTACGGTTCCTTTAAAATCTTTGATCCAAGTAGTTGACCATTCTCTATTCAGATGGTAATCAAATTCCGGATTATATTTCAGTACTTCTTCTAACAAAAATACTGACACCAATCCAGCGTCTGCACAAAAATCGCCAATAACTTTCTTTGTATCTGTGTTAAAAGTAGTACAGCTCCAATCACCATAAAGTGTATCTCTTGTCATGTAATGAGTGATTCCAAGAGCTTCCATCTCACTACCGTAATTACATGCAGCCCAATCATCTTTTGTGAGTTCGTTAATTTCTCTCATAATGTAACAAGGATCTGTGATGATGATGTCTCCATCAAATTCCATTCCCGTATCAAGGTATCTCCTCAAATTATTTTTATTCCTGTATTTATAGAACAGTTCAATTACACCTGAGTGTTTTAACCACTTGTAAGTATTAGCGTCATAGTCATCTTCAAGACACTTCATGCACAGCATGTCTAAATAAAAATCTACATCTCTATGCATATTTTCCAAATCTTCAAAGACCTCATCCATTTTTTGATCTGTTAATGGTAACTTTTCTCTTAAAATTTTCTCAATTTCAGGCCGAACACTTTCACATTCTTTTGTTTTCTGTTCTAACCAAGCTTTGTTCATTTTTCTCTCTCCTTTAATTTGGTTCGTCATAACTAAGTCCAGAAAGATTTACAAACTCATTTAATGCTAAAAACATATCTTTTTCCAATTTCTCCTTCCATATGTTACTCCACCAATCTACATCTGCTTCAATTCCAAGGTACCCAGCAGACTCCCAACCATCTTCCGTTTTAACACAAGTGAAATACTCAATAATTGGTTTATATGTTGGTAATTCATTAAACATCCCACGGACAAAAATATTCACCTCAATGTCAACGTAACCTATTTCTAATACCGCTTCACCTATGAGAGGTCCATTGTCAAGATCAATCTCTAAATGGTCTGCTTTTATGACTCTTATCCAATGTTGAATTCCATTGAGTCGAAATTCGTAATCTGGGCGTTGTTTAGCTTCTTCAAATGTCATAGCTAGCACCTCGAATATAATTCAATTTCCATATGAATGTATTTTCCCATGTTACTATTTAAAATTTCTAACAGATCATGCCCTCCACATTTAAATTCTTCTTCAGTCCAAAGATATCCTGTGTAATCACTATACCGATGATAATATTCAGATTCAGTGATACCTTCCATTGATACAATCTTTGTTTCGTCAATATGATCCATATCAATAGGAGTATCTCCTGTAAGCATTTGAATACTTGCATATCTGTCAAGCCACCCGCATCGACTTTCCATTTCTTTTGAAAAAGCAAATCCATTATTAGATACAACAATTTCTTCACCAGAAAATCTTTTTACTTTCTGAATATTTTGTATTCCAATAATGCTATCAGCAACATCTTCTGTGTTTACCCACCCTACTTTTCCATTGAGAATAATAGTGTCCTCTAATTTATACCCTTCTTTCATGTCTATAATTCTCCTTTCTTTTCTCTATAGTATTCCTCAAATTGTGTTCTCCATATATAATAGAGTAATACTTCAAAGCTTCTAATAATGGAACCGGATTTCCATCTAAGAAATATCCATAACCATTACCGCATTTGTGTTGAGGATTTATAAAACTTATTTGACAGATACTGCAGTACGGAGACTTACAACAGAATTCTCTTAACTTGAAATATATTTCATATCTATCCATGTCTTCTCCTATAAATTAATGTGCTTAAAGGAAGTTCTAACATCTGGCTATTCCAACAATATCTTGCTTCTTTTATATGATAAAGCTTATTTTCATGTCCTTCAAATGCGCTATGTATCGTAACTTTTTGACCACATAGTTTTTTCATTTATTCATTGAAGCCACAGATGACAATTGGCATTCCATCCTCTTCCTGCGGCCGATATTCTTCTATTAAACGATCAAACGGTTTTACTTTATAGTGACCACCAATTTTAAGAACTTTAAGTTTACTTAGATTCATTGTTTATCCTTTCATATAGTTTTCTAAACTTTACAAAATCTTCTTGTTTACCTCCATTGTCAGGATGAGCTTTAACCATTGCATAATGAACAGCTTCTTCTATTTCTAAAGATGGTGTAATAATTTGGGGCTTTTTAAGTTTTATTGCAAGCCTTTTATTTTCTTCACATACACATATTATATTGAAGCGTAAAGAGTCATTCTGTCTTTTTAATTTATCTACTTCCATTTTCAAATTTATGTTTCCACTTATACAAACAAACAAAATTATTAATGTTGCTACCAATACAACACTCAACCCTACTATTTGTACTAACATAAATCTTTCTCCTCTTTTGTACATAAGACGATTTCTCTTCTGATCGGACATCCACCTAAGCAATCACACTGACGGCTACAGCCTCTACAAGAATTCCTGAAATGACTTCTGAAATCATCGAATACATCTGAATCCCATGCTTCCTGAATAGTGTGTTCATTAAGATCAACTGCCCACTTAAGTTCCTGATTATCAAAGCTACATGGCAGCATTTTCATATCTGACGTAATGTAACCAGAAAATCTTGCTCCTTCACACGGTTCCAGAGTAGAATTTAAAATCTCTTCTGTAAAATTCAACAGTCCAGGCACAGAACATGAATCAAATCCAATCTGAAATTTATAATCATGTTTATCAATCAAAGAGAAAAATTCTTTGACTCTTTCATCATCAGGAGATAAGACATTTGCCTGAGTTCCTAAGCCTACTGGTTTATGTAGCAAGAAAATCACTGCATTAATACCATCTGGAAAATCTTCACGCTGCAAATGTTCAATAGCTTCGTCAATAGAATTTCGACCAAGAACATAATGAATATTAGTAGTAACACCAGCAGCTACTAACATGTTAATTGCTTTTTCAGTATACTCACTTCTGTACCAAGAAATAGCTACAGCGCCACAATATCCTTTGCAAAGGGCTACGATTTCATCAGTAAATCCTAAACCTGAGCTTGTAAAATTTGGTACAATCCCTTGTGAACGACAGTATTTAAGAATTTCTTCAAAGTTCTCATGCTGATCCACATCGCCTCTACCTCCAAGAGCAAACTGGAATGTTTTTCCTTTACATTCATCTACTATTCTCTTGAAATTCTCAAGGGACATATTAGGCTCCTGTGTGTGTAATCCATTCTGATAACACTGAACTCCTGACTGAATACACAAACCAGATGCCCCATGAACGCAATGTCCCATAACACCAATATCTAACAAAGCAGGAAAATTTCTCATAAATGGTTCCTTTCCTGTTGTCAAATCATCAGACCGGATATAGAACCCTGTCTTCGGATTAAATGTTTCTACAAAGTTATTTTTCTTGTCGTAATATCTATACATTTTTTCTTCTCTCCTTAATCATAATTTCTAATTTCCCTGTGAATGGAATAAGCATTACTTCATCCCAAGAGAAATAAAGCAATTCTTTATCCTCATCCTCGTATCCTGTAATGGTTTCCAAATCATATATGTTATTAACTGGATCATATATTGCTTTAATTTTGTATATTTTCCCACAAAAGCATCGCATATCTGGGATAAAACTTGATGGTGTATTTATAGTTCCATCAGTGACACCATACTCCTTTGCCATCTGATCCCAAGACTTAACCCTTACTTTCTGTCCTACTTCATACATTCTTGCCTCCTTGTGATTAACATTGATAAGTCTCCTTTTTCAAACATCTCACTTGTAAAAGTCCATGTATCTGCAGCATTCAAATAATAATAGATGTCATCAAATTTCTGTATAGCACGTATCCGCAACTTTTGGCCACAATATTTTTTCATTTCTCTTACAAAACCGCAATTGTTACATCGAATAACACCATAATAATTAACACCAAATTCTTTAACCATATCATCCCATTGACGAATCTGAACTATGTCTCCTACTTTGTATTGCCTCATGCAAACCTCCTATTGGCATAATCATGTCTGTAGACCATGTGAACATTCTTCCATCTTCTTCAATATCGAAAAGATCTCTATCCCAGGGCAAAACATATTTGATTGTTACTATATTTCCACAATACTTACGCATATCTCTAACAAACGAAGCTTGACATGATATATATTCATTGTACGATCCAGCATGTCTTAATCCAAATTCTTTTTTCATACTTTCCCATGAACGTACTCTATACTTTTGTCCTACTTTTACTTTCATTTCTTACCTCAATTAAATTCATCAACCCAGGCTTAATAAGCATATTTTCAGTAAATAAATATTGCTCTCCAGTTTCTATATTCTGCCCTTTATATACATGGTCTTTTTTATACCAATTATCCCTTGTAATTATGCGAATATTTTTCTCGCATAAAGGCTCCATTTCAAGTAAAAATACTATTGGTCCAAAATCTAAACATCCAAGGAATTTGCCATTAGAAGCTTTTTTAAGTTCTTCCCATCTTTTTACACGGTATACTTCTCCTATTTTTATCATAATTTCACCTACTCAATAAGCAGTACATCAACTGCATTTCTAAATTTCTTTAACAACTCCGGATTAGCACAAACAATTTTCTTTCTGGTTACTCTACTTTTTCCATGCTTGTTAATATATCTGGTTTCTAAATTATGCCAGTTGATAGAAGAATTCATTTCTTTCATCTTCTGATAAACTTTTCTATATGTAACCATGTTTCCATTGCTCTTATCTTTATATTTTTCTGCTAAAGGAATAATAATAGAATCAGTTGCATCCTGATTACAAACTGGTTTATACTTTTCGTAGAGATCTCCTAAAGCTGCACTAAAGATAGATCTAAGAGTATCATTTGCATAGACAACATCATAAGTGCTAAACTTACTTACCGGATTATGTTTTGCTTTGTAATCTTTTACTTCCTGATCCCAACAGATACCATAGTTTTTATTCATATATTTATATACTGCACCCATAACTGAGCCACGGTCTGAAAATCTATCACATGTAGTAAGTGCATCAATCATCTGGTACATATCATTTTTCCATTTCTTACAGGGGTCTTCTACCTTTTTCACTGGTAATGCGACAGCAGGAGCTTTTGATTCTAACAATACAGAAACTACTTTACCCATATCCGCATAAACTCTATCTACTTTTTCCTGTAGAATTTCAATCTGTTTACTAAAATCAGGCATCTGTAACTGAATGATATTAGAATTATCAACTTTCTTTTCTAAGAAAGCTGCTGCCAGTACATCTTTTGCTTTGAGCTGGTATGATACAAGCTTTTCAGTAATTCCTGGGGAATCTTTTTTCATTGCTGGAGTGATTGAAATTTTAGTTAGCCATAAAGGTAAGTAATCCAGTTGTAAACATAAAACATTTTGATTCCCACCATTTGTAAGGAGGGTAAAATTTTGTACCCCCTTTGAAATTACTGAATCTGTTTGCATTTTTCTTCTTTCATATTTGATCCGGTTGTCGTCGAGTCCAATAGCCTCACACACCCAACGAGCACCGACCCAGACATTCCCTTCTGGATCCTGTGCCGCTCTAAGAATATCTCCCTGAAAATTTATTTCTTTAGCTACTAAATCCATAATTATTCTCCTTTTAACTTACTGATTGCTAATTTAATTGCTTCTTGTTCTTTTGGAGTTTTACAAACATTGTCATCGAGATAGCTTTGAAGCAACGCGACTGCTTTCTCGTCAGTCATTTCATTTAATTTATTTCTTACAATTTCCAGAAGCTTTTCTTCATTCCCTTTCCATTCATATGCTTTACATAAATTTCCGCTACAATGTACATTTGTGATTGATAAGGCACATGAAGAACAATTTTTATCGCCACACCCAGCAACATATTTAATCATGTCCTCAATAAACTCTCTGGCAGTCATTTCTTTCTCTTCTGACCGACTCTCATCAATAATTTCGGAAGCTGTATATAAATTATGATGATAACCGGTGGCAACTGTTCCATCACTACGAAAACGAAGTACATCTGGAAATTTCTGTCCTTCAAAAACTCTTAATTCTCCTCCTGTAACCCATTTGTATCCCTGTTTCCTTGCAATTTCAAAGAACTTTTCACATTCTTCTCTTGTATTTACTCTTACATAAATATTTCTTAAATCAATCATACTGTTTTATCTCCTCTTTATCATTATTCAAGTACTGGTTTTAATGGACATGCTTCAGGAATTGTAGAGTGTTCTTTCTTTTTTAATATTTCGATATATTCATGTAATAAATTACAATAATATCCATTGATAAGTTTTGAAAATGGACATTCATTGCATGTATTCGGAGCGTTTATGATTATCATTTTCTTGTTTGTTTTCTCACCTTTTGATAATCGCACTAACAATCCCTGTTCTTCTAAGTCCTCATAATCGGCAAGTTTTTCAATAGCTTTTCCAACAGGACACGCCCAGCAACCTGAAAATGTATAATCATCACAGAAACATTTACAAGCTGTATCTCCGACTTCTGCCAAAAGAGTGTTTTCATCTTCTATTCTCTTTGTTAATCTCTCCATCTACTTCACCTCAAAAATTTACATCTCCGAAACATCTTCCCTTTTTAAAATCAAACCTCTTAATCCAAGTATATCTTTACACTGATAATCTCGTGGATAATATTGATAAGCCGTAGCATTATAATGTACACTATATTCTTCATCAAAACGCAATCTAGTCGGGAACCGACAATAAACATGATCTAAAGAAACACTATTCGCCCAATAGAATCCTTGTCTCTTCGCTACTACAGCTATTGCCTTGTACTCAACTTCATTATTCACTAAAACAGTACATTTTCTTAAATCAATCATTAGTTCTTCCCTTTTGTCTAATTAAAATAAGTTTTCGTACACCTTTTATTAGAACCATACAGTTTGGATAGTCACGCGGCTGGCAACCTATCCATGCTCCATAATATGTACAATGATTTCTCTTAAATTCTAATCTAGTTGGGAATTCACACATAATATTATTTAAAGAACTTCCACTAGCCCATTCAAAGCCTTGCTTTATAGCCATTTTAGTTATAGCTCTGTACTCTTTTTCATTGTTAATCTTTACAGTACAATCTCTAAGGTCAATCATTTCCATCCCCATCCTTTCAAAGTAAGCATCTTTTTCAGGTTCTTACATTTAATGAAACTTGGTGTATATTCTTTTGTCTCTTCACAATATCCAAACCATTTACCTGATACATCCTTTTGAATAATATATACTTTCATTGCTGATTCTCCTTCCTAAGTTTTATAATATTGTTTAATCCTGATGGAGAACGTAGCATAGCGTTGTTAAAGTACCATTCGATTCCATGTCCATCTATTTTTATGAAGTACTCATCTGCTGTACCATCCGTTATAGCAACAATCTTACCTAATTTTCCACGATATTTTGCCATAGAAGTATTAAAAAGCAATGTTTCATATCCACAAATTGGTTTATGTTCATATACATAAAGATTATTGATAATCAAATCCTCTCTAACAATTACCTTGTCTCCAATCTTATATCTCATAATTTTCCTTTCTGGCTTCTATCAGTCTACTTAGACTTCCTACCGGAATAAGTGATGATCTATACCAGCATCCATCTGGAACCCCAATTAGATTATAACCATTAAGACTCTTTCTACCAATCCTATAAACTTTTCCGAGATATTTTACCCCTATCTCACGAACTGCTAAGTTACGTTTTATACGAACCCAGTCTCCTACTTTATATTCTCTCTTCTGCATATCAAACCTCCTAAGCTATTAGCTGGCAATAACATGGCATCGTTAAATACCCACATGTTTTGTTCTACTTCTAAAGATAATTCATAAAACTCTCCTTCATTATCAATTGAAGCTTTTGTTATTTTATATTCTCTCCCGCAAAATTTTTCCATTTGATGAGCAAACCATAATTTTCTACTTGATGAATTTGAGTAGGGATATTCATTTCCTCCAATTAAATCTGTTCGAACTCTAACTCTATCCCCAACTTTATATCTCATGTTCGTTTTCTCCTCCTATCAATCAGTACAGTTAATCCTTTGTAAGGGATAAATTCGTCTGCTGGAAATACATAACCTCTAAGTTCTTCAAACATATAAGCTTCAAACGTATAAGCTTCTATCCCAGAAGTTAAACTTTTAATTAATCTTATAGTATATATATTTCCTAACAACCGTTCTCTATGGATACCCCATATCTTAAGAGGTGCATTAGTTTTAAGGATTACTTTGTCTCCTGGCCTCATATTGCCTCCTTTTGTGAATTGCAGAAGATAATGTGTCTTTTATAGGGATCAACATATCTATATCAAATATATATTTTGATTCTTCCACTAAACAGGAACCATAGTCATATATACTTTGTATGGTCAAAATTCTTCTTTGTACGTCTTTCACAGGAATCCCAAATACAGTCCCAGATAATCTAGGATCAACTATCACTTTATCTCCAACCTTCATGTTATTTCTCCAGTATAAAATCAAGTACTTCTACAATACTCATACCTGATATATCTAATAGTTTCATTTCCTTTGAAGCATACTGCACAATACAAATCCCGTCCTTGATTGTACAGCTTGTTATGCCTCTCTTTTTTAATAACTTGTTCAGCTCCATGATGACTCCTTAAAATTCTCTTGGGGAGTCGAACCCCAAGAGAACTGTTTTTATTTTATTGTTTATTACTCAGCATCCGGCAGATAGAACTTTTTAATTCTATCCTCACCAACAGCCTCTACAGCAGCCATTGCTACCTCATGAGAGCTGAAGTAAATACCGTCAGTGATTTTTCTTCTGCTCCATGTGGAGTCAACTTTCTCTGTCTCTCTGTTCCAGCAGAGTTTGTATTTTCTCTGAGAGTGATCGTCCCAATCAATCTCATCGTTGTGATCAATAGCGAAGCGTTTCAGCTCTGCTACAATCATCAGATACTCAGCAGCTGCATCTCTCTCCTCCTCAGTCTTGAAGCAGTTACCTACTGCAAGTCTCATTACATCTTTCTGGTTCTCTGTTGTGAATACTCCGCCGTCTTTCTTACCTGTACCCCACAGATAGAAGTACTGCTCGCCCTCTGTTGGCTCCCAATGTTTCTGTACTGTCTCTGGTGCATCAATCATTTCCTGAAATGCTCCGATGAGTTCTTTAAGCTCGTCCTGTCCAAGTGTTGCAAAAATTCTTGTAATAGTAGTAATGTTCATCATAGTCAAATTCTCCTTTTAATCCTTGTTTTCTTATTTTTTCTTATTTCTCTTTTTAAATCCTATATTCAGTTGTAATTTATATGAAAACCTCTTAGTGGGCTAGAGGTCAATCATATACTTTGGCATATCCATTCCTCCTTACGCTGCTGATTTAATATCTATAATGTCACAAACAGAATAATACTGATAATGACTTAAAACGATACCAATTGCTTCCATTTCATTTACTGCAAGAACTTCACAACATATTTCTTCTTCCTTGTATCCTAGAAGATATACATGAAAGTATTTCTTAGCTGCTTTTTCATTTGAAAACATAAGGACACCAGAATCTGTATAAGCTGTTGTGTAATCTGTGCTAATAGGTGATGTCTCTTCTTCATCATCCCAGTCTTTCCACCAGTTTCCATATTTACCATAGCCATAAGCAGCTTCGATGTACTCAAAAGGCTCTTCACATGGTAAAGCAAGAATCTTTTTCGCTTCTTCAATCGTTGATAAAAGAGCTTCTACATTGATGGTTTCTGTTATTGTGTGCTCATTAAAGTATCCAGATGAAAGATTCACTGCCGCTACTTGCAATACAGGAGCAATTATTGAAATATCAGACACTGAACCCCATTCTGTTTTGAAATAACCAGTTGATTCAATAAACTCTTTAAAATCTGGGTTATCACAAGAGTAAAATACACAATCGTTTGTTCCTCTACGGTCAATTTCAATTATGTAATTTATATTATTGTTTACTACATAATCACTCTTTGCAAACTTCCCAGATCCTACACAACCAATCTCTTCATCTTCTGTAAATAATACAGAACAATGATAGTCCTTAATGATCTGTAAGATAGCGTAGATTCCACACCGGTCATCTCCCCCAATTCCTTGAGGGGAAGACATAATTGCTCCGTTATATTTGATTTTCTGGACACATTCTTTATGTACTGTGTCCATATGAGCAACTAAGAGTACTGGGAAAGTTCCTTCTGCATAAAGGAAACCATCTTCTGACTTAGGCTCATAACCTGCTGCTTCCAATTTAGCTTCCAGATGTCTCTTGAGAGTCATCTGTTTCATTTTTAAGATTTCTTCAAATTCTACAATTCTGTATTTATTTTCATTCATCTCCGGTCTCCTTTTCTACACAATCTGGACAAAGTCCTTTATCATCGTCTCCGATTACATAGAGACTGCCGCATTCTTTGCATTCTTTAACTTTTTCGTTAAAGAAATAGTCACCCTCACGTTCAACATATGTATAATTTTCCTCTAAACACTGACTACACACATTTTCATTAGTCGACTCTACATGAATAACATCTTCATCTCTTCGTAATCTTCCACAACAATCACATGTTGTGAATTCATTATCTTTACAATCATCACAGATATCCATATCTAATTCACTATAATAATGAATATAATCGTTAGGGATTCTTTCATCACAGCAATCACAGAAAGTAGAACAATCACAACAGTACCATTGGTCGTCAATAAGATACATATCATCTTCATCATAACGACAGCCGCATCTATGACATCTTCGTGTTCCATCGGATCCGTCATAGCAATCTTCACAAAGAAGTGTTGATTCATTATCATGCCAATCGCCGCATTTTACACAATAGATATCATGTCCTACAGTCATTTTTCTATTGTCAACTCTTCCCTTGGGAATCATTTTGACGATTCTACTTACTGAACACTCATTCTGATAGCTATAATCTCTATAATGAGTTCCCTCAGAATGAATAACTCCGCAGCAAGCTTCTGTTCCACCTTTCTTTCTCCAAAGATTAGGTGCTACTAAGCAGTCAGCAATAATCTTCTGAAGCTGTGCTCTGATTGGTGTATACAGTGAGTTCTGACCATCATTACACTGAGGATACAGTCTTCCCTGTATGAGGATTCCATCCTTATAATGAAACATCTGACGAATGATCTTAGGCTCAAACTCTAAGTCATTTCCGTCATATTCTTTGTCTACCTGATAATAAACCATTGTAGTTCCATCAAGCAGATAACTCATGGTACCGGAACAATGGCATCCTGAATATCCATTAGGATTATTCTTATCAAGTGTGTGGCAAGAAGACCAGCTGTTTCCGTTGCTTGATAATAAATAATCAACTGGATTAACTGACAGAATCGTATGTCTGACCTGATCCAGTGGATTGATTGCATCAGAATACTTTGCGTATTCTTTTTCATAACCACTTCTTTTGTCTATTCCTAAGAGCTTACAAATCTTATTTACTGCTCTTGAAGTTTTCTGTCCTGCTGCGATTCCTTTGATTTCTGGATAGGACTTTTTAATTCTTTCTGCCATATCCTCAGTTAAAAGCTGTTCTTTATAATATTTCAAACAATCAAGGGCATCTGTATAACCGCTCACATCTATCACTCTATCAAGAAACCGATAAATTTTATTTTCATCAACTTTTCCTTTGACATTCTGATCAAATGCTACATAACATTTCTCTTCATTCCAATTCGGATGATGTCTTAACAACTCAATCAGAGGAGCTTTGCCCTCTGCCCAGATGTCAATAATTTTATTAATTGCACTGGTACCCCAAGGGATATCATACATATTAAGAACTTTAATCATACCCTGTTTCATTGTTTCCTTATTCATGCTGCAAAACCTCCTAATATTGTTTCGTATAACTCTTCCGGAACCTGTTCTTTTCCTAAGTACTGCTCTGAAATTTCCTTTGCTTTAACTACTGCCGAAGTTCCTTTATCTTTGATTCTTTCATAGAAAGCTTCAACAGTATTCATGACTTTGGATATTGTCTCATACTCCGTGTACAATTCCTTATCATCTGCCTGGACCTGTTCAAACACTTCCTGTACTCCATAAGCTACGAAACATTCTGGACAATAATCGTTCACCAGAGGACCGGAAATAATCTTTCCGCAGTGCTTACAAATGCTCAACTGGTAATCTCGCTCATCCAGATCCTTGTAGTCATCATTTTCAAACTTGAAAACTTCATACTGGTCAAAGATATATGCTGCATCGTATCCCTTGGCGAGTTCCTCAAATTTAATCAGAACTTCTACAGAATCTTCATTGTCCTGCGTAAATGGTTTTATTTTGTGGTTTAAGGGTTTCGTTTTTAACTGATCCTCATCAATATAGAGATATTTTGAGTCAAAGTTCTCAGTGATGTCTTCTCCTTGGACGTATTTCTTGAAGATAAAACCAAGAATAATATTAATATTTTCTGTTTCTGCTTCTGATGAAGTGATTTTGTTATCTTTATATAAACTAATAAGTGTTGCCATGTCTGTTCTCCTTTCTTGACTGTAACTGCATTATAAACCATTTTGTAAAACCTGTCAATAGTTTAAAATAAGTTTTTACAAAATAGTTTAAGAAATTTTTCTTCCTCTTTCATTAAACATTTTTGCTTCTCCGATAGATACCAGATAATCCTGCATGTAGAGAGCTAAACTCATACCTGGCCTCTCTGGATAGGCGGCTAATCCTTTAGCTCTGAGTGTACTTGGCTCAGTTTCTCTCATAATAGGAACAAGTTTAAACAAACCAACTGAACCATAGTAGGTATAAATAGTATATAAGGCATGTAATACATATTTGCTTAAACCATTAATTTCCATTGTATAGCCAGCTCTATAACAAGTACCAACAATTGCTTCTAATCCAATATATCCTGAAGATCTAGAAATATTGTAGGCTAAATCATAAGAGCCAATTGCACCTGCACTCTGGTTTCCTTTGTAGTTACTAATTGTTAAGTTGTATTCATCAATTACTTTCTGTATAGCGGTACATACAGGGTCATTTAATACTAATCCTGCTTTGTGCTGCTGCATTTTACTTACTTTCTCTGTACAATTTGACTGACGTACAAAAATTGAAGCCTCATATTTTCTTCTCTCTTCCGGATCAGTTGGTGCTGTAGTGATAACCACACACTCAAGTGCATCTAAAATTCCTTCTGATGCACAACATCTTCCATTGCCGTCTACAATAGAGAACGTTCCTTCTTCCGGATGCGGCACTACTAACAGCGGATCCATAAGAGTGTGATCAAATTCTTTATGCAGTTTTGCAATTTTCTTTGATCTACCTGCTTCTAACCGCTGATATGCTGGATCAACGGATAACAGCTCTCTTGGGATTACCGCTAAGTGCTTGCTTCCTGATACTAAAAGGTTGTTCATAATTGTATTAAATAATACGTTGTTCATTGCTTCTTTTCCTCTTTTCTTAAATTTATATAATAAAAAAGAGCTGTTTCCACAGCTCTGATTTACTTTCTTGTTTACTGATTGCATTCTACTAAATTAGTAAGATACTCAATACCATGCCCACAAAATGCTGTCAACACTTCATCGAGTACATTGTACTGTTCTTCTGTTTCACAGAGTTCTAATGCCTGGAGAACTCCGTAACCTCTCTCATACTCACTGCTGTTCTGCAGTTCCTTAGTGAGCACGTCTCCTAAGATTTCTGTTGCGTAATCAACAGAGAATAATCTTTCTTTTGCTGTTTTCATCTTGAAAACCTCCTTGATATAATTAATTCTTTGAGATTCTTTGGTTCTCTTGTCCAAATTAAATCTTTGTCTTTGTAGTCCATTTTGTATGTAAGACTATCCACGGTAGACTTGTATAATGCTATTATTGAATATACAGGATTACCTTCAGAGTTCAAATTTTCTTTGTAACTATTGCTTGTCATAAATCCACTAGAATTAATAAAGCAAAAGTCTTGACTACCATAGTTTTTAGTCTCACAATTGGTAAGAACAAGATATTTCCCACATGGCATAACAGCTGTCATGCCAGACCGGAGTTTCTTTCTTAAATCAACCATTTTGTCTCCTCTCTATCAGTCCACGTAGGCGTAGAATAGAAATTAAATCTTGATCGTTAGTCCAGTGTAATTGGTTATTTTTACGATAATGGATCAAATAAGGTGAATCAAGTAATGGATCTTTATAAATATATACTACTTTTCCAATACCATAAAGTCGATGACAGACTATATCATCTATTTTTATCTTGTGCACTTCTTCTCCTTTCTATTAGACCGTACAACGATATTGAAATAAAAGTAAGTGTACTTTTAAAACACCAGTAATAATGACAGTCTGAACCTCTCCCAAATCCATCATGTAGTATCTTATTTTCTTTATAAAAATAAATCAAATAAAGCGCAGGACTAATCCTAATATCTACAATTTTTCCAATACCAAATTCTTCTCGCCATACAATATCACCTATTTGCATTGCTGTCTCCTCTTTATAATACGTCCTAAGGTATTTTTATTTATTAATATATGTCCAACTTCATGAGGCCAAGCCCAATATATGTGTCTACTTTTGTCAAAGATGAATGTCTCGTTTGCCTTGTAGAAGTATATTTCATAAAAAGAACCGTCGTACCCTATAACTTTTCCAACTCCACATTGGGGATGACATACTATTCCGCCTATCCATCTTTGTCTCATATCTTTGCCTTTCTGATTTCAATCAAAGCTTTTAATGAATTATCATCACAGAAAAAACACTGTAATTCTTTTTTGCTGAACCACCATCCATGGTTATTTTTACAAGATCCAGGTATAGCGGCTCCGTCATGTAGATCTTGATGTGCCTTGAAAAAGTAAACTAAATAATTAAGATCATCAAAGTGTTCTTCATACTTAATAATTTTACCTATACCATAAATCGGATGGTGTATTAATTTATTGAAATCTCCCATTCTTTATCACTTTCCTTTCCATGTGGTATATAATCTACATATATACATATCTTTTTTGATTCGCGTCTCTTTTCTATAAGCAACCCTAAAGGTGAAGTTTTCATATCTTTGATTTGACATGGACTAAACCACCAACCATGATTATCTTCACATGCACCAGGCTCTATTGCACCATCATGCAAATCTTCATCTTCTTTGAAAAAATAAACAAGCTCACTTCCAGGGCGTACTCGTATTACTTTCCCTATTCCAAAATGTGGGTGTCTGACATAGTTTCCTATCATTTGCCTTGCCTCTTTTCTATAAAATGTCTCAATGGTTTCTTATGCAGAAACTTAATCTCTTGTTTCGTATAAATCATACAATTAGGCATGTGTTTCCCATCGCCATCCAGTACATGAAAAGTCGCTTCATTTTGCTTGCAAACTTGTACAGCATAGGGGTAAATACATTTATAAAGATAACATTTGAATTTTCCCAACCCAAATTTAGGTTCCCATACATATATGTTCTGCATAATTATCCCTTCTTTCTCTTGGTTATCAAATCAATTAATGGTCTTTTGCGTAAATATACGAATTCACCTTTTCTATAGGCCTGCGCATTAACTACTGTTCTTCCTTTATATTCGCCAGTATAAAGGAAATAACCATTTTTATAATGTTCTACCACATACCTGCGACTTTGATAAGCTATCGGATCATAGAAACTTAACTTGCCGAATCCATCAAGAGTTTTTACATAGATGTGTCTCATTTCCATTCTCCTTTTCTGCGCAAGATTGCTTCATAAAGAGTATTGTAAACTACGAATGGCTGCAATACCTCTTCTGAAAATTCAAGGACACTATCGTAATGTAAAAAATCCACAAGACATTTACCTTCTTTTATTTTTTCCACTGCGCATCCTGTTCTTCCTACTTTTGTGTATATTATTTTCATGTTTACCTCCCGAATGAATAGTAGCAAACATACGTTCGGATGTCAAGTATCTATATAACAGAAACTTCCGGTTCCTGTATCCACAGTGCAGCAAGCATGTTCATATTTCATGATCAAACGATTGAATTTCTCTTCTGACATTTTTGTTGTGACCTTAAAAGGATGTGCCCAAGGTGAATCCACTGGCATTCTATTAGGAAGTAAATATACGGGCGTTCCCTTGGAAAGTTCTTTCTGCGCTTCTCTTCTAGTTACTTTCTTTAACATAAAATCCCTTTCTATAAGTAGCATAATTAAGCATCTTGGAGGAAATCGGGTAGCCCTAGGTTTCATGCTACCCTTTTTGAGCAATTCAAGATGTTTAAGTATACTGCTTATTCAGCAGTATATTTCGCAAGCTGGTTTAAGCTACCAGCGTAATGAGCTAAGATAACTTCATCATCATAAACTTCTGTAGTTCCATTGGAGTTCATAATGCATGATGCAAGATCATAGAGTTCCCAACAATCTGTACTATCTTCATACCAAGAGAACATGTTTCCGTTGGCACATGTTATTGTAAGTAAGTCATATCCTGGTTCTGCATCATATTCAATTTCCGTTATAATGCCTGTTAAAGGGTATGTATTTTCATAGGTATTCAATCCTAAAACATCTTCACTCCCATCTGTGAGATCTTTAGCTGATACTGGCACTGCTAATATTGCTACAGTTAATAAACATATCAATAATCTTTTCATAATAATTTCCTTTCCTATATAAAGTTCACGATTTCTCTTGCTAAATAGCTGTACATGATGGACACTGAGATCCGGTGCCATGATCCATTCTGGAACATCATTACTGGAATATCAAAAGGATCTTTTGGACGTTCAATACATATGAACTGAAGTCCGTTACCTCTAATAAATAAGGCTCCTTTAGGTACTATGTAACCCAAAAGAGCCTCTTTCCGTTGTATTCTGACGGTTGTATATTTATAAATCATGCTGATTTCCTCCTTGCTATAGATTCGCTCAAAGATACTACAGGTTTTAGTGTGCTAGCTGCCTTGTCAAAGAAATAGGCATGGCTGTCTAAGACTAAATCATCTCCTACACATACTGCATTCACTTCTCGAATCATCTTATTGACACCTGTAGAGTCAGTTCCAGGCATGAGGATCACTTCTTCTGTTGAAGAAGGAATAACAAAGAAACTCCCAATAAGTTGAGCGAAGCGTTCCATTGCTCCCGGATAAAACAGAGCTATTGCCCCACAAGAAGTTTTGTTGGTTACAACATAACCAGTAGGAGATTTTGGTACAGGAGATGTATAGAATCCTTCATCATTAAAGGATCCAAAAATAGCAGATTCCATTGTGCAGAGGATTCCCGGATGCTCTGCTTCCAGCTTATCAAGGTAAACTGACTGTCTATCTTCTGTGGTTTCAAATGAATCGTTTCCTGAGAATTGCTTATAAAATATATTAAGAGTCATGATTAATACCTTCTTTCTAAATAATGTGTTTCGCTTGCAAAGTGGACTAAAGCTCCCTCTTCACCTGCTTCTATTTCTATAGGCAGAGATTGAGCTTCACTGACAACAGCAGATTTAATATAATCGTCTGCTGTCTTAGATGTGCCATTGTTAGACACAACACAAGATACTGTATCTCCTACTGTGAAGCCTTTTCCCTTGTAGTTCCATGTCTGTTTATCAGGAGATACAATGGATACAGAGCGTCCAGAAACAAAATAGACAGTGCCTGTCATTGGACGGGTACTATCTTCCTTTGCGTCGGTAGGAATAACTACTGCTAAGAATATTACAGAAGCAATTAATGCTCCTATTAATGAAGGGATTACTACTTCCTTGATTAATTTCTGTTTTACTTTGTCTATGTTCATAAATTTTCCTCCAATCAAAAAAAGACAACCGGTATTAAACCGATTGCCTTGTTAAAAATTTTTTAATATTTTTTTTGTACACCTAATACATTCATTAGTGCATCTTGCAAAACCCTTGATACATTTACACCTGCATGTTCTGCTTCGTAATTTAACCAACTTGGTAAAGCTACATTTCGACGAACAGTTTTAGTATCTATTTTTCTTCTGTACTCAGCAGAATCTACGTCTACCAACGAAATAATTGTTTTGCCTTCTCCTGAAAATGTTGTTTTACTTAAATCAATAGTAGACACATCAGATGGTTTAGGAATTTCTTCACCTCCATCTTCCATAGAAACACATTTTAATTCGATTGCATCTCTTGCCATTTCAATTGCGTTATTAAAGTCTTTCCCTTCTGTCAAAATTTCTAAATCTGGCACTTCAACCAAAATTGCGCCATCAACCTCTGTAAATACTGCTGGGTAAACTCCTTTCATAGTATTATTCCTCCACGTGTATGTTCTTTTCATATTATTTATTCCCAAAAGGAAGGGTTATAATAACCCGTTCCTTCTAAGGATTGCTCTCGCTAATTGCTCATTAATTTCTTTATGTCTTGGTACAGTTTCCCTTTGGTTACCTCGGACATAAATGTCGTGACCCGCCCCGTGACGTTCAAAGACGAAACCACCATTTTCTAATCTTTTAACAAGATCCTTTTGCTTCATCTTTGGTGACCACTCCTTTCTATCTTGTTTGGTTATTATTATACACACTTTTTACACAATGTCAATAGTTATTGTGTAATTAATGTGTATAATCGCTAGCATATCCTACTACTTCACCAGTAAATAGATTAATAGCACACTCATAATCTTCTCCCACTACTGGAACCAACAGATTTGCTTTGTGCTTCTGTTTCTTAACGGAAGATTTCCAGAGTAAAGACAGTTCGCTTGTACTTGGACACAATAAACCTGCGTATCCATAGTCAAGGATCTCACTGTGCCTAAGGACTAAGACAACAGCTTCTTTCTGCCTTGCAGAAAGTGTAGAATACAGAGACATAAAGTCAAAGAGTTCATTGTACTCAAGTCATTCTTTCAGCAGCTCTTTAGCTGCATTGATAGATGACCTAAATTCTGCTTTGCCTTCCAGAATTTCTGCATAGACATTATTGTGTTCTGCCCACGCTTCATAGTCAGCAAGATACTGACAAAACTGCTCTGGAGAATAGCTGAAAGAGAACTCATCAAGTACGTTTGTCCAGTAGTTTCCGTTGTAGATGTAAAGCTCTCTTCCTAATACGGATTTAAGCTCTACTGATGTGATTTCTCTGTTGATGATTCTTGTGTAAATAGTCATAGTAATTTCCTCCTGCCTTTAGGGTGGCAATCCCTAATTTTCAGTTATGTAGGTTGCTATTTTTTCCGTACAATCCATACAGAAATCTTTTTCATTAATTTCGGCATATTGTGCATCCTGTTTCCGTTCTCTTGTGGATGAGGATACAGAGACTCCAACACACCCAGTTTTCTGTTCATGCACTGGATTTGTATGCCGACTAATTGCTATTTTGGTATAGTTTTCACCTTGGATAATTTCTTTCCCACATTTATCACAGATTAATTTACGCATAATCTACCCCCTTTATTAATGCCCTATCAAGGTTTGACCTTGTTTGTTGCACAAACAAACCTACTCCTCGCAGGAATAGAGCATCTGCCTAAGTAACTAGACAGTAGAATACAAAGAGAGCATTTTCAAAATTGCCTTGTACAGAGACAAATTTTAAGATACTTTCAGAGTATTCTTCTTCTGTCATTTCCTTTTCCCAATATGGACAATGTTTTTTCCATGTTGAGTAAGTAGAATAACAATGAGTGAGCAAATAATCGCTCATTTGCCTAACCGCTCTTGCCTTGCGAGAGTTAGACCAGTGTTCATAGATCATAGAACACCCCCTTTCATGGTCTGATTTTAGTTCCAGCAGGTTTATGTGATACCTGTGGACGATTTTTGCCTGTAGACCAATAGCATTCATGGAAAGTAACCTCCATATCATTGATACCTCCGGCAATGTGAGAATGTTCCCTAAACTCATAACCTACACGACGTTCTTTTGGAATGCATGAATACAGACCTACACACTGAGACGGTTTGAGTCTCTGTGGGAGATAGAATCCATTCTGTCGAATGAACTCCAGAATTTCCCTTGCAAGTACAGTATCAAAATGGATGATACCTTTTGTCCATGTATATACATCATTGTCAGTATTAGACATATATACTCGAATACCTTTATCAAAGTTACGGGAACAACATACAAACCGCAGTTTTCCTGGCGCTTCAATGAAGAGACTACCCTCCGGAAATTTAATGCCGTAGTGGCGTTCGGCTTTTTTTATAGCTCTGATTTTGTACATGATGATTTCCTCCTGTCATGTTCTTATTCCTACCTATGACCGAAGTCATAGGCAGAGTATAAGCCCACGATTATGCTACAGGTGTTTCAACCTCGGTCTTTTCAGCTCTGGACAGCAGATATACACCTAACAAGTCAGAGATAGCATTAGCTACGGAACGTTTAGAAAAGTCGTTCTTGTAATCGAAATCAGAGACAGTATTCTTGCCGTCTTTAGACTTCACATTACGTCCAGCTTTTCCACCAAAAGCCGCAAGGAAGTTACGAACATCTTCACCAGCCATGTCGGAGTTTTTGAGCTTTAAGCCATTGAACATATCCCCAGACTGACCACAGAACTGATAAAAAGCATCTCTAAGAAGTCTGTTAATGCCTTTAATCTCTTTACCCTGAGTATAATATTTTTTGAGTAAATCACTCATACTGTCAGGAACTAACTCTGTCGGGAGCTTTTCAGACACAACTACAGAGTGAATCATCAGAGTTAAGAAGATTTTGTCAGTGTCAGATATCGCCTTGAAACTAGTATCATCACATTTGCACTGACTGAGATGGTCAACACATTCTTTATAGTCGTCGCGGAGTTCGGACATTTTGTCTGTACTGCCGGCAAATGCTGTAGACATCTCAGTATCAGAAAATTCAAGCCAGTCTTTGCCCGGATACATTTTTTCAGCTTCGGAGACAAGTTCAGAAACTTTTTTACTGTTGACCTGTCTGGACAAAATCCGCTCTTTTTCAATAGAGTATACTCTAAAAGCAAGAATATCTTTAACTGTCGCCTCTGATTCAGATTTCAAGTTTGCTGGCATAGTCATAGCGTTGAGAATAATAGTAGATTTTAACATAGTTTTTCCTCCTGTTGCTCTTATGGATAGAACATGACCGTAGTTTTATATTATTGTTTACAGTGTTACTATAATGTCCATGCTAGGCAATGAACCTAGTTACCGCCTGGTTAGCGGTTCATGGACTGATATTTTATGCCATTGTACCCATTTTCTAGTACAATGCGCTATTAACATTGACGGACTTTTTATGAGCCATCCCACTATTATAAGGCCTATTGCTTTAATATACCCTTTTTTGCAGAATTTTCCCGTCACTCTCAAAACCCACCCGTTAATAAAGACACTAGAGAATTGAAACAATTCAGGCACCCGTTGAAACAACGCTATTATTAACAGATTTGATGAAACTATAGATTTATAGTGCAACCGCTCTCACACTTTATGAACCTTTTCACTATGGTTCATGGGCTACTATCACCCGTCACTGTCGTTCTATACCCGTCTCAAGAACTAAACTTTTTTTACCTACCATGCTTTTCACAATTTCGCGAACCTTTTTTCTTGCTATTGCAAACCGTCCAGTCGTTTCACTGTTATGAGAATTAAACATAATCAGTATGGATGTACTATTGATATCGGTTTAGTAATACCGCTTGCTACCTGCTAACAAGTGCCTATGTAGTATTTACGTCCTACATAGTGGACGAATCATTTTTTATCACCTCTTTTTTCCCCTGTCGTTGATGTTACTATACACGTGTCACGTGTATTTGTCAAGAGTTATTTTAAAACTTTTTGAAAAAGTTTTATTTGCTAGTTTACAATTACATATTTGAACACTAGGTTGTGTAGTGAACTACACTCCCACCAACAAGGACTCTGTGAAAACCGTTCCCCGTTGACACCACTTACTATACACGTGTCACGTGCAAATGTCAATACCTTTTTGAAAAAAGTTTTATAATACAGTTTAAAAAGCCGTGAAACCCGTATAAATACAGGCTTTATGGCATGAAAAAAAGTTTTTAGTGAAAAAATTACTTCCTATTAAAGCGAAAAAATGAGTTTGTCCAGATCCTTAACAGTGAAGTGTGTAAGACATAGTGTATAATATACGTGATGTAATACATACTACAAAAGATATATTATATACGTAATGTAATATGTATTACTATAGATAATATGCTAGAATATTCAGATGATATATAAAGTTTAATCAATTATATCAGAAATACGTGATTTAATGATAGTTGCGCGTGCAATATTATTATCTTTGCAATATTTTTGTAATTTATCGTATTGTGAGTTAGAAAGTCTGATAGTTATTGTTTTTGTGTTATTGTCGTTCCACTTTTTGTTATATTCTTTCTTATATTCATAATTTGGCATTAATCTTGTCCTCTTCTTTATAATATTTTCTTAATTGTATTTACAATTCAATAGTTACATCGAACTTTTTATTCAATTATTTAAATTTGTATATATATTCAGGCTTTTATACAATCGTACATACTAATAGTAGTCAATTTAACCAAAACAATATTTATCAGATACAATTGTTGTTATTGCATATAAACTTTATTAATTTAAAGCATCGCATTTATAACGCATTAATATTGTATAAGGGTACTGAATTAATATATTAATTTTATACATTTATAACGTGGTGCAGTATTAATTTTATGCATTAGTACAGTTTTAAAAATTTGACGTTTTACAACGGGGCTACGGTAACACGATAATTTTTTAACGTTGTAAGTCCCACTATTCCTACTAAATCAGTCAGAAATAGTCATTTTCAGTCCAAAGTGTTCACAAACAGCCACTAAAGGTTTGAAAATAAGCATTTTCACACCTTTTACAACCGGGGGTACTTATGCCCTGAGATCCCCAGAAATTCAGCGATTCCGCCCTATGCAAGTCTTTTTAGACACCAAGTTCAGATTTCAGACCATGTTCCCACTTTCTCCGATCAAAGCTGCTCTCTCACTCAATCCTCAAACCAGAGTTTCTTCCTTATTATATATGTTTTCCGGATCTACCCTTTTTTATTTTCTAAACCATCTTGTAAAACCCTCATTGACTTTTCTTGTAATCAGTGTTATAATACACTTATCCCGTAGGGGATAGAAATCACAGGAGGTACATATGAACGACATTACATTTTATGGAGTAGATCTAGTCCAAGAACTCCAAAAACAGCTAGACTCCCACAAGTCAGCTATCTTATCTACTGCACCCCCAGATGCAGTAAAAGGCTACAATCTAGGTGTAAAAAACACTCTTCTACTTTTAGAATCACTTCTCTCATCTTTCGAACCCCACGAGTTCCTGATCAATACCACAGATTCCCACTTAACTGAGTATGATTATGATGAGCTTATAGCTTTAACTTGTAAACCATTTTATAAATCCTAAAGGAGAATTTTATATGAAAACTTTTACTAATACACATTCATTACTATACCATATCAACGATTCAATTTCAATCCCTCTCAGATATTCTACTATTGAAGGTACTACATGGTTCATCGGCAAAGATGTAGCAGCCATCTGTGGGTATAAAGACACTTGGAAAGCTATAAAATACCATGTTTCACCTGAAAACATTGATCATACCGTATTAGATTCCCACAAATTTGTTATCATCAACTACGCAGGATTCAAAGAGATAGATCCTACTGAAGAGCATCTAAACTGGTTTGTAAATCATCTTCCAGAATCAAAATCATCCATAGAAGCTCCAACAGTGTTCACCCACCCACAATTCGGTACTCTTACTGTTATCAAGAAGGAAAATGATGAACTCTGGTTCGTTGGTAAGGAAGTAGCGGCAAAACTTGGATACAAAGATACCCCTAAAGCTGTTAAAGCACACGTTAGCATTGATGACAGAGGGGTGGGCGTTTTACCCACCCTTAAAGGATCCCAACAGATGACTATCATCAATGAATCTGGTCTCTACTCTCTTATCCTCAGCAGTAAGCTACCGTCAGCGAAGGAGTTCAAACACTGGGTTACTTCCGAAGTACTCCCATCCATCCGTAAGACAGGGGGCTATGTTAACCCATCGCAGTCAGATCTTTTCCTAGACACCTATCTCCCATTTGCAGATCAGAACACTCGACTTCTCTTTAAAACTACTCTTGATACTATTCAGCAGCAGAATAATACAATTCAGCAGCAGAACCACACTATCTCACATCAGGAAGACATCATTCGTAATCTCACATCAGACATTCCTTTAGCAGACAGACGACAGATTCTCAATCGAATTGTACGTTTCGGTGGCAGTCCTTATACAAGATGGTCTTTCCTCTATAGAGAGTTCGACAATAAGTTCCATATGAACACTAAGGTACAGCTTGAACGCTACAACGAAACTCATAGACCTAAGTTACAGAATCGTTTAGATTACATTGAGCACATCGGTATGTTCAATGAATTAGCTGAAATTGCATCCGTAATCTTTGGTCCTGACATCGAGAAATTATCTGCTCAGTATTACGAAATCTGCAAGTAAATTTTGATTCTATAGTGAGAGGCTTACAACTTTACAGTGAGCCTCTTACAAAAGAAATCTGATCCATATATTCAAATAAACCCATTATTTAGGAGGTAAAAAACTTGATTGATACCACAAAAATTTTACCCGGTCAGGAATTTAAGAACATGCAGGAACTGTCAGTAGCTCTTACAGGTCAGAAGATGCCAGCCGGAAACAGATATGTTGTTAGAGTCAACGAGATGAAGAAGTATTTAGCATGGGAAAAAGTCCCTGGGAGCAATAGAATTATCATTACTGATATATTCTCTGAACCAATTGAAAAGCCTAGAAAGAAATATAAAAAAAGAACTATTACTCCAAGAGAGTATTATCCTCAGGGTAAATATAATTCTATGATGTATTCTAATCTAACCACTTTGGAACTTAATCATAAATACTCTATTGCTGAATTATTTGAAGTTCTAGGAATGACAAGTTGTAAATTTACTCGACCTAAGTATTATTTAGAGTGTGTGAATAAAACAGAATTGTCTCTTTCGACTTACAAATACTTTTATAATAAATTGAATTTAATCTTAAGTAAGACTTTGTACTCTACTCTCACTAATTTTAAAAAGAGAGGATGTATTTCTTATCATATGGAATATAGATATACATTTAAAAGTGGTTACAAAGAAGTAGATATTCCAATAGAAATAATGGAAGAAGTTAAAGAACAGGCGCTGCAGGAAACTGCACATAAAGATGAATGGTCTGTTTTGCATAGCTCTGATGCTAAAGCCTACACACAATCTATTTTAGATAAATTGTCTGTATATGGTATAAAAAAATATACTAAGTGCTATGTATTTACTTCTGTTAAGCAATTTAATAATTTGCCAGAACCAGATTTATCTGAAATGAATAATCTAACAATTGAGAAACTTTATAAATACAGTAATAAGTTCGACCAGGTAAATCAAAAGAAAATTCAATCCATCATAAACACCAGTATTTTAAGTCGGTAGACCGAAAGGCGAAGCCTGAGGTCTGAACACACGAAATCTTTTTCAGCGCATCTTTCTTACCTCGGCGGCTATGTACGCCTCGCCTAAAGCTGCTGCTTCTGAAAAAATTTTGCGTTCAGACGTTGATTATTTTTGTTGGTGAAAAGTTTTCCACCAAAATAAAAATTGTACATATATCTTTTATATAAAAAATATTTGTACCTTTTTTATTAAGTAGAAAAAATATTATTCGAAGTTGAACGAATGAGCGAAGCGAATGAGAGAAAACTATAAGACCCTCATGGCTCGCATAAGTTAAAGAAAGGAATGATTACAATAGCAAAGCAGAAAAAATGTAAAAGATACTTATTCAAGCTCCACAGTGAACGTCTTCGTAGGTCACGCTGGAAGCTAGAATATCCATTAGAGGAAGCTCTAAATACAGAAGACATTATTTCTCTGTCAGATAGCCAGATTCTCAGGTTCATAGATGAAATGAACGGTGCCACCAGTGAAGCCAGAGAAGAAGAAGCTTCTTATATAAAGAAAGAAATCAAACGTCTCAAAAAATCTGATTCTTCTAAGAAAGATACTCTCATAGCAAATCTCTATAAAAGATTCTATAATCTTCAGTTTGTCCCAGATTACATGTGTTTAATCATTGATAAGATGTCCGACTATGACAGAGCCAATAAAGGCTTTTCTATCAACGGAATTAAATATCACAGACTCTTAGGCACCAACGGGGGTGTGAAAAATTCTACCATCGTTTATGTCTCTGAGAGATTATACCCTCAGATCTATGAACGTCTCTGCTGCGGAAGAAACATGGAACAAAAATTTGTGCCAGCTAAACTTGAAGCATATCAGGCACTGATCTGTTCCGGTAGCATCCCAGTGAGTATGCCAAAAGGGGTCATAGTTGTCCCAGACTGTATCACTCATTTCAGAGAAGATATCATTCGTGTAGATGACTCCCAGTCAGATGAGCCAATCGTAGAATTTCTCAAGGATCAAGAAATAGAACTTACGGAATCAGACGGTTACGGAATCATGCTCCCATCACTCTCCTACCGTTGGGCTAGAGAACTTGATGAAGAAGAGGACTTTTTATCTGGCTGTAACCTCAGAGGACTCCCATGGACAAAAGGTATGGTATTCACAATGGATTACTTAGCTTTCGGAGAATCTGTAGCGAAAAACTTCTATATAAAAGATGCTTGGGGCGATCTGAGAGACATCAGAGAATCTGAATTAATCATCACTACTTCTATGCTCAAACTCTGGGACTCCTACTCTTCTTTCGAAGATTACTGGTCCAATGTAGAAAAATATCATTATCAGATATCTATAGCTAAGACTGCTCCTGCAAGACTTGATGAGTACAGAAGCACAAATTACCAGTTCCTGCAGAATTACCACCTTACACCGGAAGAAGTAACTGAGTTAGTCCGTCCGACAGTAGAAGAAATTCAAGAAATCCTCGGATTAGACTACAGGAAGTCACTCCTGTTCCTGAGAGGAACTAATCTTACGGAAGATTCCTACATTGATGAGGAACCGTATATTAATGCTCTTATGATAGAGCCACAGATGATCAACGATCCTTATATCAGAGATAGAATCTACAATATGATTAAGAAGAAGATCAGGCAAGCTAAGATTGGTGTTCTCAAAGTAAGGGGTAACTTTGCCATCATTGGTGGGGATCCGTATAGTCTGATGCAGAGTATCTTTGATCTGCCAGTAACTGGATTACTCCACTCAGGTGAATGTTGGCATAAACATTGGCTCGATCGAGGAGTCAGTGAAGTATGCTGCTTCAGAGCACCTATGACAAGTAAGTACAATGTGCGCAAACTTAAAGTAGTAGGTACTCCTGATATGACTTACTGGTATAGATATATAAACACATGCATGTTGTTAAACTCATGGGATAGTACTAAAGAAGCTCTCAACGGAGCTGATTGTGATAAAACTCTGTCACCTTATACAGCGATGTATATGTAAAACTCGGTGAACTTACAAATGTAAGGTGTCCGGTACAACCGGGCTAACAGTGGAACTCTTATTGGAAAAATAGATTATAAAAAGAAGGTGAGAACAATAGAAGAAAGAATTTTAAATGTAAAAGGTATTGAGTACATAGTCCGTGAAGATGGAAAGGTATTCAGTACTCATAACCGTGGTCGAGGTAAATACCATCAAGAAATTAAGCAGCGTATGAATTCAGATGGATACATGTGCGTTACTGTCGGTAGAACAGGGAACAGATCATCTGCCAGAATCCATAGATTAGTGGCGGAAGCATTTATCCCTAATCCTTTAAATTTACCGGAAGTAAATCACAAAGACTACGATCGCACAAACAACAGTGCAGATAACTTAGAATGGTACTCACATAAAGAAAATATTGACTATACTCTCGCTGCTGGCAGACATATTTCGCAGACTGCAGATTATAGTGGCAAGAAAAATCCCAACTATGGGAACACCACGTTAAGTCAAAAATATAAAGCTGATCCTGCATACTCAAAAGAAAAACAATCTCGTCCAGGAGGCAAGAATGGAAGAGCTATTCCAGTATGCTTGTTAGATAAAGACAAAAATGTAATAGCAACTTTTCCATATATGCAGTTGTGCGCAGAATATGTGTTAGAGCAACTGCACTCTTCTTCATCTCCGGCAGGTCTAGCAGGAAGAATTCCATATTATATAAAAACAGGCAACATATATAAACACACATACTATTTTTCCAAAGACAATACTGTGCTAAGTCTCAACAATGAGAACAGTTCAACGACTATCGAAAGCATAGCTTAAGAGAAATACTTAAGTAAAGAAGCAAGTAGAGTACCTTGTGAGTGAAATTCTCACAGGGGAAGTGCCGAGCATCTGTATCTTGGTGATAGAGTTACAGATGAAGATATAGTCTAGCCCTTATGGAAACATAAGGTATTAAGTCGGGAGACTTAATGTTTACTACTAATAATACTATTCTATTAAAACATACAGAAAACTTACCGCCAATCTATTGTATTCAGCGTAAAGGAAACAAGGTAGTTCCGACTGAAGCAGATATGATACAAGCTAATAAAGGATCTTTTGGTGATGCGATTGGTTCTATTACTAATGTTATCACTTCACAGATATGCTTACAGGCAAGGTTCCCGAAAGACAGTGAGGAATATAAAGTCTTAGACTACAGGATATTGTGTGGGCAAATGTTTCAACAGAATTCCATCGACAAAGCGAAGGGCATCATTGCCAAGCCCATGCCGAAACATTGGTATGACAATAACTACAACCGTATAGAAGAAACAGATACACCGGAAGAAATAGCTAAAAAAGAGTTCAACCAGAGGATCTGCGCAGATAAGAAGCCGTACTTCTTCATCTACAACTACCCTACTCTCATGAAAGAATACAAAGATTACATAAAAACATCAGATGCCGTGAGCAGGTCCAGATTCAATATTCCACTGGAAACGCTGCTGTCAGCACAAGATTTGACTGAGGAACAGGCAGAGTTTCTTAAATTTTACAAAGAGTTCTATCCGGTCAATGCAGAAACATGTGTAGTTAATGAACTCTGTTGGGAAATTGAGAAGGAACTTTCTGATGTGAAAGAAAGCAAGGTGCCGTTTGATAGCTCTATTCTGAAATCGGATGCTGCTTACACTGAAAATGAAAAGATGTTCATTAAATATATTTATGACAAATATAACAAAGCCTATGCAAATAGAATGAGCCGCCATAGTTCTGTATATGAAGATACTTCTTTAACACCTATTGGGATGACCTTTGAATCAGAGTGCGCTGAGTATGTGCCAAATGCAGAAAAGCTTTGCAACATTCTGGTTGACTTAGGATATAACACCAAAAAAGGAAAAACTTTCATCTGGGAAATGTCCGGGGATACCATTATTGATAATCTTCTGTCTCGAACAGATGGCTATGCTCAGTTTCCAGTAAAGGATCCAGACGGTGATATAGAGTTTTGCGGCGAACACTTCTCAATGAAAAAAGTAAAAATGAAAGGTGAAGAATAATGGATTTAATACTTAATGAAAAACAATATGTAGAAAAAATGTTAGAGCTTGGTGATTGTAGTCCTAAAGATTTAGGGGCAAACATAGCTCTACTAACCAGATATATGTATCAGGAAAATTATACTCAGAAAGAAATCTACAATGGTATAGAAGAATTTGCTTCCAAAGTAGATTCTGACTTTGACATTAACAACTGGTATTCATTTATAGACAAATGCATCAGTAAAGCTAAGAAGAGAGATCTGTTGAACATTGACTATATACCTGTTACCCAGAAAGAATTAGATACTATCAAGGAAATCAAGAATCCTGCCAGAGAAAGACTTGCATTTACTCTCTTAGTTATTGCTAAATTTAATAATTTGAAATCAGAGACAAATAATAACTGGATCAATTATTCTATGGATGTATATTTTAATCTTGCTAGAGTAACGTGCAAAGTAGATGATCGTCCATATATGATTTATGATCTGAAAGAAGCTGGTCTAGTTGAAGTGAGCAAAAAGATAACTCGATTCAATATAAGAATCACATTTGTTGATAATGAGTCTGATCCGGTACTTAAAATTACAGATATGCGTGAGTTGGGCTACCAGTACCAGAACTTAGGTCCGAAATCTAAGATAAAACTGTGTAAACGCTGCGGCAAGCCATACAAAGTAAAAAGTTCCAAAGCAAGAAGCGCTTTCTGCTCTGACTGCCAGAGTATCCAAGAAAAGAAACCTAAAGTAATTAAATGTGAAAAGTGTGGTAAAGAGTTTTTGACATCACCCAAAAATAATAGTTCTACACTCTGTTCAGAGTGCCATAGAGAAGTAAAAAATGAAATCAATCGAACTTTTATGCGCAAAGCACGACAAAAATAAGGGTTTGTGGATCGCACAAAAAAAGTTCAGTCTCCGCAAATGCGCTCTACAGGCGCGTTTGCGAGATTTCGTTGATTGAGTATATATGAAAGGGAAGATATAGAGATGAAAAACAATAATAGACTTTATTTTGCCAGACAGAAATTTTTAGGAAAATGTCCTGTCTGTGGAAAAACACTGAAAAAAGTAGATGGCGTGAATATCCTTCGCTGTAACAACGCTGCCTGTTCCGGAGTGACCGTGAGAAGAAATGGGGAAGTTTCTCAGGAACCCTACTACAGAATGCTAAACGACAGAGGTATGGAAATCTACGAACATCTATTTAATAAAAAATAAATTACAGAAAGAGTTGATTATTATTAAACCGATTTCTAAGAAAGAAATTGAAAAGCTAATGGACAAAGGTATCATTAGAAACACACACAAAGGCTACATTAACAAAAAGGGATATCATGTAGGATATTACAAAACCACAGGTAATAAGAGATACATTGAGGACTATTATGCTGACAAAGCAAAATCACTGTAAAGGAGTGCCTAACTATTACTAAATTTTATGATACCAATGCTCTCCTGAATCTTCAGGAATCGGCATTCAAAGAAACATTTTTTATCTCTGATGAAACTCTTAGAGAAATCGAAAATATCAAAACATCCTCTCGTAAAGATGAGAATATCAAATACAAAGCTAGACATATAGCTCGTCTTTTAGATCAGAATCATGATCAGTATTCCGTAGTAAATTATAATTTCGAAATGGAAAAACAACTGTTGAACTTTGAGTTGGATCCAGATAAACCAGACAATAGAATTGTCTTTAGTGCTTATGCTCTGTCTAAAACTCAGGACATTGAATTCATTTCAGATGACTTATGCTGCAAAAATATTGCGAGAAAAATCTTCGGTCTGCCGGTATATGGAATCGTAGAACCTACTAATGAAATATACAAAGGATATAAAGTAATCAAAGGTGATACTGCAGCTATCAATCAGGCTATGGCTGAACTAGATTACTCTACTTGGTATACCAATGAGTATCTTATTATTGAGAATACTGATGATGGTACTACTAAAGAGATGCGCTATGACGGTCAGGGGTTTGTAGCATTAAAGTTACCATCTTCTAAATTTATTAAAGCAAAGAACTCTTTACAGCGTTGTGCATTAGATATTCTGAATAACCCAGACATTACTATTGCTGCTATTCTTGGTGGCTACGGTAGTGGTAAGACTTATCTTTCTATGCAGATGGCACTGTACAACGTAAAGGAAAAAGGTAGAAACAGTAAAATCTTAGGTGTTCGAGAAGTTTCTGGTGAAGGTAAAGAGATTGGGTTCCTGCCAGGTGATATGGAAGATAAGGTCGGAAAATTCTTTGAACCACTCTCCCAGTCTCTCAATGGCGGAGAATTTGAATTACAGAGCTTAAAAGTATCTGGTGTGTTAGATACTAATGTACCATTCTTTATGAAAGGTACTACTTATAATGACACTGTTATCATCTGCGATGAAGCAGAAGATTTATCAGAAAGTCAGATTAGACTCATCGGTACACGACTTGGAGAAAACAGTAAGATTTATCTTGCAGGTGACTATAAGCAGTCCCTATTAAGTAAGACAATTAACAACCCTCTCATCAAAATGTGTAATGAGTTTAAAGGAAATGAAAAGTTTGGATGTATCTATCTTGGAGAAGATGTGCGATCAGAAACCAGTAAACTCTTCGCTGATCTTTTCGAAAAGGATCACTTCTAAAATATAAGGATTACAAGGAGAAACGTATGGAAGAATTATTTGATTTTCCAATTATGAAAAGTGGGGTGGATGAATTAGTTGCTGATATCATCAAAAGCAATTATGACAATCGTAGATTAATCATCAATGATGAAATCAACAATAATCTGTTAGAATCCATCTGTCTCTATATTTTGAAATATAATCAGGAAGATAAAGATGTCCCTGAGGATAAAAGAAAACCTATCTGGATTATTCTTAACTCCGTAGGTGGGGTCGTAAACTTCGGAATGGGACTTATTGATTGTATCAAACATAGCATCACACCTGTATATTGCTTAGTAATCGGAATGGCTGCAAGCATGGCAAGTTATATTCCAATGGTATGTGATAAGTCATATATCTTTCCAAACAGTACCATTTGTATTCATGATGGACAGACTGGTATTATGCAGACTTCCAGAAAAGCAAATGATATCATGAACTTCTACAATAAATGTGATGAAAGATTGGCTGAACTTGTATATGCTAACACTTCTATTACTAAAGAGTTCTTAGATGGTATTGCTGACCGTGAATATTATATGTTCCCGGAAGAAGCTAAAGAATTAGGTATCGTTGATATTATTGTTGGTGTTGACTGCTCTATTGATGAAGTATTATGAAATATTCCAAAAAGGATTTAATCGCTAAAGTTTCAGAGAAAACAGGCTATCAGGAAGAAAGTATATCTGAAATATATGAAGCTTTAGAAGAAACTGTGTATGATTTGCTCCTCTCGGCAAATGAACATAAGGATGTAGAAGTCCGACTATTTTCAGGATTCGGTATGTTCAGTAAATTAGTGCCAAGTCATGAGAAAAAGATGCCTGACGGAGAAATTAAAACAATAGAACCTACATTAAAGTTTTCTGCCCGTTACAGCGCTCGCTGGAGGAAAGATAATATCAAAGTGTACAGAGAAGCTTTAAAATTGTGGGAAAGAGTGAAAGGAAGAAAAGGATAAATGAATGGCGTAGAGATTAAAACAACGACTACTACCCAGATGAAAATCAAGAAAGCCACTATTGATGAACAGGGAACTGTTTATGTAGATGGCGAGGTAGTTGATCTTATCAATGCACTGAAGAATACATTTGAAGATTGTATTTTTGATTTAGCAGTGACAGAAAAGACAGAGGTTCCTGTAGAGGACTGATGTTGAGTGCCCTGTGGTATATATTGCATTGAGAATAAAATAAATCATAAAAAATATGTTGGACAGTCTATTGATATAAAGTCACGATGGACCCAACATAGACATACAAGTTCTTTAGTAAAAGATACATTTCTTTATAGAGCAATGGACAAATATGGTGTTGAAAACTTCGATTTTTATATACTCGAAGAATGTCAACCTGATGAACTAGACAATAAAGAAATTTATTGGATAGCTGCCCTAGATACATATAATCATGGATATAATATGACTCTTGGCGGATCAGGTTTAGTAGGTTACAACGCCTACAATAGAAATTGTATTCCTAAAAACTTTGGTATGCTTTCTGACGGTGTAGATGAAACTGTACCTATTATAAAGTTAGATACCAACTATGAGGTACTAGAGTATTATGTAAGCGTACAAGACTGTGCCAGAGCTAATGGCATAGCTTCCACAAACATTTCTAAAACTGCATCAGGGAAAAATAATACATGTCACGGATACATTTTTATGTATTTCAATGATATTAAGGATATGACAACTGATGAAATTATAGCTTATCGGTCACATCAAAGGGACCATTATAAAGATTCTACTTTAAAATCTATAGATCGAATCTCCTCTTCTGGAGAAGTTATCAATAATTATGTAAGCATTGCTCAGGCAGCTAAAGAACTACATTTAGATGCATCTTCTATAAGTAAGGTGTGCAAAGGAAAACTAAAGCAAACTCACGGCTATAAATTTAGATATGCCGTAGTAAACAATAAAGAATAAAAGGAGAAATAAACATTATGACAAAAGCAGAAGTAATTACAAAAGTAGCAGAGACAACAGGAATCACAAAGAAAGATACAGGTGCAATGGTAGACGCTCTTCTTCAGGTTATCACTGACGAACTGGTAGCAGGCGGAAAAGTTGCTTTCACTGGATTTGGTTCTTTCTCAGTAGTTGACAGAGCTGCTAGAGAATGCCGCAACCCACAGACAGGAGAAACTATGATGACAGAAGCTCATACTGCTCCGAAATTCAAAGCTGGTAAAGCACTCAAAGATGCTGTGAAATAATTATACATATTGAATTGCTGGCCTAGAGAATTCTAGGTTGGCAGTTTGTCCGGTTAGTCTAGCGGTGTAGGACACTGCGCTTTCAATGCAGTAACATGGGTTCAAATCCCGTACCGGATATTGGTATATTTGAGAGATGTGGGGAACCTCAAATGTCTTTTTTCGTAAAATCATTTTTTTTCATAGGAGAGCTAGAACTCTCCTCCTTTCTTTGGCTCTATAGTTAAGCGGTTTATAACACCTGCCTGTCACGCAGGAGTCCGGAGTTCAACTCTCCGTAGAGCCGTCATTTGCAAAGTAAATTCACAAGGCGTGGAACCGACCTGCTAAGTCGTGTGATCCGACAGGATTGAGTTTCGATTACTCTGCTTTGCGCTAGATTGAAAACATGACACAAGTTTTGCAAGGAAGGATACTTTTAGGTGATATTACATCATCCTATTAAGAGAATTCGCTGAGTTTTAGAATGTCTGACAATCTGGAAAGACAGATAAATGTTACGTGTCCGGTAGGTCGAGGGTGCAGTCTTGAAAACTGTCTGGGCGTAAAAGCCTCTGGGGTTCGAATCCCTAACGTAACGTCTGGGAGAACTGTAGAGTTGGAGATCTACGGCGGTCTGTAAAACCGTTGCAATTGCTTTGAGTGTTCGAATCATTCTTCTCCCATATTGAGATGATTATTTTTAAGACTATTACCGTAGGTTTAAACAGAGAGTTTAATCCTTCACTACTCGCTGAGTACTTTTATCGGCGTGGGAAGCTTCTAAAGTGCTCGCACACATGCTCGACTTTGCCGAAGCGAAGTCGGGTATATGCACGGACATGTACTTGTTTGAAATTATCTCCCATAATACATCACCGCCTTTCGTTAGTGACGGTAATAGTCTATGTTTTGTATTATATCACAAACTATTATATATTGCAATATCGCAGGTTACGTAGGATCGGCACCTCGGAGCTTTCATAGGGCTTGTAGATGGGTTCAACTCCCATACCTGCTATTATCAAGATACTTCGGTATCTTTTTTTATTGGATGAAAAGGAGGTGCTCTAGTGGCACAAGAAGTTGAAAAAAAGCCAGTACCAAGAGCAAAGCCTAAAGCACCTGCTCAGAAAGTTATTGATCGTGCTATTGATGAAGCTCTTTATGAAGTTGGTCGTACTAAATTTACATGTAATATGTGTGGTAAATTGAAAGATTCTTCTGAATTTTATATGAGTACGGATCCACTATGTACTACTGGTGTAACGAGGATATGCAAAGCATGTGCAGCTAAATTAGCATATTCTGAAGATTTAAAAGGTAATAAGAAAGCTCCTGATGAGCAAAGCGTGCAGTTAGCACTTAGATACTTAGATAAACCTTTTTTCCAAGATCTTTATGATAAATCTATACTCGAAGCTGCCAATACAATGTCTGGTAAAGGGAA